TTGTCGTCCGGGTCATATTCGTCGGTCTCTACCCATTCGCAACCAAACGAGGCGCTACCCATTCCCATACAATAACTCTTTGCCCAAGGATGGGTCAATATTACAGCGGTAGCGAGTCGTTCAATTTCTTTAATCAACTCGGTTTCAAACTTAGTCTGAGCAATTATGAACTTCTGTTCAGCCTGAGCGAATGACATAATGTCAACCCTTCTTAATTTCGTATGCCCAACGTTTAGCGGCCTGATTGCCACGGTCTACTTTCTTTCCGTTCTTGCCAGCGAAAGCGCGAAGTTCAGTGCGGGATTTAAAGAAGATGGTCATGTTTCAATTTCCTAACAGTTTGTGTTTTGATGTGGCTCATTCTATCAGAACAAGCCACATTGTCAAGGGTTTATTTTACGAAAGGTTTTAGGCTTTCTTCAAATGCCTTTGTAACGCGATAATCATTAACGTCTAAACCGAATTGCTTAGCGTCAACCTCAGACAGACCGTGCATGTAACGGGCTTTAGTTCCGAACTTGTCAGCGGTCACCAACCCGGTAAACTTTGGATTGTGAACGAATGCCGCAAACAATTCACCACTCGGTTTGTGGAACATTACACGACAGGCATGGCGTGTGTAGTAACCAGCGGCAGTCTTTCCAGCTAAAGGGTTGAACAGTGAATCAGTCAAAGCCTTTTGACCTTCGACAAAGTAGCTACCGTTCAGTGTCAAGATTGTCATTGCTAAACCCTCATTTGAAAAGACGTTTTGCCTTCTGATGTGGTTGATTCTACAGCATTCCAAACCAGTGTCAAGCTTTTATTTTAGAATCCAGCTACCTTCTTTAATGAACTTTTCGGCACGTTCTGCCGAATAAACGTCAAGCTTTCGCAGCTTATCATGTGGTGAAACCCATGTCAACAAGCAGTTTTCATCGCGAAACAAACCGGTATAAACCAAAGGTTCGTCGTAGTTATCGCCTAGTGTAGTAAATTCGAACTCATAAAAGGGCAGTAAAAACATTTTAAAATTCCTTTGTTTGTTTTGATGTTGGGTATTTTGCACTAGCCTACTGTGGAAGTCAATAGGCTAACTCAAAACTTCCCTGTTATTTATCCAACCGTGCGACACCGTGTTGCTTGCCCATCAACATATCAAGCATGGTCCGCTCAACAATCAATGTCGAAACCTCCGCTTGTAGCTTGGCAATGATCGACTCTTTTTCAGCAATCGACGCCTTGATTTCAGCAAACCGATTAATGAATTCAGGAACAGTACGTTCATGTACAGTGTCAACCCTTACAACTCGCATATGAGACAAGTGAATATATTTAACATCGTCCTCATTATCCGAGTCAAGCGGTTTAAAATAAGGGTCTTTGCTCTTATCATCATCGTTCAGAGTGTACAGCCGGTTATCCCGCAAATCCATAACAACTGCATCAGGTACAATCCCTTGCTGTTTTGCGAATGACCAATTATCTTCGATCATTGAATCATCCCAGTTTGCTTCAAGGAATTCAATGAGTTCAGTTAGTTGAATAACACGCTGTCCGCCGTATTCACCCTCCCACTTGCTAGATGAAGTATCCCACATATATTCAGCTTGGGTTGAAACTTCCTCATACTCACCATTGATATAATCAGGATGTTTAACCGGATAATGGTAGTGACCACTGAATGACGGCAGCTGTCGAATGACGTTGTTCTTAACGTGTGTTACTCGGTCTTCGTTATAAAGGTCAGGCGTACACCTACCGATGTTATCGCAAATGCCATACTTATGATAGAACACTGATTCGTCAAAGACAGTCCCTGAACGGTATGCAACAGCACGCTCAAGCATTGTACGGAATGTTTTAAGAACCTGTTCTTTGTCGGTTTGTTCATTCGCACCGTTTACATCTAGAGGGTCATTCACAATCTTCATGTCTTTCAGTTCAAAAACTAGGTCTGTAGAACTACCGCACAGCGAACTGAAAAACGGATACTCTGAACCATCGTCCTCAGATACAACCCACGTTTTCCGACTATAACTGTCCGAGTTAGAGTTTTTAAGTTTTAGTTGAGTTACACCTGCGACAATTCCTCGCTTCTGTGCTGGCGTTTGAATAGCTACAGGGTATTGAGGCGGTGTCGGCGGAACATTCAAATCAGTTTCCGGGATAACTTCGAAGTTGTCGGCATAGTAACAAACTATCGACACCTTACCGCATTCCGATTTGAAGTACGGGCAAACGGTTTGATCATCCTCTTTAAGCAACCAAACCAGATCACGCTTGAATGTGGTGTCGTCTTCAGCTTTTTGATTCCAACCCTCGGCGCCCGGTTTCATTCGCAGGCGAGTTTGATCAACGATAAAACCTAGTTCTGAAGCGGTTTGGCGTGGCATTTTAAACACTCCTATAATGTGTTTGTTGGGAATGGTGCTGATTCTACAGTGTTACAAACTGGAGTCAACATCTTTTTTGAATCTTTCTGCGTTACTGAATGACCGGGTGCGCGTGAATACCAGATGTTTCGCCTTACTGTCAAGCGAAAAGAATCTGAAAATAGTTGTTGCACGGTCTTTGCTTTGTGGTAAAATACACACATGCAGGAACGACAGCCGATAGGCTAGACACTGGAGTACAAGGTGGGGAGGGTGGGCGTCATTTGGAGCTGGCACGAACCTTGCTTATAAAAATAGTTGTTGACAGGGTGTGCGATTCTGCTATGATTGTCACATGCCAGCCCGGAGGGGTCGGCGGGAGGGTGCCTGACTGTCTGTCGATTTAGAAAACCTCCGCGAATGGTTCTCATTCGCCCACCTATCTGAGAATGAGTCTGATTCTCCCTATCAAATGCGAATGATTCTTAATCCGCCTCGCTAAATTACTTTCTGGACTTCTACGTTTTCTGGAAATGTCAAAATCGATTTCCCCATTTGTCAAAATCCAAAAGGCACCCCGCCACGGTTTTCAAATAAAAAATGAAAACCCAAAAATCGCCAATGAATTCTGGGTTTGAAATTAATTACCGACAATTAAAAGTCAAGGTTGTAAGTTCGCTCTCCGTTTTTAATTTGTTCATTGATTAGGTGAATCCTTCGGTATAGCGAGTCACAGACATCATCTCTGAAACAATCTAGTACCTCATACTGCCTTATTACTTCGTGCAACCTGTCGATTTTAGATTGTTGCCAAGCTCTGTGTGCTAGTTGTGGGGATGAAAATACACCAAGATGTTTCTTGCATGTGGACCTTGCATGATAGACATCTATACCATCCTTCAATGTAAATGGTTGCACACCAATAGGGTAATCATCAGTCTTCACAAAAGCACCGGTATACACAGAGTAATTAACAAAATCAGGCACAAACACACAGTTTTCTGGACTATATATTTGTGCTGAAGGGTTTATAAGGTCTTTATCAAGAGATAAATTTTTACCTTTCTCTTTGTAAACTTGGCTTAACATCCACTCTTTAAAGCTAGAAGCGTGTCTGAAATCTTCGCTGATAACAACATTCGAGTATGACGGGTGCTTTATTGGTTGATTCTTACTATAACAACGACGAATCATCCCTTCCCACTTATGATAGAAACCACAGCGGTATACAGACTTTCCGTCATGTCTAATCTCAGTCACATAATCTAAATCATTAACACCAAACCCGTTCACTAATTTCTTTTTATGTTTTAAAGTTTTTCTTGGGTTACTCTCATAATAGTTCTGCCAATCCGTCATTAATACTTACTCCTATAGACAAAATAAAACCCCGACTAGCGGGGCTTATTGTTTACAACTGTTTGTTACTCACAACTATCATCAGCCCATTTAGCTTCACGATTAAATCGTTGAAGATCACGTCGCGCTCGATCCATTTTTTTGCTCACTCGCAGTTGTTCCTCTGCTTGCCAGTCCAGTTTGCGTTTGGTGGATTCATTGCGAACTACGTTACCCATTTTGTATTTCCTTCTTTCTATTTCAAGTGGTTTGTTATTGCTTAGTTGCTCAATGCAGCTATCTTACTTACTAGTTCATCAGCTGTCAACTCTGTAACTACATCTTTGTTGATTTCTACAGCTTTGAACAGTTCGTAACTTACTTCATATGACAAGTCGCTATCAACACGACGAACATATGTCAATCCTTTTTCATGTAGCTCAAGCCAGAACTGATTTGCAGCCAACCATTCAGTATCAAACATATACAAACTTCCCGCTGTATTCAGCAAAGTGTGTTTCAATACAGGCAGCTACGTCAACACATGCATGATGCTCAGGATCAGCGTCAAACTTATCCTTGATACGCTTGTTGATATACGTTACCAAGTCTTCATCCTTGAAGTTCATCAACGTCAGGATGTCCAACTCACATGCATAATCCATCCAGTAATGGAAGTTGCTGTTGTCTGCATACTCAGCCATTGATGGTTGCAGGCTTTCAATGATTTTATCTATAGCTGTATTACTCATCTTTCACCTCGATTACATTACCAACAATACGCATATAATGACCATCGCCAAGGTCAATTGCACCTTCACCTACACCAATGAAGGCACGGAATTGTACCAGATCATCAGTTAGTGTCAAGCGTTCACCAGAGCGTTGACATTCGTATGTACGACCAACCCAATGACCTTTGAATTCTTTCAGTTTCATACTGCCCGTGCCTCGATTTGACTAAGTGCTGCTTTGGTGATTTGTGAAACAGTCACACCAAGTTCAAAAGCTAGAGCTACACCACCTTGTGGAATAGAATCGATTTCACGATACTCAGCACCTTTCAGTACAGCACGGAAGCAATCACGCTCGTGCTTCAATTCACGGACACGTTGACGCCAGTAGTCACGCTCTTCTTCTGCTAAACCCAGTTCAGCCTGAAGCAGTTGAATCTGTAGTTCTTGTTCAGACACAATCGAAACCCTCTTGTTTAATGTTTGGATATGCCATCATGATAGCATTGTTCAACTCAGTTTGCAAAGCTTTATATGTTCCAGTATCCAGCGAACCATCTTCACGGAATGCAAGGATAACACCTGTTGCAACACCATGTGATACTGGACTGCGAGTCTCAGCCGCTACTCGAATCCAACGACGACAAAGTTCAATACGATCTTTTAAGTTCACAACACTTTCCCACCAAGTTGTTCAAACAGTCTATGTGTGGAGTTTACACCATCGCGAGCAAGTCTAGCATTGATACGCAGCTGAATCAAGTCATCAGCATTACGGTTACCCATCTTTGCACGAGTTGCGTCTGTGCAATCCCAATGACACTGTAGTAGACCATTGAAAGTCTGACCATCAATCATTGGCTGTTCACAACCGGGACAGTTACTCATTTACTTGCCTTTTCAATTAGTTGTTGGAGTTTCCAGCGGGCAGTAACCACACCGTCAATCTGACCATTATAGAATGACCACTCATCTGAACCTTGACGGTAAACTTCCATCATGTTAGTAGCATGGTTTGCCGTGTCTGTCAGGTATTGTTGAAGCTCTTTGATGTCTGCGATATCGATCATTCTGTTTGACCTTTAATTACCTTGCGAACATTCGCATGAATTTCATGTAGTGCAATTACCCGTGCTTCAATTGCTTCCTTTCGAAGATCATCCACCGTGGTTAATCCAAGCTCCACACGAGCCGCTAGACGAAGATATGTACCACGCTCCATCCTAACCCATTGCTCAAGTGTTTGCAAGTCGTGTACGCCACTGTGAGCAATCCACGGTTCCATCAATCCGGGTTCAAGCTGGTCCTCAATTGTAAGCCAACCACGCTCAACAAGTAAAGCATTAAGTTCATGATCAACGTACATTATTTCTGAACCCATTCAAATCCAAAAAGCTCACAGATACTACCACACCTGCGATAGATAGTGTGACCGAAAAGCTTCAGACATTCAACATGTCCAACACGGCTGTATTTAAGCCAAAGGAACTCCCATTCCTTAATCCGTGGTTGCATCACTGAGACTCCAAGGTGACCGTTCCTTCAAACTTACGGAACGACTCTTTACAGAATCCGGTAAGGAAAGACCCAGCCGCGTCATATATGTCGGCAGTAAGCTGTACGCCTGAGAAGTGCCGATCAGTGTCACCTCGATGGTCAACAACCAGTACAATGTAACCCTCACTTTCATCATCCGGGGCAATATACTCAACCAGATTACCGGCATTGAAAATGTTTTTCTGCTTAGCAGCTTTATTACGTTCAACTGTTACTTTGGTCATATCTTTTCTCCTATGTGTTTTTACCAAATGCCTTGTTTGACGCCTTCGTTACGAACCAGATCACCAATTGCACGACTGGCTGCAACGAACTTGGCACCATCATACAGATGCCAGAGATGCTGGTCAATCTTGGTGAAGGTGTAACCACTCTGTTCAAGGATGTTTTTAACCAGCGTGCAATGACTGTCGTTCATTTCAATTACTCAGCGTCAATGAATTTGTGGACAGAGTAGCGTAGCAGTACGCCCTTGTCAACGTATTTCTTGCTTGTTTGTGAACCAAGGTAAGGATCAACAATCCAGCCATCTTCTTGAGCATTTTTAACCAACCACTCTTCGAGAATATCTGTATTGTATGAAGTCAGTGGACATAACAACTCACGAGTTTCACGCACACGAACCTTCCCGACATTGGCAAGTCCGGCGACAGTTGTATCTACATCACTGACGTGACAGCCGGTTACAGCAAGCGCAAACTCTTCAAACGTCAGGCGGACTTCAACGAATCGAGCACCCGATGCTTCGTCTTGTAATTCAATGCGAATCATATCGTCGCTCGAACGAACGATACTGAATCCTGTTTTGATTTTCATAGCAAACAATCCTCTGTACCACGTTTATCGTAAATTTCCATGATCCACTTTGCGTATTCGTAATCATCTGTACCAATTACGACTGTAGAACCACGCCAGTGAAGGTAATGCTGTTTGAAAGCAGTCTCACTCAGGCTTAATGCATATTGGCAATCTTGAATTGCCATGTCTTTCATCTCACTCATGATCATCATCCTACTGGAATTGTTTAGCAAACTCAAGTCTTGTTTGTTTTTCTTGTGCATCTTTTATTGCTCGGTCACGGTCATGATTCATCTGACGAATCCGTGAGATGCGTTTACCAACAACACCGTCTCTGTTGTATCGATCCACTAGAACCTTTATGATAGCAGCCTTTTCACAATAGTTCAATTCAAAAGGTAAACCAACAACCTGATCCAGACGTTCATTCAGACGTTCAGTGCTATGCATCACTCCATACTCTTGACTAATGTATGCAGTGTATTCGCTACCTGTCTTGCGGTCAACCAGTTTGTAGTATTTACCAATTCCTTTCATCCAACCGTAGACGTTGCCTTCCCACTCTGTAGATTTCATAGGTCTTACACGGTAGCGATAGGGTTCCCGCTCATACGACTCGATGAAAGAGATTACAGGTTCACCGACCATACTGTCAAATCTCTTTTTGATTTCTTCAGCATGTACTTGAATCTCATTTACAGCCGTTTCATATGGACTTTCATTCAGCCATTTGAGAAACCGTTTAAACACTGACATCTGTTAATCCTTCGTGTGTTCCCCACGCTCGTGCGGCATCTTCTAGCGTCAGGTGATATTGTTTGACAGGAGATACATAGTAACGTGCATACTCCTTGATCGATTCATTCATCGGTGCGTCAAACCATCTTGGTGGCTCGACCATACCGCATACACTGCATTTATTTTGAGAGCACATGCATACAATAACCCCAACTGTTTGTTTGACGACACTCTTTCCACAGACTGACATTGTACGCGACCAGAAGGGCCATCACTCCGATGAAAGCTACCAAAGCAAGCCATCTCATTACACTTCTCCTAATACTTCACACTGACTTCGAAAGGGAACAAATAATATGTACCATACCAACATGCTACAGCAAGTGATACCACAAAAATAATCCCAAGTGGATTGTTGTTGCCACCGAATGGATTCACCAGCACAAAGACAGCAATGGCTGAAACCCATAATGTGAGTAAGACATACATCACGTAACCAACGATAATGAAACCCATCATTCTTCCTCTTCGTCTAGTTGTTCTTGTACTTCCTTTTCATGCTCATCATCCAGATATTTCTGTCGCTTGTCAAGCTCAACAGCAGGACGATTGTATGTGTTCATGTGCTTTGCTACCAGATTTCTCATTACTCGAATACTCCATAACCCGGTGTGTTCAGATGACGACGCTTCTCATCAAAGCCATAGAAATGCAATGTTGGAAGATTCGCGACGGCCACCATCTTAATATCAAGTGATGGGTCTGTCAAGTTCAAAATGTTAACCCACAGTTGGGCAACCGCATTAGCACTCAGACAGATTGTTTTACCGGTGATCAGATCGTCCATATCAAAGTTTTCAGCGAATGTCCAGCCGTGAGTGACACAAATCTCACGTAAGTCGTCGCTCATTTTGTAATCTTCATACTGACGGTTGAAATCTTGAAGATCGAAACCTGTGACGTTCTTAGCATTGAAGTGAGCTTCACGAGCACGTTCGATTGTACCCGTGTACTCTACAGTGAATTCTTTACACTGACCATGACCATCATTAGACCAGTCACCTACAGCCAAGATCATTCGGTTACGGTTCAACATCGGATTGTATAGTTCAAGCTGGTGATGTGCTCGCTGCTTAACCTCGTCGAAGATTGCACGGATATCATCTTCGGTGTAGCAGTTACCTTTTGAATCACAGATTTTCAACATTGGTCAATCCTCAATTTGTGTACGTTGGCATTCAGGAACAGGACACATGAAAGCAAATTGTGCCTCATTTTCATATACTTGGTTTTCTCGTTTCAGCTTACCCAGTGTCCAGAAATCACCATGTTTTCCTGTGATTTCGAAATACTCGCTATCTTCCCAAAAGAAACCATTCTTGTAACCACAAAATTTACATTCCATTATTCATCACCATTCGCGGTTGGCGCGGACTGATGGGCCAGCGCAGATCGGATAGCATTACCCAAGTTGTGATATAGCCGCTCGTTCGCAGCGTCATCCGCATTGTTTTCTGCGTCCTTAACAGGACCAAGGCAATCTTCCAGCAACTCCCGCGCCTTGGTCAGTTCGGATTGCAGGGTGTCACGCTCACGCTCGCAGTCTGAATCGGTCGCGTATTCGCCATTCATGACTTTTTCCGCTTCAACCCAAGGGCTGTTCATGCTCGAATGCTCGCCAATCTCGACGCGGAAATACTCACCGATAGACCCGGCGAGTGAGTCTGCGTAGCCTTCGGCCTGATCTCGCTGGTTCACAGTTTCGCCGTGTTCCTGCTCTTCCTGACGCAGCGCTATATGAAGCCGTTCCACCTCAGCCTTGAGGGCGTCACGCTCGGCTTCAACCTCCCATAATGATTCTGTAGCCTGCTTTTCCATATCACTCAGGACATGAATTCGTGCTGCGTGCTCACGACGAAGCTTACGTTCAGAAGTCAACTCATCCGTAAGCACATTGACTGTTGACAGCCTTACAAACCCTTTCTTCGAGTAGTTGATGTACTCAGGGTCAGCAACCATCCCGCTTGAGGTCCATTTCCATACTTCAATTTGTTCAGACATTTTCATCTCCTGTGTTTGATGAGCCAATTCTACACGATCCTGACAGGGTGTCAACCACTTTTTCGCAGGCAAAAGAAAACCCGCACGAGGCGGGCATTTTCTTCAACTCACTGACATGCTGTACATTCACCATTGGAAGCCTGAACACCAGCTTGACCATATGTGTAATACACACCATGCATATTTTCATCTTCAACAATAGTCCACATCACATCACTGATGTATTCCTCACCCAAGTCGGAACTAAGGTAAAGGTTGAACGACTGCCACTGACACAACTCTGGACCACGTTGCGAAGCTTGACGAATCTGAGCATACGGGTCAATCTCAAACCCGGTTCTAAATACAAGCTTAGCCTCATCACTCAACCAACTAACACGCTGACAACTTCCCATCGCTTCCCGTACTTCGCGAATACGAGCTTTACTGTACAGACCTTCTTGTTTCAGGTAATCAAGGAACTCAGGGTTCACGCGATCAACTTCACCAGCCGCTGTACGTTGCGTTTTAACGAGTCCGTCTTCAGTGTTGATACCTTCGGTAACCCCACCCATGATAAGTGCCGTAGACTTCGTTGGAGCGACTGCCAAGCGGTGTGTATTAGCTACGCCATAACCTTTACACCATTCAGGTTCACCATATACACTTGCAACCCATTGACTTGCTCGCAGACTCTCAGCATTCAGATGCTTAAAGATTTCAACGTTCAAGAACGTCGCTTGTAGCGAATCGTATGCAATGAACTCGCTCATGTACAGAGAGTGCAAACCACACAGACCAAGACCCAATGCACGAGACTTCTTGGTGAAGCGAACAGCCTTCTCAAGACCACGAATGTTCTTAGCCTTCTCGATGAATTCCTGAGCAACACAGTCAAGGAACACAGTCGAAACAAACACAGCATCAGTGTATTTCCATTCACGATACTTACGACCATTCATCGAAGCCAGTACACAAGTGTAAGTATGATCGATGTCATTGAACAAACTGATTTCATCACACAGTTGTGCTGCCTTAACGAACATGCCTTTATCAACATACATCTGAGGTCGAGCGCGGTTCACTTTGTCAGGGAAGTACATGTAACCCTTACCTGTCACCATCCGGGTCTTATTGACCTTACACCACCGAAGGTCCATCTCTTCGCAGTAATGTTTGACGATAGCGTCTGTATCAACATCATACCAGTTCCAACCAACGTTAACACCGTCATCATGAGCCAGCAGGTAATCAACAACTTCATGGAAGTCACCGTGATTAACTGGAACATAACCGGCCCATGCACCACGTCGAGTAGTACCCTGAGCAACATAGGTCATGTCGTTTTCCATGCCTTCAATGATAGGCAGGATACCAGCCGACTTACCACCAGCACTAATCGCTGCACCACGAGGACGAACGTCACCAAGATAGCCAGCAGTACCGAAACCATGTTTAGTCAGAATCGCTACTTCGTGCTTAGCTTGAAAGATTCCGTCAATGCTGTCAGGATAGTAAACACCAGCACAGCTTACAGGAAGACCACGAGTCGTACCAACGTTAGACAGAATAGGAGTCGAAGGTGACAACCAACCCTTCCACATCACGTCAAAGAACTTCTCAGCCCACAATGACGGGTCTGGTGTGTGTACAGCCAGAGTCTTTGCGATACGTTCATACTGTTCACGAGGATTGTCTGCTTTGTACAGATACTTCTCTTTAAACAACTGCCAACTACCGGTTGACCAGTGTTCGGGCATTAAGCCCGCTTCCTGTAGTTTCTTACGTTCTTTGCTCAAGGCATCATATGTTACAGCTGTCATTGTTGCTCCTTACGTTTCAAACGGCTGAACCCCATCAAGTTCCAGTCACGCGAATACTGATTGCCTTTAGAGTTAAAGAAGTCATTCGAAGCATATCCAGTGATACCCTTGTAAAACCATTCTTCAACAACTGTGTTTTTGATTTCAAACAACGACTCATAACCCAAGTTGTTCAAGCACAGATTAATACGATGCTTTGCAAACTCTTCTAACTGGTGAGCAGTGATACCATCAATCGTTCCTTTCTCGAAGATTTTAGCGATAATAACCTGTTCATGTTCCAACACCTTCTGAGCAGCAGCAAAGATATCTTTTTGCAGTGCTACTTCCTCTTCTGGTGTAATCTCACCAGCGGCACGCTTCTCTGCCAGCAGTGTACGGAACAACCAAGCAGCAGCAAGTGAATGCAGATGCTCATCACGAGCGCTGAAGTTGATACCAGACACAACGTTAACCAGTTTGTTCTTACCACTCGATTGAAAGTGTTTAAGATAAGCAAAACTGGTGTACAGAATTGCACCTTCACCGAATGTAAAACCACCAAGTGCCCGAAGGTCATCAGCCTCATCCAACGTTTCAGTCAGGAAGTCAATACGAGCTTTCAACTCGGGGTCATTGATATAAGCACGATAGAACTCATCGTTAGCCAAACCTAATACTTCATTCAACTTCTTGTAGAAGAATTGATGGATACCCATCTCAACAGCACCAAACGTCGCAGCCATTGGTTGAATGTCAGCAGGTCGTGGGAACTTCCTCATTACGAAGTTGATCCAGAACTCATTACCGATGATCCATTCATACTTGGTGAACAGCTGAAGTGTAGTAATAACACCATGCTTCTCTTGCTCACTCAGGTTAACCATGAAATCTTGTTTATCTTTCTCTACCTTGACCTCAAAGTGGGGCCAATAGATTTCCTGTTGCTTATTCATAAACTCGATTGCTTCAGGATAGTCAGCAACGAAGCTATCCGTGAAGGTTTGGATTTGCACTGCCATAGTTAAAGTCCGGCGTGCAGAATAATCGAATCCAGAACAGGCTTAGTGCTTCCTGTGAATACATGTTCAGTACCATCGTTGTTGATTACAACAGTTGGAACACCACGAACACCATAAGTTTGAGCTTCAGCCATATGGTCAGGGTTCATAACATCTAGTTCGACAAACTCAACACCTTTGGTTTTAAGTAGTGTCTTAACTGTGTCACACCCACTGCAATTTTGCATACCGAATACTTTAATCATCATTTAACCCCTTCCACAATATTAGCAACATCGCCTTCATCAACACGGATGTCAGCATTAACAACGAAACGCTCAGCAGCGGCAACCATAGCTGTATGCATTGGGCTTTCTTCCATCAGGCTCTCACGCATACCAGTTGCACGCAAACTGTTCTTAGTTGTACGAACAATGTCAGAAGTAGCCATCATATTGTCTACCCACCATTTGTCAGTACGTTCAACAAAGCTTACACGAACACCGTATTCCACTTTGTTATTTGTGCGTGCCCGATATAGACACACACGGAATTCATAACCATAACGAAGGTCTGCACCCATATCATGTAGAATGGTTTCAAACGCTTTCTGATCTTGTCCCTGCCATGCTTTTTCCCACAGAGGGTGATGCTCCATATCAATCTGACCTAGAAACTGATCGAACTCATGTGGCTGGTCAAACTTTTCAATCTTCAATTCACTCATTTTATTAACCCTCTTTCACATGATTCGGAACTAGTTGACGATGCTGAATAAACCCTTTCAGGTTACCAGATGCCAAAGTACCATCACGCATTCTGTGTGTAATTCCCGGTTCCCATGTGCAAGGGTCCATCAGGTTAATACCATCGGTGTCATCACTTGGATCGTTACATTCACTTCTTGCAATCGGTGTTGCTTGGTGTTCCAAAGGACTTGCATGTACAGGATCATCAGGTTGTTCACCGTGAAGATTCAGTCGAGCAACAACAGAACGAGCTTTTTCCATTGTGTCATCCAGCTTACGATAACTAACTTGGGCAGTGCAAGAAGCACTGATGTCCAAAGCTTGCTGAAGTGTATAACCAAACTTGTCAATTGCTACATCACGATTAACACTCAGGAAATTACTCTTGATCCAATAACCATCATTGTAATACGGAACATGCCACTCACCCGGATTTAGAATCACAGGCGTAGACGCAGCCAGAGCCTCTTTAGCAGCTTTTGCCAGAGCATCAATGGTAGGATCAGCCATATGGTGATCACGCAACCAAAAGAAGTTTGCAAGGTCTGTAGCCGATACAACTTGTTTCATACGCTGACCAACTTCGGTCCAACGGTTTGCTACTTGTTTTGCATAACCAGCTTCAGTGAATGCATCAGAGATACTGGCAACTACTTCGCAACCAACAGCCCAAGCATCTTGAGGTGTGAAGTATCCGCAATAACCATTGTCAGGGAAGTTCAGGAATACAGCTTCATTATGTTCACCAGCATCTTGCATACCTGTGTTTGCTTTACCGAAGCGAACGGGCATTGCTGGTGCAGAACGAACTTGTGTGTTGATGGTTGCTACAGGAATTGCACGAGAAGAGCTTGCATTCTTACTTAGTGCGTTGTGGGTATTAACTTCAGCCAAGATGATACGAGGGAATTCCCACTCGAATGTCACCATTTCATGACCGGTTACAGCAGATTTGGAATGGGCAATAACAACTGCACTTACTTGATCAGACAAACTCTTTCTCCTTTACTTTCTAGTTGTAGGGTGACCATTATACGTGAATCACCCACATAAGTCAATATCTTACTTCGATTCGGTCAGCATTAGTTCAAGCTCAGCCAGAACACCAAACGCTTCACTTACCTTGTGATACAAACCGCTTTCATCATCCATCAATTCACCAAGGATATCTTTCTGGCGATGACGGCTGGCCGCTGCACGCAAAGATGCTTTAGCATTTGGAAGATTCTTCCAGTCGTGGTCTTTGTACCCTTTTGCTTCCTGTGCCCAAGTCATCAGTTTAGCCAGTTCCCAAAGTGCATTAGGGAAACCATGATCAACCAGTTCTACTCGCACCTTACCAACCTTACGGTCTTCCAAGTTAGGACGATAAACACCGAGCGAGCTATTACCAAACCGAGTGCTCAACTCTGAATCAGCTTTACTCTGAGCAATACCAGAAGCCAAAGCACCACGAATGCTTTCAAATGCGCTTTTTACCGAGGCACTATCAACATGCTCTTGAGGAATGTTCATAGCAATAGGTGAAACTGTAATGCCATTATCACCTGCGTAAAACAACTGACTTTTGTCACTATCAGCCATGTGAATGGACCAGTTAGGCTTTAGACTATGAAAGTCAGGATTAGGAACAATCTTACCTACAGCCGTAGTAACAAAGTGAGTAGCTACAGTATGTTCATCCAAGGCTTCAACTTTCTCAAAGTCACGGGGCCAATATTTAACAGCACCAATTTCAACAGTCTTTTCTTCGAAGTCAAACCAGCAAGGATCATTAGAGTCCTCAACGACAGTGTAAATCGAGTCAAGCATTTCGTCAGTAACATATACATCTGTGTAGCTTACAAGGCCACCAACAACTTTATAACGATCACCAATATTAACAGTCATTAACGCTTACCTCTCAAATGTTTAGGAATAAATGGACGCAGGTTTGGTTCACGGAAGCAATCAGGTTTCATGATCTTCCCGTTACTTGTACGTTTCAGGATATAAGTGGTCGGCTCACCAACAGCAGACGGTGCCTGTTGAACTAACACCTCATCTCCAAGCTCTTCAGTCAAACTTTTAGCACTCTTTAGCATCATGTCTAGGTCAGTGCTAAACTTGGAGTTGTTCGAAGCACATACCTCATTCCAAGCAGCCTCAAGGTCAATACCAAGTGCTTCCAAGTATACACCAATCTGATCGTTAACGAAACGAGTATCTAGGTGACCGTCCAGCATCTCTTGAACATTAGTGGTCTCGAAACCTTCACGAATCTCTTTCGCCTCTTCGATAACAAAGTTAGATTGACGACCGATCTTTGCAATGTTCATCGTATCACGTACATCTCGACTATGATCAAAGCTTGGTGCATTTAACATCACTTCATTCCATCGTCTTACTTCCGGCGTGTATTTCTGATAACTCAATGTATTCTCCTTTAATTCTATTAGCAAGTAATGGCAAGTGACGGGTTGGTACTAAGTAATGGCATTGTAAATGTCGGACCATTGTCAACTTTAGGCAAGGTTGTAAAACCACCATTGTAAGGCGGGCTAGTACGGAATGGTGTCTGTTTATTCAATACCAAAGCGATGTGGTCTTTAACGATTGCCCATTGATAAGCATTCAAACCCTCATCATTACCGCTGTTGCTGTTAAGCTCAGCATGACCCTGTAACCAATATACGAAATGTAGTGCTTCCAAGTTATTCTCCTTTAATGAGGAATTCAAGTTCATCGATGATTCTTACAGCTTCCAACTTTTGACCTAGACCAACACCCAGTTCAACGTTATCGTCAAAGTGATTATTGAACCAGTCACTGATGTCACCATCATTCAAGACTCCAATGTAAGTAAGATAAAACTCATCATCAAGGTCATGTTGATTCTTTATATCTGCAATCACTTTAGCAATTGCTTCTTGAAGTTCGTTAAACGTTTGAGCCAATTAGATTCTCCTTAGCTACTTTACTGTTGTAGTAACGACGAATTGCATAACCTCTGCCAATCGACCAGACGGTACACAATACAGTGGTACTGATTCCGATTGCTAGTTGGTCTTTGAAAATCTGCAAACACATCATTGTGATTAGAAATGAGCCAACCATACCCACCGAGGTACTGGTCAGCACTTCCTTAACGCTCTGTTTCTTGCTCTGCACTTACTACATCCTCCATTGTGATATTGTACTCGGCAAAGAACTCGTTAACTCGACGGTAGTATTGATCACTCTCTACAAGGAATTCAGCCCACACACGAACATTCTTCAAGTAGATATCTTCATCCCAACCCGATTCACCCTCACCACAGTAAGCGTCAAACCATTCGAACTGTTTCTCTTGGCAGACATATCCGTCCTTTTCATAATCGTTGATCAGTTCGTTTGCCCATTCGGTGTGACCTTTACCAAGCAGGAAGTAGAACCAACTACCAACAGGCCAACTTGCCATGAAGTAATCAGCAAACCCTTCACCTACATCTAACTCGAAGTGACGGATGGCTTTCACCATCGCGTCAACATTACGATCAATCATCATTAGTCCTCTTAGACGATATTAGCCAGCAGTTGCTGACGTTTCTCTTTCGACAGTTCATTTACACGACTGCGACGTTGAACACCAGTGTTGATGTTACGATAGCGTTTGTATTTAGCAAACTGAGTGTAGACAAAACCGTCATCAACCCAATCACTCATATCCAGCAGATCATCAACGTAGATGTCAAAGTTCGGCAGCTTACTATCCCACGAAGACAGGACATTGTAAAGCGCTTCCGTACCATAAATGTCATCAATGTTGTATTCACGCATCTCTGCCCATGCTTCAGGGTTACCACGTAGACATTCTGCCCACAATGTATGTCCGGGGAAGTTAGCATGTTTGCTCTTCTTATGTTCAGGACACAGTTTCTCAGTCATGTATTCCAGTTTGTTACTGGTGAAACCGAACTGATCCTTTGCAATAACCATCGTGTCAATCTGACGATAAGTGCTAGGCTTAGGGAAACCATTCAGAACAAACCGTGCATTCACCTTCTTGGTATCAAACCGGCGAACGTTCTGACCAATAACGATGTCAGCTTCATTCAGCAACGACCACAGTTTAGACAGCAGGTAAGTGTCATCTTCCATCGGGTACACATCTTGTTGATCCCAATAGAACACTTCGTCTTCATCCAACCACTTAGCAGCCACGCTCATGATGTACCAGTCAGAATCAATCTGGTTCAGACCAACGTTATTATCCCACAGTTTCCAGACATGTGCAAGCAGAGGTGCTGTTTCAATATCGTAAACCAGAATACGAGGACCAGCCTTTTCAAACTTGGCGATAGATTCAAGAAGGTGTTCACCATTTACACCTGACAGCAGATACTCTGTTGTATCTTGTTCATCCATCTTCTTAAAGAAGTCGTTAACTGTACTCTTACCAACTCCAAGAATCTCACCGATTAAGCGACTCTTATGGCCTTGTTCACGAAGTTTGATTGCCTCACGATGCCACGACTTTTGTTTGATTGTCATTAATACTCCTTACATGATCCAGCTAAATACAATGAATGTTTGAACCAATTGAACAGCAATATCAACGGGCATTTCCGCACATCTCCCGATTGAGAAAAGTTTCGAGTATAGTAATTCGTCCTTCGAGACTAGACACTTTAGTCAACAACATCTTGAATGTTTCGTCATTTACTTTCATTCTGATACTCCTTTTTAAAATGTTCAAAGAGTTGGTTTCGACGATCTTCCTTCTTTCGTGCGGGCATTATACCAGATTTCGTAAGGAAGTCAATCACTTGCTTAGCTTTTTTCTTATCCCACTCAATCGCTTTCTTGTCAGCTTTAGCTTCCTCGAATGTCGGGAACTCGTACCGTTCCATATGAGTTTTGACACCATGACAGGGTTTGCACAGATGAGCAAGGTCTTTCTTGTGAACCAACACAATCCCTTGTACAAACGTCTGAATGTCACTGATCGAACGCAATGCAAACTCACCGGTCTTGTGGTCAACTTCCATGTCAGTTTTCTTGAACAAACCCTTACAGATTTCACACTGACCGCCAGCGATGGTAGGGAATCGTTTCATGCTCTTTGGATTGTAATTCGGAATCTGTACGGCTACATCCTTTTCAAACTCCAACTTGATTGGGTTCTTACTCCAAAGTGATCGTCTAATTCCACCTCTCAACCAACTAAGATAAGCTGATTCAGTTTTCCAAATGTGATTATACTCTATCCACGGACGATACTCATTCTCTGTATTCATTAACAACCCTCCCTGCATCATCCTCATTTTCAAATAAACCTAGATAAACTCTTGTACCATCAATTTTTAGATAACGAGCCATCCATTTGCAACTCTTCTTACTCCAATATACGTTCTTGTATTTTGATGTTGTGTTCTTAAACTTACCACGATTAAGTTGCTGTGTCTGACGGGTAGTCCATCTACAGTTCTCAGCATAGTAACCCTTGTTATTATCAATACGATCAAGGGTCAAACCTTCAGGTCGCACACCCATGTCTTTTCGAAAGTTTGAATAAACAAACCAATCTTTACAAACTGTAATCCCTTTAGAAGCGTACCTTTCATACGCTTCATGGTTAGGGTTTGTACACCTTTGTATCATACCATCCCAACTACGATATGTCGGGCTTCGACTTTCACTCATCAGCTAGAACCAGCGAACGCCGCTGATACGCATCTTGGTCAGCAAACTTGTGACGCTTTTCACGTTGGTAATGATTGTTGTGATAGTGGTTGTAAGCAGAGGCTGCACCTGCTTTGTTGGCATAAACGCCACCCCACTGGTCACCTGTCTCTTTATGAATGATCACATAACCGTAAACCTTATTACTCATTTTTAATCTCCATGTCACGTTTAAAGATAGCCTGATACTTACCACCAGAGCAATCATCCATACTAACCAGAACATAATCACCAGCAGTAACGAAACTACGTACACGCTCTGATGCATAACCACCACCATCCCAATCATCAGGATCAGCTACATCACCTGATTCGCTATAATAGAAGTCACTACCTCGACGATACCAATATGATCCAATTTGGTCATGAGGCAACCACACATCATTCTCAAACAAGGCAAGTGCTACACCGTAATCACACCCCATTTTTAACCTCCCATAAATCAAGTGCTGTCATAATACTTTCAGCAACATCATCGTAATCATCTTCAGAGATTCCGGGGTTGCTACCGTAGTAGCTATACCCTTCCATTTCCCGTGTGTGAGTAGCTAACGCCTTTTCAATCACCCGACGAATACCATGATCACGTTCAGAGATTTGACTGTACTCAGCGTCTTCACTGAACCACTTAGCCATTATTCAATACCCATGCGAGTAAGAACGTCTTTGACATTAACCAGCGGTTCATCAACTGTGCGTTTCATCTTAGCCATGTTCATCATCTCCTGCATGACATACAGCCAATCGATTGCAATATCATCACCACGCCAACCTTTCACAACCTTCGGTTCTGGATACAACATCTTGAATGTATCAACCATAGCTTGGAAGCATTCTTTATCGCTCTGTAAGCCTTCCAGAACTTTAAACGCACTCTTGCTGCCCCACTCTGTCTCACTGTGGTAGTTCGCCTTGTAACAGTCTACAGAGTCTTCACTGATCATCTGGTAGTACAAGTGAATGCGACCTTCGCCACGAACATCACCCTTAGCGTCAAGGAACAAGTGACCAAGTTTATCACAGTTCACAGTACCACGGTGTTTCCGATTAAGGTCACGGAAGTTAACTGGTGAACCCCAATAATCTTTGTCTTCTCCGAGTACAAAATGATTAGCCTGTTTGTATGCACGAATCACACACATGTCATCCGCTTCGATGTCAGTGATAATCTCAGCACTGTAACGACGACCAAGATAATCGCTCACTTCGTCCAAGTGATAAGGCTTAACAACGTTTTCACGATCACCCTTATACTTCTGAAGGGTAGACAGTTCAACACGGAAGCTATCACCTTTACCCATGTACATCTCATATGTCTGAGCACCTGATTCAAACAGTGCATCATCAACCATCAACTTAGCTGTGTGCAATACGTTCTGGATTGGTTCAGGGACACTGACATCTTCAATCTCAAACTCATCAGGTAACCAAGGACTTTCACGACCTTTGTTTGCTTCGGCAAGCCAACCACCTGCTTTCTTTTTCCAGTGACCATAGAACGCTGTACGACTCTTTGCTGGTTCAGACCAGCCTTCAGTCTTGTGATGTGCAATGATACTTTTCTTTTCGCCTACATATGCAGCGGCATACTTGAAAGCATCAAGGTCTACAACCGCATGTGTAGGAATAATAATTTCGGACATTAATAACCCTCTGCCATAATGTATGTTTGTGGTGTGATCAGAAACTTGTGATAAAGCATTTGCTTACGGATTGTAATTTCTGCCAACTTACTGTCATCAACTGAACGGTAATCGTACACACCACTTCGAGCGATACTGTAACCAAAGATACTGTCTTCTTTATCAGCATCATAGTAAGGCGAGAACATTTCAAAACCTAAGTCTGCGTAGTCGCCACCGCTACCGAACTCTTCAACAATCTGTAGCATCTGGTCATAGTTGTAACCAATGCAAAGTTGACCACGATACTCAACACCCATCAATCATCTCCACTTCAATACCCGGACATTCCAGTGAAAGGATGTCTTTATACGGGTTGTCATTCGAGTAGTCATAACCACCAAAGCAATGAGCCGAAGGTGTTTTGTCAACTATTACCACGTCATCTTTCTTGATGATGTAACCCTGAGCATAACTACCCCCACAAGTCTCACAATCGTAATCATCATAAAGCTCTTCGATTGTATAAGCCATTATCGATAACTCAGTGAGTACATGCAACCATTACGGAAAGATGGTTCATCAACTTCAACCCAGCCGATGGAAGTCATCACCTGAATCTTAATAGTGGGGTCTTCGTCCAACATCCGAACTGCGTGCTCTGGAATGACACCATCTTCAACAACTTCAAAGATCATTTACTTTTCTCCATATAACAAAAAGCCCGCACGAGGCGGGCTATATTGATTCAATTTGTCACTACAAGCTGATAACCCGATCAGTCGTTGTAGTTGGTGATACGCTCGAAGTCACTGAAGAATGTCAGAGCTTCAATCTTTTTCTCTTCGTAATCAGATGCAGCAAGACGTACAGCAGATTTCTTGATTTGCTTAACTTCGTAAGCGTCAATGCCTTGTGGGTTAGTTTTCTTGTGGAACTTTGTATCTTTGATCAACCGTGCCATGTCTTCTTTGCGAGTGTTGATTTCTTTCTGCAACCGGGTAAGTTGCTCAAGCAGTTGTTCAGCATTCAGGACTGGACGCGGACCAGCTTCAATCTCTTCCTGAAATACCAGTTCACCAGTTTCAGTGTTTGCATACAGTGTCATTTACTTCTCCTTAACCAATAACTACGTTTGTGATGATGAAACTATGAACACCCTCACGGTTGATGCTCGCGTAAATCTTTGAAAACGCACGAATGAAATCAGTCGGTGTAGCATAATGTTGATCCAGACCAACTTCTACGCTTTCAACTACTTGGTTAACAACAGCAGCTTCAGGATTGCTGTAGTCAATATGATCAACAAGCAGTACAACAGTTTTATTACTCATTTTTATCCTCCTAGAAATTGTAAGGCACCCGTAGATGCCTATTACATAACGACTTAGAACGGAATGTCAGAGTCGAAGCTGTCAAAGTCAACAGCGGGTGTGTTAACATCCGGCTTAGAAGCCTGTGGGGCGTTCTGAGCAGGTTTACTCTCACTAGATGTACTAGCGGCACCATCACCTTCTTTGATCTTACCAGCGGCAATCAGAGCCTTCTGAATGTCACTACCTTCGAAGTCAACAGCCTGTTTCATGGTGTTGATCACACACTGACGCAGGTTCTTAATTGCTGTCTCATCCTGAGCACCCTTGAAGTTAATCAGGAACATCTGTTCATCAGCCAGTGTAGGAACCATCTTCTGCATCACTTTTGGAACTGCACCATTGAAGCCGATCTTTTCAGACAGATACTTCTTACCGTCGTGTTCATTCAGAGTAACGGTGACATTGAACAGACCAGCTTTACCAATCAGTTTGCCCAAGTAAGCAGGCTTCATGTTACCTTTCTCATCCAGAACGTCAGCGGCTTGACCCAGCTTGTACAGAATGGTGTTGTTCTTGAAACCCCAGCTACCATCATCATTACGTTGTTCACGCAGCGAGTAAGGCTTACCAACGATCTTACCAATACCTTTCTGGTAGAACTCATTGTTCAGCAGCATACGGTACGGAAGCTCTTCACCACCACCTTCTACATCGTGGAATTGACCGCGATTGATCAGGTTATCCGGGAAGTCTACAAACAGTGCAACTTCGCGTTGAGGTTTAACTTCCCAACGTTTGTAACGAGTTTGAACACCTTTGTCGTTTGGCAGAGTTTCGAAATACTGAGCCGGGTTCTTTTCGATTTCAGCAGCTTCAGAGGCTGCATCACCAGTCCATGCCATCTTCGCATCTTCTTGTTTCTGAAGACCCAGATCAACAATACCAGAGATAATACCGATACGTGGATCAGGTGTACGAGCGTCGATTGTGTCAACGATGTACTGGTTCATTTTATCAAAATCAACCTTTGGACCTTCGGAGGAAGTGGTAGGAGTTGGTGCATCAAATACGAAATCACGAGCCATTTGTTTTATCCTTTTGCTAGTTTTAGTTTTGCTGATATACAGCGAGAAGTTTTGCAGAATACGCTCTGATAGCGTATGCGGCCATTATACAGAGATGCAGTGGGAAATGCAAGCTTTATTTTCACATTTCCCGAACAATTTACATCAAGCTAACTGTTACCCAACCAATAATCAATGCAGCTACGCTCATTCCACAGTTCTTGCCGAGGTTTTCAAACAATCGACGCAGAACTGAAACACTGGTATCTTTTGGTTTCTTATCTGCAAGGTTCAATCGGAATGCAATGAAGATGAAAATCAACATTAGTCCGTATGAGTTAGCCATGCCAATTGGTGCGAAACCCAGTGGGACAACGAACCAGTTAAACAGTGTCTGAAAGGTTACAGCAGTGACAAGGATGTTCAATACTGCAAGCAAGACACCGGCTAGTACACGTAGAGCCTTCATTAACGAACTACCTTAGCAGGAGCTTTCAGTTTACGTTCCAGACGCTTTACTGCCTGAGTCAGTTCAATAGTGTCCAGAAACAGACGGCGTACTTTAGTTTCAATGCTCATCGTACAATTCGCTCCATGGTGATTTTCTGAACAATTCGTGGTGCTTTGGCTTCTGGTGTTGCACTACGCAGAGACCGTTGAATCAACCGTGCAGCTTCACGAGTTGAAGTTGGGATACCTGCTACTTTGTATTCGTAATTCACTTTCATTTTGTTACTCCTATTTGATTGATTAAGCCAGTTGCTCACGAGTGCGGAAGATTTCACCATGTTCGGGATGATCAGCCATAAACTTACGAGCGTAGAACGCAGTGTGGTTGTTAGACACTTTGAAAGCATCTTCACTCACAGTGTTTACATTCACTTCCCAACGAATACGCTCAATGATCAGAGCAGCACTCAACTTCTTACGACCAGCATTGATCAAGTCTTTTGCAAATCGTTTGAACAGGAAATAGATGTTCGGGTTTGCTGCATCATATACAGCGAATTTATCAGCCAGTGTACTCATACAAATGCCTCTTTGAATTCAAGACCTTCACGCTCAGCCATTTTGATAAGAGCATTTTCCCAATTATGAACTTCATGGCTGTCGTGAACATCTTGGAGTTCACTAATCAAACCGCAATGTGCGTCAGGAACAAGACCTTTATTAAGGTTAATCCCCCAATCGGCACCGTCACCGTAATTATCCATTTCTTCACGATATTCATCATCAGAGATGAAACAGCCAGCAGCACACATCAAACCGTTATCACCACGATAGGCACATGCACCAACGTCACCGAAGCGAGACTTTGCATTTTGTCGCAGGAGATGTGCAGCTGCTTGGTCAAACACTTCTTGTCGAGTTGCTTCAGCCAGCGTCTTTAGCGTAATCATACTAGTTGTTCCTCTTCACCTGTAAAAATATCAATTGGTAGCAAGATTACCGTTTTAATCTCTTTCACATCAAAGACATAAACCATATCCTGCAATGCACGGTTAATCACCTTGAACTTACCATCCAGCTTTGCAAACGCATGTACTGGACCCAGTGTCTCATTTTTATAACCTTGACCTTTCCAAACAATGGTTAGCTCAAGCTTCTGACCTTCAGGAACAGACTTCGCAAAGTCTGGACCTTTAAGATCGAGTTCAGGCAAGCCACTCTTCGAAAAACGCTTCTTACGATTGCTCATCTTTACTCCCGAATCAATTCAACTTCATTGTGGTTAAGGTAATCAAACTCATCACCAATTTCGAAGTTTCGTGTCAGATCACAATCAAGCCAACTACTCTTACGTGTCAGCACTGCACCAATGACAAATCCATCGGGGTAAAGCTCAGTCCAAGATGGATCAGGATTAAACAAAACCTTGTCACCATCTTTCAACGATAGGAATTCTTCGTTAGTCATTATTCAGTCAGAGCCTTCAGACGGGTCAGAACACGATCCAGTTTGGAGCGATGATTACCAGCTACTTCAATACGGTTCTCAGCATCACGAATCAATTGCTGTTCGGCAGCAACATCGGCGTCAATGGTTTGAATAGCTGTTTGCATCTGTTGCTCAGCTTTGGTGAAAGAACTCAGAGCATCAGCAACCAGCTGGTCATGAGGGATACCGCGAACTTTGAAACCAACCAGTTCACCGGCTTTGGTCAGGATAGATACGGATGGTTCGTTACGAATAAGCATTTGATTCTCCTAATTATTTCAAGTCTTTTTGGATTTGTTTTACAGCAGCAGTCACTTCGTCAGCGACGGGCTTTGTTACTGAACGAGTCAAGTCAGCTGCGACTACAACAGGCGCTACAGCAATCTTTGTCAAGTCAGATACAACACCAAGCAATGAACCGAACATTTGTTTCTCCTTTGTTTTATGTGGGCGTATTATACGCTAGTCAGATATATGTGTCAAGCAGCAATTGCGATTGTTTCTTCAAATTCTACTGTGGAACCACCGCCACCACGAGGGTTGGTCGGCTTAGGACCATCACCATCAGGGTCAGTATTATTACCTTTATTCCCCTTCTTTGCAAGCTTTTGTTCGTTGTTGTGACGATGAATCTGTGCAGCAAAAATGCGATGATGATCAGCAGTCATCGGGAAAGAGATTTCACACTTACCTTCACTTGTCATGACAGCAAATGCGGTCAGACCAAAGTCGATAGCAAATGCTGAAACGTTAACGATGTTTTCAATGTCAACAGTAACCGTGTTACCGTGGATTACCACACTATTCATTTCACATTACCTTTGTAAATTTCGATTTCAACTGCATTGACAGCACGCTCTATTGCTGTGAGGATTATCGCAACAGAACTGTTTGCTGTCGAAGAATTGAGGTTATTGTGACATGTTTGAATACCATCTGCAATATTAAACTTCAGATGTTCAATTAGTTCCAGTGCGGTCATTTGAATTCTTTCCTCAGTTCTTTGAGCATCTTACGGATGCTATTTTGACCATAATCGATTGACAGGGAATGCACAAGTCGTTTTACAGCCTCGACAGTGAACTCAGTATCAGCTTGTGCAAGATCGATTGCCATGATTGCACGATGTGCATCGTCTTCACCAAGAATACCAGCAATATCGTTAAAGTCCACAATTGCTTCAACTTCAAGTTTCATTTAACTTCTCCTTCAAAAAATACAAAAGATGAACAGTTACTGCAACCAAGTCTCCAGATTGCAGACCTATGATCAAATCGTCGTTTAGGCTCAGTCACAGTAAAGCAACGAAAGCACATTCTGTCAAGACATTGCTTCGTTTTCATATTTACCAAGTTGACGCTCAAGGCTTTCAATTTTATCACGAGCGTCGTCGTAAAGTTCAGCCAGTGATTTGCTACCCGGTTTGTGGCATGTTACCACAACTTCGAAGGATTCACCACTGTCACGAGTAATTGTGAAGCTATCACCAATGTAATTCTCAGCGTGCGTCTCGATGAAACGCTCTGCCACTTCTTCAGCCAACATCGTAATGTATTCACGATTCATTGTCAACCCCTAGTTCTTTAAGTCGTGCAGTCGATTCTTCAATCTGTTGCTTGTACTTTACAGCACGGCTCTCAAAGGTGTCAAGAAATGTTTGTGCGTCCTTGATTGTCTGTTTGTGAGAGCGAATTTCTTGCTCACGTTTCTTCTCAGCAACGTAATCATTTACACCCTGTTGAATACGATCAATGGCACCGGATTCGCCATCGATTACACGAGTGATCTGAACATCACACATGTCAGCGTTAAAATAAGCAATGTACCCAAGTTCAAGAATCGCACTTCGCTCAGAATCGAACTCAAGAGGTCCGTCAAAGCTGCAATGACCATCATTCCAATAGGTGTAGCTTGCAAATACGACAATACTCATTCTGTTTTTCTCCTTTTGACGGTGCTCATTCTACCAGACCTAAGCACCGTGTCAACAATTATTTCAGATTTTTGATTTCTTCTTCAATTTCCTCAATGGTGCCGAGGTCGCAAAGCATAAAACCAGTTGTCGAACTCACTTCAATCTGTCCATCGGAATAACCATAAATTGAAGTGACACTGTGTTCAACCATCAGGTCACGCAATGCTAACAGAAATGCTTGTTTGCTGTCAATATTCATCAAGTTCATTCTTCTTCTCCCACGTCGCTCAGTTCAATGTCGCCAAGGATAGCACCTACAAGCTTCTTGGCTTCGCTTACGTAGTAATCATACTCGATTCCCCAGCTGAAGTCATCCATATTATTGCATGGTGTGACGTTCCAAGCAGCATCAATGCCCAATCGACGTTTACCCTCAAGCTCCTTGCCAGCAAGCGGAGGCATCAATTTGATCAGCTTACCACCATGTTTAGATGGATAGTATCGGCAGATGTTCTGCAATGGTTTCTCTTCACCTGTTTCCTCATTCACCAACACCAAGTTAGAGCTACGTGGAACCTTTGTACGCAACATGAAATCGAAAGGGTCATCGTGCTTGTAGATAAAGTCTTCTGCACTCCCTTCACCCAATAGCTCATGCACAGCAGCCATCTTGATTACCAATGCTGATTGGTTCTTGTGCCAGTCCAAATCCTTGAACTCATATGCACCTTTACGTTTGACAGAGCCACCATAATAAACGGCAATGTAGTTGTTCACGTTTGCTGACATCATCTTGTCATACAGAACGCCTTCCATTGTCAGACCAGTGAGCTTTTCCCATGCCTTCACATGTTTGTCAATCGCTTTCTTGGTTTGACGATCATCATTCGCTACAAACTCAAAACCATCCGTGTTGCACATCACAATCTCAGCACCGACTTCTTTCATCAGCGTTTCCATCAGCATACACAATGACAGCTGACCATTGATAGTGATCGACATCATGAACTTAGGATCATACATAGGACTGAATTCATCACCAGATGCACCATACGTACCGTTGAGTGCCAGCTTCAATGCCTTGTTGAATGCAGACTTCTTGTCATACGAACGACGCTCAATGTACAGATTCTGATATACCTGACAGAACAATTCGTTCAAGTGCTCAGGGAAAATCTTGTTCTGAATCGACAGGTTAGGATAATACGACGCAACGTCCAGACTGTAAATCCGCTTACCATTACCACTCTCTGTCACACCCTTCTTGCAACCATGAATACCACCAGTACCAAAATCGTATTGGAAACCATCAATTACAACGTTCAACGTCTCGCCAATATTCCAGCAGAACCAGTAAGAGGCAGCACCCTTCGGGCTTTTCAACTCACACATCTCAATCCAGCCGAGCGGATGTTCTGCCAGCATTTCAGCAACGTGCTCAGGCGTAGGAACATAACGCTTGTTCTTTGCACCGTTCTCTGGACAGTTCATCTTTTTCATCTTGACACGCATATTCGAATACTGAGCAACATCACCCAGCTTATGCTCTTCAAGGTCAGAGAATACACCATTGGTTTCAGTGATCGTCTGTGCCTCAAACCATGCCTTGATTGCCTTGAACTCTGGACGTTCGAAATTGATATAGTCCAGAACACATTCATTCAGGTTGATGAACTCACGCTTCGTCTGTTGCATTTTACGAACCATTCGTGGTCCTTGCTTCTGCATCTTATAGCAAACGCCCGGACGTGCAGCCTCAAGACGGTTAACGAACAACTCCTTGCCGATCTTGGTATCATTCATGTTCGTACAGTCGAAACCGAACTGTGCTGTCAGTTCAGAACGCATCTTAATCTCATCAAAGATATGATGGTAGAACTTCAATGTCTCCATTACGTCATGTTTGTTATACGTGATCAGCACATCTTTCTGGCTGTCATTCAACTTCATTCCGACAGGGAACGGCAAGTCTTCAATGTTACGACTACGCATGTTGAACTCAAGCAGCTTCAGACTGGTCATCTTAGCCTTGTTATCGAAGTGCTTGATACGGAACAAATCAACCTGAGTAAGCATGGTGTCAGCAGATTTGATTGCAGAACCAAATCGGTTATCCTTTGCTTCACGGAACATCTGTTCAACGAAACGATACAGTTCACCGGAACTAATCTTGAGCGTTTCACCTTTCTTCTTTGCAGCCTTACTCTTTTCAAGGATGTAATGCAATACAGGATAGTCAAACCCAACGTTGTTGAATCCAACCATACGGAAACCCTTGATTGCAATGTTACGCATGAATTCAAGCATCTCTTCTACATCGTTCTTACGATCAGAGATTTCATACACGCGCATACCCTTACCATTTGCAAACACAGCTGCAAAAGTAAAGATGTTCGGGTACGTCTCCAAATCGTACACCAAGTCATTCTTAAAGTATTGGGTTTTACCATCTTCCAATACCGCAATGTTTTCAAGCATACTCTTCTCCTTTGATACATAAAACAAAAGGGAACCGAAGTTCCCCCTTTGATTAAAACTCTGGTTTGGAAGGGTGTGGCTGTGAGCTACCTCGATTACCACTTTGTCTTGCCAACCAGTTGTTGTAGTTCATTACACTACGGGTTTCAACATCGTAAATCAATTGCATGATTTCGCCGGTCTCACCCCCGCGACATTTCGGAAGGTCAACGTGAGTCAGGTTGCGAATAATCGGGTCAGAGTTCATCTTGTCCCGGCTAATCACAATGTTGTATGCTGCCGATTGAACGAAAGTCGAACTACCGAATGCATCATACTCAGTTGCTTTACGCCATGTACCATCAGAGTTAACAGGCTTACGTGTGTGCAGGATGTTCACGATGGTAACACCTGTCTTCACGATTTGCTTCTGCCACCGCATATGGTCTTCTTGCATATCACCATTCGCACCACGAAGAATATCCGTCAGTACGTCAATAACAATGATCTTGCAACCGTGTTGGTGAATCAACTTCTCAATCTGACGTTCCAGCAACTTGAGGTCACCGTCTCGTTCATCCAGAATCGCATAACGTGGTTGACCAGTTTCATCGGTAAGCAAGTTGTCATACAGTTTCACAACTTCTGGACGATCCAGATATTCGAGAATGTCTGCACCTTCACCGATCCATGCCAAGTTTTTCTCAAGGTGAATAGACAGCAAGTCAAGTGTGTACTGACCTTCAGTCATCTCAAGAGAAACAACACCAACCTTCTGTGGTGCACTAAACATCCAGAAGTAATTCAATCCATTGACGTGTGTCGATTTACCAACCGATGTATCACCAATGATATTCACAATACTACCCTGACGAATACCACCTTTCATTGCATCTTGTACATCTTTCCACTCAGGCGGCAGTGGAATACGTGGACGCATCAGTTCCTCACGAACAGAATCCATACTGCTTGTGCTTTCTTTAATACCGCTTGAAACCAATGGTCGAGCGTTATAGAAGTCACGGCAGAACTGAGCAGACATCTTGTCTTCAAGCATCTTGTTCGGGTCTTTACGAGTCCAAACAGCAATCTTCACCTTGTCCTTTGGAAGTACGGCTGCAATCGCTTCAGCTGCTTTAATGCCAGCTTCGTCATTATCCATACCGATGATGATTTGTTCATAACGATCACAGAAGTCACGTTGAGATGCAATCTGTTTAACCGCCGAGTTCTCACCACAAGTAGGAGATACAACATGCACTTCTGCAACAGTAGGACGACCAGCACGGTTTTCCTCAAGCATTTGGTAGGCTGCTACTTTATCCTCTTCGCCACCAACAATCAACAGATACTTGTTCAACCCACTAAAGATTACCTGACCGGAAAGTTGGTTCTTACCACCAGTGCTACCTACGTTGCCGTATCGGAAGTCTTTTGGGTGATTGCGGCACTTGTAACCTGCGATCTTTCCTTTAGTATTGGTTTCAGGGTAATGACGGCTAACGATGTTGCCTTCGTCATCTTTCTTTGTAACGTGACCATACTTCTTGAGGTATTCATCTTTAATCCCACGGTAACCCAAACCTTGGAACCAATTGACCTTTTGACCATTGATTACCTTGTTTGCAGAACCCATGAAAGCCTTTACATCTTCGTCTGTCATTGCTGGCAGACAGTCATTCAACATAACCGTAGCGTTACCTTCACTCACTTTTTTACGTTCCCCTTGGTAGTCTTCATAATTCATATCCAGAATTGCCATAGTCTTGTCACGAGCTACAGTAAACTCTTCCTTTACATCTAAATCTTCACTGTACGCAACGTAATCAATAACACTACTACCGGCACCACAACCAAAACAATAGAACGTATTCTGATCGTGATAGATATTTAGTGAAGGGGTTCGCTCTTTATGAAACGGACAGACAATCTTTTCCTCACCCTTATAATCAGGGTTGTAATGCTTAACTACCTTTTCAATTAACGACAAGCTATCCCTCCTTAATCTTCAACAACTTCATACTGATGCGGAAGCAACAGTTGATCGGCCATAATGTTTGAACCATAGAGTGGACCTCTGAAATCGTTTGCCCAAAGCGGTGAATCAACACCAATACATTCTACAATCTGACCGATTATGAAACCATGACCGAATGAATCTACTACTTTCACCTTTGTCCCAACTTTCATTTTGCGAACTCCAATTCAGTAGCATAGAATGGATAACCATTTACTGTGTATACAGCATTATCAAACAAGTATGCAACTGAATCAACAATACCAACATCACCTGAACGGAAACCATGATACACAGATTCAGTTGCTCTTACACTATCACCAACTTTAAACATTGTCTTTCTCCTTACATGTGTTTATCGCAGTTAAATACATATCCCTCGTTAATCAGTTCATCGCGAAGCAATTCAACCTTACCCAGTAGATCATAAAGTTTACGATCACTACAGAATGCCATGCCACGCATTGACAGGTAATCATCTCTCATCCAGACAACACCCTTACCCATGCTGTCAATGTCTTTCATCATCTGTCGATCCAGTTTACTCAGGTCGAACTTATCAAAAATCATTTTGATTTCTCACATTGGTTTTGGAATTGTGAAAGGAAAGCACTAAGTTGTGCTCTCAGCTGTTGCGTATGACCGTACTTGATTACCAACTCTTTCAGGTCATTTACTTGCTCACGGAATTCATGATCTTTCATGAGAATATTGCAAGGCATTCGTATTCAGAGTCGTACATCAAACCACACCGAATCATATCAACAATCTCACGCTGATTAAAGCACTCCATGAATGTTTCTGGTTTTGTTGCAAACCAAATATAGTCACGGCTAGATGCAATGATCAAATCACGATTAGGAGTAACATTGTTCAACATATTCATGATGAACCACTGGGTCTTAACATCTCTCAAATGACTGTGTTTACCATAGTCAAGGAATTCGCTATCGTGCTCTTTAAACATTTCTTCAATATCAGTCATTGCTTTTCCTCCGGCATCATTTCGATTGCCCAAGTGATTGCTTCCTGCTTGCATCGACGCCACATGTGGGCAACGTCAGAATCAGAGTCCATACCGAAAGGAACTGAGTAGGGATCATGCCACACGTCAATAGCCTGTTCAAGCAGTCTTTTGTATTCCTTCAATCCATATTCCATTAGAACATTCTCCCGATTTTCAGTGCGGCTGTGAAGACTTCGAAGTCGTGAGCGGGGATATCCCACTGGTATTTTCCATCTGAATCACGAGCTAGGCTGTATCCGCGACGTGCTTTCTTGATATACCAGTCATAGTGAACCTTGAACCAGTTTTCGAACAGGGTGTGGATTTCTTCGTCAAACATGTGGATCACTCCGAATGGGATAAGTGGCTTCGTTTACGTTGTTCAATATACAGGTGGTTCGACATCTTGTCAACACCTTCTGCATGAAAAGGTTGTTGAAGGGTCAGCATCAGGAAAACGCCAACCGACAGACCAAGCTTGTGCATTTGCTACTCCTTATTTTATAGGTATGAAAAAGCCCCGACTAAGCGGGGCATGTCTGAGTTTACGAACTCAGGGAAATGAAACCGCGACCACGTTTGCGAGATTTCGGCAGAGATACTTTATCAGCTTTGTGGAAGTGGAACTGAGTGCTACCGGTTTTGCTAGCACGCTCATAGAATACTTTAGACATTTATTTATTCCTCACTTGTTTTAAGTTTAAGTTGCAGTCGTTCAATTTGTTTCTCAAGATTATCACTCGATTTTTTGATTTCTTCATTACGCTTATCGTCATAATACTCGGGTGACTTAGGCTTTAATGATCGATCAACAATCGGTGTATCAATCGTTCTGAACTCAGTGTTAGGCAATGCCTTAACAGTGCCTTTCGGCATGTAACTTGGTTGTACAGCAGTGTAGATAAGAACCAAAGCGACAGCAAAGGCCAAAGGGTATCCACTCTTACGCTTCCAACCGAAGTACACCAAGATCAATGTGACAACAGGTACAATGTAATTCAGCAGAACAATCATTTAACTATCCTTTCAGGTTGGGCAACCACATTGGCAGCTGCCCGTATTCAATTACTGAGGTTTACGCATGTCCATGATCAGAGGAACTTTACCGTCACCGCCCATGATTGTTTGAGGCAGAGCACCATCCCACTTCTCAGCCAGAATCTTTTGAATCTCAAGTTCTTTGATTCGCAGACTACGTGGATCAACAGCATTAGCCAGAACAGTTTGAGCTACAGCTTCAGTCTCAGCTTTCTCTTTGTCAATTGCACGCTGCATCTTAGCTTCTTGCAACTCACGATCAAGTTGAACTTTACTTACTTCAAGTTGTGCCTCTTCCTGAGCAATCATTTCACGACGCTTTGCACTGTTCTCTTGAGCCTGAGTGATAATCTCAGGATACTTGATGTTGGTCAAGCCAGCATATCGAACAGTAAACGGTGTACGCTCACCCATAACCTTTGCAAGCAGTACCTGAATGTCAGCGTTAATCTTCTCACCATTCGATGCAATCTCAGAGATTGTGTAACGAGTCAGGTAAGAACGAACTTCAGCCTGCAATACTTGTTTACCATATGTACTGTAGATCGATTCAGCAGTAATCTTACTGAACTGATCACTCTCAGGTACTTGTGGCAGCTTATTAAACATTGCCTCTGCCTTAGTTGGATCAACCGACAGAGTTGCACGCAGATCGACATTTACAATCAGCTTATCACCCGGAATGAAGATAGCCATTTGCTCAACATACGACTTGTCCGTGGTGTCCAGAACAACAAGACGATCACAGTAAGCATTACAGAATGGTAGACGCAGTTTCGAAGTTGGAATCAGACCTTCCTGATAACCATCTTTGGTCATGATCTTACCAACAAAGCCCGGTGGAACTTCCACGCGTTCACCACAACCGCTAAGTGCCAGAGTCATACCCAACACTACAATACCAATCAACTTCTTAAACATCACTTTCTCCTTTGTTATAAAATAGAATTATTACAGGCTGTCTTGTTTTGCTTTAGACATAGCATAGTAGAAGTTCATTTGCAGGCTATCATCTTTAGCCAAAACAATACCAATACTTTCAGCTGCCTCTTGCACGCTCGTTGTTGAGCTATTGCTCAATGCATACAAATAGTCAAGCTCTGCTTCAGACTCAATAACAATTGTAATTGGTCTAAACACCTTTTCATCTTGCGAAACCTTCATAACTTCTCCTTTCATAATTGGATGATATAGATGGGAGTCGAACCCATAATACCAGCGAGTTCCCTTTATGCATCCGTTCTGGTGCCGGACCTTGGACCTGTAAACAGGTAGGGCTTGTCGCATATGTCTACCAATTCCATCACTACATCATGTTGCGCATTATACGCTTGTCACTACCGTCTGTCAACAACTATTTTACAGAAGACCGTCAAGTTCTTGCTGAAGCTTTAACAGCTTCGATTCGAGCGAGATGATCTTATCAATCAAATCCGTGTTTGTCCAGTCCTCATATTGAGAATATTCATCCTCTTCGTCATCATTGTAAGGTGGTGTAATCAGACGAAGGCGCTCATGATACTCATCTTGTGCTTTCGTGTCAACCCTTCCATCTACAATAAAACCGTTTGGTTCATCTCGGATAAGAAGGTGATTGTTTCTCACATGGAAACACACCGCCCGTTGCTGCCCCCAGTCGGCACCGCCAACCTGAACCCTCGATGACGACTCACCCGCATCAATTACGACAGCATCAAACCCATGCCATTCACCACCGATGATTCTTACCAAATCACCATCTACAAGCTTACGATATGCCATTGTTCAGGCTCCTTTTTAACGCCTAGACGAATCTTTTTGTTGTAAACGAAATCGGAATACCCTGCTTTAAACGAATCCGATTTACAGTATGTATCAAGAAATTGACTTTCGTCAATTTCTCTCATAGCTCTCATTTCATTAGACACGCTATTCAAGCTGATAAGGATATCTATCGTGTTATTGAAGTTATGCTCTGCCGATTTAAATCCAGCAAACCATTCTGTATCCTGCTTATACATCAGTATCTCCTAGAACCCACGAAGGATTTTGATAGCCAATTGTTGATTACCTCTTGCCTCAATCAATGCCTTGTTACAAGCAGTCATGCCTTCACCAGTAATCTCACGCAGAGCACGAACCATCTCAACTGTCGCTCCAACGAAAGGTTTCATCAGTTCGTCAAGCTGAAACATTTGGTGCTCAAGCTCTTGAGTTGCCTCGCTGACGCAACTGTTCATTTCAGTAACTACAGCAAACAATGCTTTCAATGTAACATACATTTGGTTAATCTGGGTTGAACTCATCACCAACACCCTTCTGGTAGTTTGTTTTGTGGAATGCCTGTTTCGGCATATACATTCCATCTGAGACGAAGATTATCCGGTTTGAATTCAACTGTCAACCCTGTTCTTTTACGAATTGACAAAACACTTTCAGTTCTTACGGGCTTCTCATCGTACTTATCTACACAAAGACAGGTTGCATAACGTCCGTTGTTGAAACACCAAGTACGAGGTAGGACACCACACTGACCGCATTTCAGCCAACCGTCTTGCTCATCCACCTTATCGTACCAGTCACCGCATTTGTATGCAAATACTTTTTCAAGCTCTTCTGGTTTCAGAGACTCAAAGTGAGCCTTGAGATAGTGATCCATTTCAATTCCCTTCGTGTCGAAGCTTTTTCATGTACTTCTCAGTAGAAATCTTGATAGCAACACACTCATCGAGTCTAGATTTCAACTGATCACCATAATTACTTCCACACCAGATTGAACGAGACTTCAATTCAGTGTCAAGCTGTTCCTTTATCTGCTTGCATCTGTCCTTTAACCACTTAACCTGTGGGGCCAATGCTTCACTTGCTTTCATTCCAAACCTCCTTAACAATTTGTGGACTGATTCTACCTTTAGAGAATTTCATAAACCATCTCATGAAATCTTCTTGGTTGTCAATCTCTGTTTCAGCCACATGGAATCGAACCCACTCACACATGTCTCTCTTGAAGTTCTTATCCCAAAGCGGTGTGTCAGGACGGTTCATAAGGAACCAACTTCAAATCCCATGAATCAGGATGACCAGATTCCCAATCGTATTGAATGTTAGCATAGGTCAGATAGTAAACACCATCCTCGACTTCATCCAAGTTGATGATTGACATTAGAGTCTGATGTGTACCTAAAGCATCCACCTCATCCTCAATCACATTGAAGTTACTCAGACGCTCAAGGACTCTCAGTGTGCGTCCTCTGAAGAATGTCTTCCCTCTCTGATATGACTCAGTTGACACATTCACTACACACTTGCTATCACTCACCATTACACTCCTATTCCGTATGCATCGTTCAGAGCCTTCTTGAGATGCTGTACAAGCTCGATCACCTGATCCCTAGACATGTACACGCATTGTTCACGAAACGCCTCCTTACCCTTGTACCACTCGTTCACAGCTAAGTGTAGCTCACCATCTGTATCGAACTTATCCTGTACCTCTAACCATGAATTCTTATCGTTTGGACACTGTACTACTAACACACTACATCTCCTAATATGCTCAGTGGTGAAATTCGGGTAGACTTCCCCTTATAGGGAACACAATCGGTTCCCAAGGAGTAACCCGTGAATATGCTCAGCGGAGCCTCATTCTCAGCGTGTTGCTGACATGTACCTTACGATACACAGGGTAGGATAAGATTGCAACATCTTTCTCCCGTGGCACTCGACTACCGTTGCAGGTAGCTTGCGATGCTGTGCCAGAATCCATTACGATCCACTTCCGCATCATGTTGGCCTTGCTCGGTTATCTGGCCTTGAAGAATGAGAAACCCGTGATTAAGACGTAAAAAGCTCATTCCGTTCGTTAGGTTGCCCATTCTACAGACCTCAAACGATTTTGTCAATAGGGGTTGACAAGCCTGACCAACGGTATAGAATGGCGGCATTCACTCAAAGGAGTACCAAAATGCAAATGCTCGTACCGTATGACCAGATTAAAGCCACACACAGCCGTCCATCTGCTCTTGGATATTCAATGCTTTACGGAAAATATCAAGGCTCTTGGTATTTCTTACTTGAAAACATCTGGAATCTCAGTTGGGATTTGACCAAAGGGTCAACGTCAGAAACTGAACTCACTAAGCTGGAGAAATGAAATGAACTTGAACGACATCTTTGATATCAAAGGAAATTTCCTTGACAAATCGTATGACCCATATCGCTACCATGACCGTCATGAAGAAATGCACAAGTCTCTATTCGATGAGGATGGTGGTCTGAATGAAAAGCTGTGGTTTGATAATGGTTTGGTCACTTTCATCCAAACATATGCTTGCGGTGCTTTCAGTGATATTGTTAAACTGCATTGGGCACAAGAAATGGGAATGAACACCAAAGGTTCTTACCCCGCTGTTTACATGTGGCGATAGTATGAAAACGCCCGGCAGTAAGAGACTCAAATGTGAAAGCGGTGGGGAATGGTCTTCAGGTATTGGTGGTATCACACCACCTCAAAGTCGTGTACAATTGCTTCCAAAGAATATTAACAAACCTTTTATCAAGCGTTTACTGGAGTGGTTAAAATGAGTCGTGTAGAAATTGAATTTGATGATGCTCTGAATGATGCAGCTTGGAACCTTCTTGATGGTGTTCGTAAATACCAAGAACCTAACGCATATCTCTTCAACAACCTGAAGGTGTGTCTTAAAGAAGCAATCGAAGAATACTTGACAGCATTGTCTCAGGATGGTAAATACTACCTTGTCAGAAATGATGGTGTTGCTTACCCTAGCAATGATGACCCAATTGTGTTTGAGATTTCTGATTTCGTTGATAGTCAGAGCGGTGTATACATGGATGGTGAGCATTATTCTATCCAGTATTGCCCACTGAGTTTTAGCAGTCTGTCTGTAAACAAGGCTAGACATGGTACATTTAAACCTATCCGTAAGGTGAAACTATGAAAGGCGTAGTAGTCGAATGTCCTCCCGGTGTCTTTACCAGAATCATGCCGGGTAGTCAAGCAATGGAATTCTATGAAGCAACCAAACGTGGTGAATGGGGTAGCAAATCTAAACCGGGACCAGCTGCATCATTCCGACCACATATGGAAGAACTACACCGTAAATTTCTAAAGGAACAAGGGAGAACGGAATGAATGCAACGTTAATCCTTTACGGTCTGTCTTCGATAGAAAATCAGGATTCTGTTGAGAAAACGATTGACGTTCTGATCGAGCATGGTATGATTGCCCCAACATTCAAAGACGATCTTGTTATTGAACATCGTCGTATCGAAGACATTGACTTAGAGGGTTTCTTTAAATGAGCAACATCAAACCAACGGATGAGCAAAACCACGTTGTAGAAATGAGCAAGCTGTACACTGAAATGAAGATTGCAGCATATGCTGGTGCAGCTAAAACCTCTACGTTGGTTATGGTTGCTAATGCACATCCTGTAAAAAGCATTATGCTGACATTTAACAAAGCACTCGCTGATGAGGCGAAAGAACGTTTCCCATCATGGGTTGAATGCCGTACCACGCACAGTCTCGCATATCAACACTTCGGTGATCCAATGCGTAATAAGCTGTCACGTCCTACTGGTGCATATAAGAATGTCGCCGGTACTGGTAGTGAAATCGGTAAGTATTTCAAAACAAACGATTTCATTTACATGCTGAAAGGTGAACGTGAAACTCGCAGGATGAAACAAGGTGGTGTAGGTGTTGCAATTAAGGAAACTGTTGCACGCTTCGAACAATCCGCTGATGAGAAAATGACTAACGCTCACGTTTCGTGCAGTCCTTGCGACCAACATTTGTTGCGTGATGAATCTGCAATGCGTGCTTATAAGTATCTGGTTCTTTCTCATGCAATGAAACTGTGGGAACTTCGCTGTGATCTGCGTAGTCCGGTTCTTGCAACTCACGATACTTATTTGAAGTTGTATCAGCTGTCTAAACCAAATCTTTCGCAGTACGAGATTCTATATCTTGATGAAAGTCAAGATGTAATTCCAGTTGTTATGGATATCTTTCTGTCTCAGGTTGGTCGCTGCAAACTATTCGCTGTAGGTGATGGTTATCAGAACATCTATTCGTGGCGGGGTGCCGTTAACGGTATGCTGAAACTGAACTGGCCTGAAGCTAAGTTGTCGAAAAGCTTCCGTTTTGGTCAGGCAGTTGGTGATCTGGCTGATATGGTTTTGGCTAATGACGGCATGATTCAAACTGATGTAAAAGGTTGGGAAAAGCTGAATACTGAAGTAATGCGAAAAGATCACATTCCAGTGCATTTGTGGGATGAACAATACACAATGCTGTTCCGTACTAACGGTGCATTGATCTTTGAAGCTGTTTCGTTGTTGGAACAAGGTAAGAAAGTAAACCTTGAGATGGATGTTGGTGATTTCACTAAGTTGCTCGAAAGTGCAATTTGTTTGAAAAACGGTGAAATGAACAAGGTTAAACACGAAAGTCTAATCCAGTTCGATAACTGGAAAGAGATGGGAGATGAAGCCGAAGTTGTAAAAGGTGAACTTCTGCGTGTTTACAACATGGTTAAGAGCGGTGCTGTTTACAAGGTGCTTGACACCCTGCGCTCGCATAAGAACGTGCATAACCCGGATGTAATCCTGACTACGGCTCACAAGTCAAAAGGTCGTGAATGGAACATTGTAATCCTTGCTGATGACTTCCCAAGTCCATTTAACGAAGATGGCGATTGGATTGGTCTGAATGATATGGAACGCAACTTGTTGTATGTTGCACTGACCCGTGTGAAAGGTATTCTGGGTTATAACCAGACAGTTCAAGATATGATTAACCGTTGCCGGTCACAAAGCGTTGATACTGTGGGAAAGATGATTCGTCAGGAAATTCAAGAGGTTGCAGAACTCCTGACGTTATCGTAAGATCGATTCAACAGTTTGAACCTTACATGGCGAGCGATACACTCGTTCGTCGTGTTGAACTTGAGATGATGAGACTGGGGTCAGGTATCATTACTGACCTTGATCGTTTTGTCTTGACACCATTTGAGAATTGTGATATGGACGGGAGGGAAATTGACAGGTGGGAGTAATAAAGTTTAAGGTATTCATATTGACCAGCGAAGGCTATAAGAGTATCCTGTTGAATACTGCTGAAGAAGCACAATATTTAATCCGCAATATCATACCAAGGAGTGAATGGAATGTCTCATCGTAAAGAAACAATGCACATCTTGCACGCACTGCTGACTCTGTGCTTCCTACCATACGGAATCGTGTGGTTTGTGATTCACATTCAGAATAAAGAGCATAACCTTCAGCTTGACCGGGAAGAGGACAAGGCTCAGCGTCAAATCGACATTGCAATCCTTTCTTCTATTGTCAAAAACAACGTTGTTCCGATGCCGACGAACGGTCGTTGACACACAGGTTGAAAGCTTTATACTTGCTAACAGGTGATGGGGAACATCTACAAACTGTTAATCAAAACCGGAGTGAGAGCCATGAGCAAGCATAAAGTGTTGAGTCGTTTCGATACCGAAGACAAAGACATGCGTTACGTGTACACTGAAGGTGGGGAAGAGCTTCTAGGCGTTGTCTACAAGCTCGGACGGGGACGATACAGAGTTCTACGCATGGACGGTAAGACACGAACGAAGGCAAGCTTGGTGGAAGCTTTTAAGACAATTCGCAGGTCAAACTAATTTTAATCAAAGGGGTAGTTATGAAGAATTTGGTTGTTGAGTTCGACAGTTCCACACGTCTTACCGTGGATGTTCACAACGACTATCATGTTCCGGGGAGTTTCGAACCAGAGGCTCCTTGCGACATCGATTTTTACGGTCATCGAGAAACTGATTTTGAGGTCGTAAAGGTTGAAGTGCAATGGCTTTTGGCTGGAACCCCTTACATTTGGGTGCCAATGCTCGACCACGAGATTGATGCCTTCTGTGATAAGAACATTGACAAGCTCATGCTGCTTGTTCAAGATGCTATCGATGATAACAAACAAGGAGAAAAGAATGTTGCTTGATAAAGGTACTAAGGTTGTATTGGTTACAGATGGCGGTTTTCGAGCCTGCTATCCGGGTATGACCGGTATTGTTATAAATGTTGATCACAACGGAACATCGGATGTGTATGATGTGTACATTGAAGAGATTGACGATACCCGTTCGTTCTATCCTAGTGAAATTGAAGTTTATGTCGAACCAGAACCTTTGGATGTCTTCACTGATTGTCAAAAGGATCAAATCAAATTCGAAGTTATGCATGTCAGCGACGGTCCAAACCTTTATCTGTCAATGACTCAACGTCAACCAATGCATTATCGTTTCAGTAACGCTGAATCTATTCGCCTGCGTGATCACCTGATTTCTTTGTTCCCGATTGAGGAACAAGGTGTGGTTGAATCTGAAATTGTTTTGGCTCCTGAATTCGTGGTGGCAGCTGATCAATTTGTTATTGACAAAGAAAACCAACAGGTGTATTTGAATGGTGGAAACATCACTATCAATTGCACTGGTAGTGTGGTGATCAATAACGCATGAATAAGTTTTTGACCGGTATCTTTCTCGGTCTGATTATTAGTTTGGGTATTTCTAAGTATGTCGAGAAGTACCCTGTTGATAAACAGCCTGTTCCAAAATGTTTTACTGCACAACCTCAGAAGATTGAACAACCTGTGCAACATGCACAAAAGGAAAAGGTAGAGAACAAAACGTTTGAACATCTTCAAAAGAGGACAATCTAGTGAACAGGGAAGTAAGAAATTGTTACAGCGTAGATGACTCAGCTTATTGCTTCTTTGATGAAAGTGAAGTAATCACTGAATGTCTGAATATCGCATATGAGTTGAGTGAACTGAGTGTTGGTGTCCGTCTGTCGTATTGGGTAGCTGATGCCTTTGATCGGAAAGGTTCTGAAGTTTTCTCGACGAAAGACCTTGACATACTCCACGAACGGTGGGATGATCGTTTATCTGATATGGTAGGCGACGATGAGGATGTCAATTCGTGCGTGCCTTCAGCAGCCTCTCAGGAGCTTGAATGGTTCCTCAGATACTGGTTGGACAAGCATCTGTCGATAGAGTTCCTTGGAATTTGCAATCGACGTGAAAAAGAGCTTGTGGTGACCGAAGAGATGGTGTCACAATACTGAGACACAAAGAAGCCCCTCGACAAGAAGTCAGGGGCTTGTGTTTGTAAGCTTTACTTTTTAGAAACAATAATATCCATTCTTTGAACAAGGTCGTTCCGAAGTGTATTCATGGATTCTTTCAAGTCATCTCGACTTCGCTGATTGTCTCTTGCGATTGTCTCAATTGCACTTTTCAATTCCTCCCGCGAAGCTTTCCCTTCCTGAAGTCTTCCAATCGCCCGCTCGTTTGCAGCGGTTCGTGCGGCAAGCGCTTTATTGTCTGACATTACTTGTGCCCGATCTTGTTGGTAAATCCAAGAACAGAGAACAAGTAACAGAAAGGCACTCTTAACTCCCCACTTGTTCATTAGCTCTTGGAGCTTCCCGTTTTCCTGTGTTGGTTGTGTTGACATTGGGGGATTCTCCCTCTTTAGTGTAATCTTTGATTAAACCTTCTATGAGCTTTTTGTAGGCGGAATGACATTTCTTTTCACTCTGCCACGCAGCACCTAAAAGACGGGGCGTAGAGACATCGGTGCGTGTTTCGCAAGCAATCGTAAGCATTGACAACGGAATGTATTCTCGCTGGTAAACGATTTCAGTTTTAACTGGATCATTCGAGCAACTTGATAAACTCAGGGTCAAAAGGAGCATCAATGTCTGCATACACTTTTGTAGCTTGTTGGCTTTCATTTTTTACATCCCTCTTGACAGTAGGTGGTGCGTTGAGTATTCTTTCTTCCGCGACAGCACCTGTGCAGATTTCTTTGTACACTTCCTTGACGGTTTCAGCGACTGCGTTCGGCTTCTTAGCAATGTCTTCAAGGAGGCGTGTATTCTCGCCTGTCAATCGGTTAACCTCTGCATGTTCAGTCTGGTAGTCAGTCCTCAGCGTCAGAAGCTCTTGCTCTTTACTGTGGTTGCTAACCAGTAACGTCGATAGCAGGGTCAACAGTGCGACAAGTACAATCGTCATTGCCTTGTTCTTTAACCAATCCAATAATTTCATGAGCGGTCACCTTATCCATGTCATCGACTTCTTGGTCAATGACTTTCCCAATTGCGAAGACCAGTGCGAACATCAGTCCCCAACCAAACAACCATGCAGCGGTCATCACGTTCGTAAGTAATCCAAGCAAAGCCAGCCCTCCTAATGACAAAGCCATTAAGCTATTCCCAATAAAGGAATACAGGTGGTAGTGCCGTTTCATACTTCTGTAAATCCTATTTAGCATCTACCTTTACTCCTAATCGTTGAAGGGTAGGCGAGTAATCGGCTGGAATCTCGCCCATGCAAAACTTGTACCGCTCAGTAGCTCGGATAACCAATCCCGGCATCTTCACCATGATTCCGTTTTGCTTCCCATAAACCCAACGGGTCAGCTGGTCACAAGCTTGGTCATAATGCTTAGCGTTTAGTTCCTTTAGAAACGTACTGGACCTGACATTTCCCTCACCCATGTGAAACGTGAAGTCGATAGCAGCCCCTTTCATCCATTCTGAACGGTAGGGTACAGTCACCATCGTACTTAGCCTCTCAGCGTGTTGTGTGAAGTCCTTGACGAAGAGCTTGATACACTCATCCTCAGAATAATCATCCTTGACCACCTCGTTCTTTTTAACCAGATGACCAACACAGTACGTCTTCAAACCTACAGGGTCCATGTAGGGGCTTGAGTACATCCCCTCGGAACTGACGGTGTGATTGCTCGCCACATAGGCGACTGGGCCGGACATTCCAGCAGCAACCATCGCTGCAAAAATCTTGTTCCGAATGGCTGGCGTGATGTTGATTTTCATTGTTAACCTCCGTATGCTTCAGCCCCACCAATGCGGACTCCTGCCCACATCAACCAAGCTCGCCAGCGGGCAACACCTTCAGCCCGTAGGGCGTCATAGAAGATGTCGTCAGCGGCTTTACGGCTCACAGAGCGGGTTGTGTACAGGTAGTCATGTACTGTTGAGGCATAGTTGCCATAGCCTGCGAACAGGGCAAAGAACGGGAATAGAAAGACGTTGTGGAAAACCTCAATACTTGCATAGTTGGTAATGAAACCTTTAGGGACAGTGATGTCCTCATACACAAGGTCATCGAGTAGTCTCCATGTCCGCTTTGCTATCTGTTCTGTTTTTAAAGTAGTTTGATATTTCATACCCACCATTTATCCTCCGTGAAGTCTGTGGGGATAACTTCCATGTCCTTGAGCACTCTGGCAGCAAAGATCATCGTCTGCTTACTGGTAGCAGCTGCACGACCTAACTCAAAGACCTCGAAAGCGTCAAGGTTTACAATCTCGTTGTCATCAGTGATCCAAGCAAAATCCCGATCAGCATTAGCCCAACGATAATCACCCTTGACAGCACCGTTCATAATCGCCATCATTGCCAGCTGTGACGCCCCTGTGATGTTCTCACGGTCACCCTGACGACTCTGGAACAGATGACCATTGTAGGTAACACCTGCGTCCACACGACGATCACGTTCAGCGTCAACCTCTTCCTTTGCAATAACCCTGTCCGTCACAACCCATGTGTAGAAATAACCATCAAAGGTTTGCTCTACACTTCCTTGCGTTACAATCTGTCCAGAGTTAACTACAGGCATCGGCTTATAGTTGACATTGGCATAGCCAAATTCAAGCAATACAGCATCAACAGCATCTTCAGGGAAGGTAACATAAGGATCACGGTGACGATCCTCAAGTTCTTGCCTACTGATGATTTCCTTTGTTTTGATATTAATATACATGAAAGCTCCTTATATTTTAACCAATCTAACGGCTCGTGTAAGTCGGTCTGTTGTGTTTGATCCGCTCGCACCGATTGACCCGTTTACAAAGGTTGTTACCCCAATACTGCCACCCGATGGACCAGCGGCAGATGCTAGGTAATAGGCGGAAATCTCAAACGGTTCAGCAGCACCTGTTCTGAAGTTGGTAGCTGTTGTTTGTTGAGGATCAGAAGCTGTATAGTTACCAGTTACAGGATCAACACTTGGGTTTGCACCCCAACTCGTTCCGTTGTTACCTGTTGATGGTTTCAAGTATCGATACAGAAGTTCCATTTCATCCTGTGCGGGTAAGTGCCAGTCATCAAACCCACCTATTCTCAGGTTATAACAAAACAATTGAGCAGGGTAGTTGTTAATAGTGCTTACAACCTCTTGTCTGTTAGCAAGACCATTCCAGCGACTTGTAGTACCTGTTTGGTTTGCAGCAGTTGTTGCATATCGTAAAGCGCTAGTCTCACCAGTTGCCTTTGGAGCTACAATTAGTGCATACTTGCCTTCTGTCACACTAAGTCGTCCTACATAAAAGCCACCACCATAGGCTTCGCCTACAGTGGTTGGTACATAAAGACCGCCTGAACTTCTCATTCTTTTTCCAAAGTTACTCATGTATTTGCTCCTGCACGAACTTCCCAAGCAGTTCCGTTCTTAGTCGTGAAGATATAATCCTGTTGTTTACTCGCAGCAGGAGTTGAAATAGCTGCACCACCAACAGTGATAGGTGTTGTGCTACCCGGTAGAGTCAATGTGTAAGCGGTAGTACCTTGCTTGATCGTAACCATAACAGTCATCAATGTGTTCGCTGGAATCGTTGGGATACCAGTAAACGACAGAGTTGTGTTACCTGTCAGAGTCAATTCAAACGTCGAGGCGTTTGTCAGGTTCATTGCATAAGCACCAGTGGCGTTCGCTACAATGATTGGATCAAAGTATGTCTGAGAACGAATCTGACCAGACATGTTAAGCAAACCAGTAAGACCAACTGTACCAGCAATAGTCATACCGCCAGTGATTACAGGAGCAACCTTCGGAGCATAATCAGCAAGGATTGTAGGGATCGCTCTCAGCATTCCTCGACTGTTTACGAAGTAGTTTGTTGTCGAAACCTGAATCTCAACCCACTCGTTCGCAGCCAGTGTGATACTTGCAACAGTAGAAGCTTGTTCAAAGATGCTACCACCCGGTGTGTTTACTGTGACGTTTCCTGAACTCACGTTTCGGATAAGAACAGTACCACCAATACCAGCATCAGCAGTAGGTGGGAGTGTGATCACTGCGTTTGCCAAAGTACAGTTGAACGAGTATCCAGTTTGAACGCCAGTCATTACGTAAGGTGTTGCACTAATACCAACAACGTTACCAGCCATGTATCGCTTAGCATTGTTAATTGCTGTGTTCGTCCATGTTGTGTTTGGTGCTCGCAGAGTGTTGTCACCAACAGCTGGTGTTGTTGTGTTGATAAGGTTCGCAGTTACAAGTCCTGTTGCAAAGTTAATCGAAAAAGGTCTCAAGCTGTTGAAGCTACCTTCTGGAGAACCTGTATCTGTGAGCAAAATATAATACGAAGTACCATCAACCCTATGGATAACACCGTTCGTTGACGTTGTGTTTACGAATCTGAGTACGTTATCACCAAAGATTCGGGCAGTACCTGTAAGTTGCGGACTTGCTGCGTTAGCTTTCAAATCAATATCGATTTGTGTTGCATCTTTAACCCAAGCACTCCATGATCTACCAACGTTAACACGTTTCCACGAACTAGATGTACCTGTGGATTCAGTCGAGTACCATGTTTGAGCCATTCGTCCTGAAGTCCACTCTCTGGCTGTAACAAAGATAATACCACGAGTCTGACCTGATGGTTTTGCACCGGTAGAACCCGGACCTACAGCATACAGACCGTTTGGAAGATCAAAACTATCACCATCCGCAATGTCAACAAGTTGTGTTGTTCCTGTGAAACCAGCAGCAGTGAATCGACCATCAACATACGAAAGACTTGGTACTTCGTTCCATCCGTTCCACGCACCGCTTGTTTGTGAACGCCAGAAAAGTCTACCATTACCATTTGATGTAGTCATGTAAGTTTGACCAGCACCACCTGAACCGTTCCACGAGTTGTGCGTCAGCATACCGTTAACAGCACCCGCAATTGGGTAGTTGGCAGGAGCGCCGATACCACCATTCACACCATAGAAACCGCTCTGAGTAATGGTGTTAGCGTCTGGAGCGTTCGGAGCAATCAAGGCACCAAGACCCCAGTCACCAACTTTCAAGATACGACCAGCTGTTGAGTCAGTTTGAGTTGTAGTCAAAACCAAGTTCGAACTGTTCCAATCTTCAACCCAAGCAAGCCATACACCACTAGATTTAGTTCGTGTGAACTTTCTAACTGGAGCCGACAGGCTAGAGTAAACTTGTCGTGCAGCACTACTGTTACCCCATGATTGATGTTTCAACACACCGCTAGCAGCAATAGGGATTCCCGTTGCAGTATTTAGTACGTAGTATTCACCCGAAAGAGTTACACTGTCAGCAGCTGTTACTTGAGGTACAACGATTACACCCAAACCAACAGCAGTAAGTGCAGCAGTAATCTCATCACCGGTTGCTGTCTTTTTCCAAGGAGTGAAAACAGCAGTGTCAGCACGGTACGAACGATACCATTCATCACCAACGTTTGTTCCACTGTTAGCATTAGTGCTGTACCATTGTTTGTAGTAACCTTCACTGTAACGCTCAATGCGAACTACACCATATGCACCAGAGTTAGCTGGCAAATCCGTGGTTGGTGTGTAGTTGGAGATTCGGTAGAAACCAGTAGCCAAGGTTGTATCGTTAATGTTTGTCAACGTTGGTGCAATTGCAATGTTACCAAGACCAAAGTTACCAACACGCAATACACGGTTAGCCGTAGTATCAGTCAATGTGGTTGTCAAGTCAGCAGTAGCAGCCGTACCAACACCAAGGAATCCACGAGCAATAGCCTGAGTCTCAGCACCAATCAGCGAACGACCTACAGTACCAGTCGAAAGAGATTTCATGGTTGTAGCACTATCAGCAATCAGCAAATCGTTTACAGCCAATACAGCCTGAGCAATCGAGGTAAGTCGAGGACCAGTTACAGCGGTAACACTGTCAGCAGAATCTTTTGCTTTCTGTGCCCAATGCAGTGCAGAATACTTACCACTCGCAACGATGGTGTCAACCGGGTTACTAGCCCACTGACTAGCCAACAGTTCAGAAGCAGCAGCGTTAGTAGCCGATGTACCAGCCTGTGTACGTGCTGTCTGAGCAGCAGAGGCAGAAGATGCAGCACCTGTAGCAGATGTTCCCGCGTTGGTCTCACTGGTCTTTGCAGCGGTTTGGGAAGCAGCAGCTGCAACCTTACTAGCGTTAGCATTCGTTTCACTCGTTTTCGAGTTGGTTTCCGAAGTCTTGCTGTTGGTCTCGCTAGTCTTGGCGTTTACAGCGCTTGTGTTCGCTTCAGCGGCCTTTGTAGTCGCTGTGGTTGCCGATGTACCAGAGTTAGTCTCAGACGTCTTAGCGGCTGTCTCAGAGGCTTTGGCAGCTACCTGAGATGCAGCGGCAGCAATCTTGCTTGCGTTAGCAGAGGTGTTAGATGCAGCAGCGTTTGTTTCACTGGTCTTTGCATTTGTTTCAGAAGTACCAGCAGCAATCTTAGAATCGTTTGCACTCACAGCAGCAGAAGCAGCATTGGTCTCGGATACCTTAGCTGCATCAGCGGCAGCTTGAGCTTGACCAACGTCCTCAGAAATATCTTGAAGACCTTGTACAACTTGACGAAGTTTGTCAGCAGAGTCTTTTACGTACCCTTGCATTGGAGCAATTGTGTAATTCAGATTGTTAGTGACAGTTGGACCCGCATAGGCAGGGAAAATACCCAATGTGGTTTCACTAGCAATGTTTAATACTTCATACCATTCACCATCTGGACCACGAAATGCATCACCAACACGAGCGTTTGATGCGAATCTGGTTCCAATACCAGTAACGGACGTTTGACCGTTTACGATGCTTACCGCACCAACTTTATACCATGCCATGATTTACTCCTTAATTATATATTGTTTACATCAATTACCATGAAGCAAAATCTAAGATCAGTAGTTACGCCTCTTGGAATTGCTGCCGACTGAATAACCCTTGGTCTCCAATCCATTCCACCACCTCTTGTGTTAACGGCAGCAGCAGATATGGATGAACCGTATTGTGGTGGTTGACCGGGGAAAACAATCGCGGTTGAATAGAAGAATGCCGAATAGCTACAGTGAATCACCGCTGGAGTATATCCCGGTGTGTTTACTGACTGTGCTGCTTGGTTAAGTGTCATTGGTGCGCTAGTGAAATTCAAAACTTTCAAGTAGCGTTCAGCAGCTGAAAATACTTTTCGTCCTTGTTCGTTGAATACTTCAAAGCCATATCCGGGATTTCCGGGTTCGCCATCATCAAACAACCAGTATTCAAATGATGCTGATCCTTTTGTCAGCAGTGTATGAACGATGTTACCATTACCATCTCTTCCAGCTAAGCTGATGAATTCAACTCCCGACCTTACTGCCAACATGCTGTTAGGTCTATTTGCTGTGAAATCCATACCATACCAACCTTCACCACCGAAACTCGGATGTAAAGATGTTGTAGTTGCTGTTCCAGAACTGTAAACTCTGTAGTTCTGATATGTTGAATCAATCTGAATGATATTGCTATCATTGAATACTTGAAGTCCAGCTGCCATTTTTAATAAATCCCATATAAGAAATCAACGGCCATATACTGTGGTGGTCCATTGTCATCAAAAGACCATGAAATAACAGTGCCGTTTACGTTGAAATAAGGTCTACGAATAGTAGCCAAGAAATTGGGAGACGGGTCAAGAGCGAATACCCAAGGTAACATACCACCAATACCCGGAAGAGCATTAGCAATGTCAACTGATCCGTTTTGCACCCCTGTGTTTCCTCTTCCAACAATTCGAGGAAGTCTGTCAGTGATATCCATTACAAGGTTACCACCTGCACCGAATACCTGCATACCAAAAGCCATATCTTCTCCTAACTAAAATAAAAGGGTCCGAAGACCCTATTGTTTGTTACCATGTGCCCATACGTACACGAAGCACACCATCGACTACAACCTGAACACCGTATCTGTTAAAGACAACGTAAGTGTTCACACGATCAGCACTGTATGCAACCAGTTGCCCGTTAGCAAAGTCTTGAACCATGATCGGTGGACCCCAGTTCGTGTATGCGGATGATGACAGTGTGGAACCAATGATACCGTTAGTAATCATCGCCTTCGAAATCAAAGCTTCGTTCATGAACACCTGACCATTCTGTACAACAAATGGAGCAGTGGTAGTTGTTGTGCTACCATTCACGATTGCAAATCTATCTGCACGAACAAGGAACTGACTTTGCAGCAAACCACCTTCGTTACCGATACCCAGTGCAATACCAGCCGCCACATACTGACCTTGTGTGTTCGCTTCCATACGAACAGTCCATGATGTGTTAACCTTACCGGCAGTTGTTGCCTGAGCAGTGCTTACGGTTTGGATTGCAGCAGTGTTGTTACCCGCTGTTGTCTGTACTGTTGTGATACGAGTACCCAATGCAGTGTCAGCAGTTGTTCTCGCTGTAGCCTCATCTTGAATCAAGGCTTTGATCTGTGTAAGATCGACACCACCAGCTTCAACAGTATCAATACGACTAGCCAGAGCAGCGTCAGCGTTGATTCGTGCAGTTTGCTCACTGGTAACAGCAGCTTTACGTGCAGTCTCTTCGTTGGTGATCGCAGCAGATACTTGATCAATCCTTGTTGCTTGAGCACTGTCAGCGTTAGCACGAGCAGTAGCTTCAGAAGCAATCGCAGCAGTTCTGTTTGTTGTCTCTGTTGTTACAGAAGCAGCAACCAAATCAATACGCGAAGACAAGGCACCATCAGCACCAACACGAGCAGTTTGCTCAGTCTTGATATCAGAAGCCAGTTGACTATCAGCAGTGGTCATTGTAGCCTGTACTTGGTCAATCCTTGTACCAATAGCAGAGTCAGCGTTCGCTCTAGCTGTTTGTTCACTAAGAACAGCAGCATCAAGACGGTTACCCTGAGTAACTACCGAGGCACCAACAGTATCAATCCGTGTACCCAATGCTGTATCACCGTTAGTACGAGCAGTTTGCTCAGTCTTAACAGCAGCATCCAGACGTTTGTTCTCAGTGTCTTGAGTAGCCAATACAGTGTCGATACGAGTACCAATTGCACCATCAGCGTTTACACGAGCAGTCTGTTCTGACTGTACAGCAGCGTCAAGGCGTTTACCTTCACTTGTGATTGTTGCAGCAACTTGATCAACACGAGTACCCAATGCCGAGTCGGCAGTTGTACGTGCTGTCTGTTCACTACTGATCGAAGCATCCAATCGAGCAGCTTCAGTAACAACACGAGCAGATACGATGTCAACCCTTTGAGATTGAGCAGTATCATTGGTAGCCACGGTTGTTTCAAGTGTAGAGATTTGACCTTTGTTCTCATCAACCTGAGCACTGATTACAACAAGACGTTGAGCAAAGGCTTCGTTTTCAGACGCCCGTGTTTGACGTTCCTCACTGATCTGAGCACGGTTATCATAACTGTTCAATGCGTCAATCAAAGAACCGTCACCGTCATCATCTCGCCATGCCGATTGAATCGACTCAAGTGTACTTGCCGAAGCAGTTACTTTGCCGTCAAGGATGGTGATGTTGGTTGTGTTCAGATTAACTTGTGCAGCCAGTCCGTTTGCATCTTCCAGAATGTCACCAATGTCTTTCCAGTAAATGGAATTAGGCGGTGTTGTATTTACTGGAACAGAAACGAGTGCTTGATAAAGGTTTTGACCTGAGCGAACAATGTCACCTTTCTTGTATGTCTTTGTAGGATCATACACAAGTGCATCAACTGCCTTGGAGATTTGCTCTTCAAGATCAGCAATAGCATTGTCAAGGTCTTCATTTGTCTGATCAACTCTGTCGTTTACAGTCTTAATACGTTCGTTTACAGAGTTAGGAAGTGTCGCCGGTCCATCGATCAATTCTATACGATCATACAGGTCTTTGTCAAGAGCAGAGTCACTAATAAGTCCTGCGAAGTAGTCATTGTACGCACCATTGTCATTGATCATTGACTGACCGATAACACCAACTTCAGTGCTCAATGGTTTCCATTCACCAACGTTACCGCTTCTGTCTACAAGTCTTCCCCAAAACCAGAAGTTCTTACCTGCCAGCAAACCATGCATTTCATGTGAGTCAGTTGGATACGAGAAGTCACCCAGCTTAATTGCACCAGCAAACAATGTTGTCTCGCTGTACATGATTTCAGTACGAAGTGTATCTTCAGCACCTTCCGGGAATTCCCAATCAAGGCGAATACCAAACAGCATTGGAGTAGTTGTCAAACTTGCAAGAACAGGTGGAAGACCCACTTTACCAACAAGATCAGTAGAAGCACTGACTGACCATACCGACTTAATGCCACCAGCGTTGATCGCTCTTACTCGTGCAACATAACGACCAGTGTAAATCCCTTTCACTTCGATCATTGGAGCGCCAGTGATGCCAGCGTTTACCCAGTCACCTTCGTTTACCCGCCATTGAACTTCATAGAGAGATGCGTTAGGTGTCTGATCCCAATTGATGGTCATTACGTTAATCGACATCGTTTGTTCTACATAGTTACGACCAGACACAACTACGTTAGCAGGAGCCGCTTGCAAACCAGCAGGAACAACACTGATCGGTCTTGTTTCAAGTCTTGCACCGTTGTCTACGTTTCCGTATTTACTTTCGTTGTACTCTACACCCTCAATCTCAAAGATACCTTCTTGTGGGTTGGTGATCTTTGTAACACGATACAGCTGTGATTTGAGGTCAGCAGCTTCAACGTAGAAGACAGCGTTAGGTTCCATCTGTACAGAGTAAGGCAGAGTAACAGTAAAGATGTTCTTGGTCACAGACTGGATTGTACGAGCTTCAGTCTTACCATCAGGCTTAGTCAGGAACAGAAGATCACCCGGTTTACCAGATGCTTCACGGTCAAGTGTAATCACGTTGCCAGTAGCAATCTTGATACGACCAGTGTAAGCTCTACCACCAAGCAATGGGTCAGCAACTTGAATGACTTTACCCGGCAGTACATCTGGACTCATACCTTGCAAACCAGTCTGGAAACTGATCTGACGGTTAAACATGTTGGTTACGAGTGTGTACTTACCTTTACGTTGTGCTTCACCACGAGACGTACATCCGATTGCAGAGATTTCAACCTGACGGTCACCACCCCAACGTAGAATCTGTTCTGTCTCATATGTTGCTTCAACTTGTGTTCCGTAGTGACTCTCAGGGTCATCATAGCTAACGAGTGCAGAAGTATAAATACTCTTGTCGTCTGATGCTTGATAATCGAAGCTACCATTGATAGTGTTCGAACGGGAAAAGATCGGAGCATTCGAGATGTCCTCTTCTTTATCTGCGATAGCAACAAAGGTATTACCGTTCCAATAAGTCATCCCGTTAAAGATGGAAGCCATGTCACGAAGTACGGTCCAAGCATCGCGTCTTTCTTGGATAAAGATGTTACAGGTATGACGTGGTTCTTTGGTTCCGTTGCCTTCACCGTTGTCAACCATCACGTCACAGTATTGAGCAACTTCATACATTGCCCACTTATCAACCATCTCAGGAGTAACTTTGTTACCAAGACCGAAACGGTCCTGAGTCATAATGTCATAGAATACCCAAGCAGGGTTATCAGTGTATGCCCATTTGAATTCACCAGACCAGATACCTGTGTAGACTCTGGTTACTGGGTCATAAGTGTTTGGTACACGAACCAATCGGCCTTTGGTCTTAACCGAGATACGTGGAATGTTACTACCGAACAGGCGGGAGTCAAAAGTCACATACAACAGAGCAGTGTTTGGATAACGTTGTTTAACGTCAACAACCTCAGCATAACTCTTGATATTGATTGTGTCTTGAACTGTACCAGCTTCACTGTCAGGTGTTACTCGACGTGCTCTGATTACCCAGTTATTCTCAGCTGGTGGTAAATCAATACGATGTGTTCTTTCATAGGCAGTGTTAGTCTTACCATCAATTGTGTATAATTGATATTGGGTAAAAGCACCACCATCTGTCGAAACATCAACAGCGTATTGCATACTGATACCAAGTGTATCACCATTCGTTTGTTGGCTCAGAAGTGCAGGCCATTGAAAGGTGATACGAACAGCATCAATCTCAGTCTTGGTGATCTGACGAACCCAAGGAGCGTTGTCACGAAGTTCAAGACCAATACTGTACTCGTTTGATACCTCTGGCAAGCCTTTGATATACTCTTGATCAGAACGACCGCTACGCCATTCCCATGTTACACCACCGAAGTTTGAACTACCATCTGGATTAAGAAGTGGTGTACCATCTAGAAAGATATCTTGTCCTGTTGGTGTACCTGCCAGTTCACCTTCAGCAACTGCCAAAAGGACTTTAGCATATGCAACAGAGAGCAGGTTGTTAGGTGTTTCTACAGGTGTATGAGCTTTTTCCTCACCACCTTTTGCACCTTGAATGATTGGATATGCTAACATTTAAATCCCCTTTAATTACTGTTGATCTTCAGATACAATACTCGCTGAAATGATTGCACCCCCAACCTCACGTTCTCCATAAAGGATCGGAACTGGTTGACCTTGTGCTGTTGTGTTAACTGGACCACCGAATGCATAAGATGCTTTGTTATCTGCATCAGTGCTTGAACTCAATCCTGAAGCTTGTGGTGTAAGCAACTGTGTGATACCACCAAGAGCCAGAGAGATAGCAATCGATGTACCTACAGCGGCAGCAGTACCACCGGCAGTAACACCTAATGCAGCAGCAGCTGGTGGGTAGTAAATAGATACGATAATGATAATCGCAGCAGCAATGTAAGCAAACGCACTGTTCTTTGAACCCTTGTATTTAGGGATAATCTTCAGCGTCTTACATGCACCCATTCGAAGTTCATCAAGGTCTTTAATCTCACGCTTTTCAGTGACCAGTGCAAACTTAATCCCTTTCTTCTCAGAGGCTTTGAATGCCTTCTCGAATCCCGGAATCTGGAGCATCATCGCTTTAATTGCTTCAGCTGGTGTTGATACTAGAAACTTGTGGCTACCATACTTCTTCAGATAACCACCCGGTTGAATTTCAATCCAATGTTCTTTCATGTTCACTCCAAGTCTTTATGTCTTAAAATCATTGTTGTTCGTTGATGCCACTGACCACCATATACAATCACATCACTTTTCTTCTCGTACATGTGATGCAGCATTAACGGTTGACCTTTGTGAAATGTCTTACCTTCGAATTCTGAAACTTGATCACCCAAGTAGATACCAGCATGATTCGGATGATAAGTTCTACCGATTTGCATAATCAGCAAGTCATTTGGTTTAAGGTCTGTGACTCTTACAAAACCACACTCATCGTAATACTCTTCATAGAACGAAGTAGTGTCTTTAATTTCCCACCAACGATCCTTACGATCAAATCCCCTGAATGACAGTCCGTGATAGCGATTGTAGTAGTTTTCACATGTAGACCAACAATCCCATACGTTATGTACAAAAGGACGCCCCAGCAAGCTCTCATGAACGTCAGGGATAATCTGACGATAGTCACCTTCAGGATAAGATACGATATGCCAAGGAATCGCCTGTGATTCAGGATCGACAATCAATTCAATCTCACGGTTACGACTCATTACCGCAATATCATTCTTGCTTGGAACGCTTGAACCATCAGGATGACTGTGTACAATACCAACGACATCACCAAGAGACTCGGCAGCTGAAAAGGATTCAGGACACATTACGAACTCATCCTGAGAGTCTTCAGCAGTATTGATACATCTTACATACTTCTCAGTCTTTGCCGTGGTAACGATGACACCACAAATCTCATTCGGGTATCCCTCACGGGCATGTTCCATAATGTCTTGAATCGTTTTTGATTTCAGCTGCTTAGGAATTCTCATATTAACCTCTTGTAATTAAGCTACTCGCAATGAATCCACCAAATGGAAGTGGGTTCTCTTCTCCAAATCTCACCTTGCAACTTTTGCAAAGACCAGCACACTTATCTAATGCCGGATTATCTACAGGTTCATCTTTGTCATTGAAATAACGAGCATCGGTATAACCACAATCTGGACCTCGGTATTGACCGTTCATTGCCCAATGACACAGACCATAAATCTGTCTACGTGGAAGTTGTTGACCAGTGAAGTCAGCAGGTGACGACAGTTCAAAGGTGACACTTGTCTGGTTCTCACCACTCTTACGTGTGATAAACCAAGTTTGTGTAAACTCCATTGATGGGTCAGGATCAGAACCAGTTGGAAGGTATTGCTCGAATGTGGTATGTTCAGTAACCTTTGCACCAAACAAGTTTTGAAGTTGAAGACACAAAGACGAAATCGTTCCGTCAACGTTAGCAACTTCTAGTTGTGGCAATGGACTTTTACCTGTACCATCCCATTCAATACCAGACATCTGATGGGGCCAAGTGTAATATGGCTCACCCTGCCAGTACAAAGCTTTAGGCGGAACATCTGTACCAGCTGCCAATGCAGCCATCAATTCTTCTTCTGTATGATCCACGTTGTAGTTGTGGAATCGAAGCACATCACCATTAAATGCTGTGCAGTCAACTTCGATAAACTTTACTTTCGCACCAACTTCTAACCGTTGGATTACATTATAAATACTGTCATTAGCCATTGTTCACCGCCGTATCAGCCATACTCGCATATGCTTTCTTGAATGTACCTGTGATAAGATAGAGACCACCACCTTGTGCTTTCGGTGTAGGGTTCTTGCATGTGAATAGCGAAAGCTTTCCAAGTGGCGGTTGCCAGATGAAACTCTTCGTTCCCTTATGCCTGTCAAAGAATGCCATAATCAACTTGGCATCAGCTTCTTTAGCATGTACACGGATTGCATACTCTTCGCTCTTGTTGTTGATACCATCTGAACTTGTCTGTGCGTAGCCGTCACCAAACTGTGCTTCCACTACACGGTAATCAATGGTAGGATCAACTTCACGCTCGACTAGCCAAGTAAATTGCTCAACTGCCATACGTCCTCCTATAAAATAAAAAGGGGCGGAACAAGTCCACCCCGTAAACACCATATTTTACTATGGTAAGTATCAATTTGTCAATACAACTAGTTAGTGATTAACGACTTCCTGATCCTTTGTCAAGACTACCACCCGGACGTGATTCGATGTTCAAGACGCTGTAAACCTCTTGACGAACAAACGTACCAAGCTTCTGACCAAAGTTGTCATAGTTCTTATCCGAAGATTGAGAGCTTGAACCACCTTCAGCCACTTGAACATTAACGTTGATGATTGTGTTACCACCACCGCTAGATGTGCTGTCGCCTCCCGACAATGCTCTTACACCAAGACTACCGTCACGAGTACGGGTCAGCGGCATAATCGCTTCAGGTCCAGCTTCACCCATAACACCTGTTTGACCACCAGACATACCAAAGGCAGTTGGTTTGGAAACAACAGAGTTGGTGAATGCACCACCGTTAGCAAAGAACTGAGTACCACCAGACCAACCACCACCATCTGCCTGAGTCTTAACCCAGTTTGAGTAATCACTACCTGTGTAACCGGCTTGTGTACTACCAGCTGAAGTCGTACCGAAGTAAGCTTTTGCGGCTGTACCTGCGATACTCAGGATTGAACCCAAGGCACCAGATGCTGCTTGTTTAGCTGCGATTGCAGCCATATCGGCAATGATACTTCTTGCGAAGTCACTGAAGCTCAGCTTACCAGTTGTAACAAAGGTAGCCAAAGCACTACCAGCACTGTCAAATGCACCAGTCAAGGCAGAACCCACAGATGATGCGAAGTTCATACCAACATCTTGAGCATTCTGTACAGACTTGTTAAATCCGTTTGTCCAATCACGGTTAGCTTCCTGCATGTCCTTGTCGTTTGCAATGATCTGATCACGCAAAGCATTGTGAGTGTCTTTCAGGTCAGCCAGCTTCTGGTTATAAGCGTCGGTATCCTTACCGATTTCCTTAGACAGTTTCAGTTGTTCTTTGTTAAAGTTACGGTCATTCTCAGCCAGTGAAGCATTAAGCCCACCTTGACGATCACCTTGTCCAACACTATCAAGAGCACGGGCACCAGCATCACGAGCAGACTGAACTTGTGCGTCCAGAGCTTCTTTGTATGCACTGATGTTACGAGTTCTCTCTTCGAGACGACCTTTCTCTTTGTTGTCCAACACTTCTTGACGGGTTGAAATATCTTCCATTGCCTTGAGCTTTGCAGCTTCAGCTTTGGTCAACTGGTTATCAAGTGAAATGTTCTGACCAGCGGAGTTTTTCTTGTTGTCTCGCAGTGCGTTAATCGCTGCAATCTGTTTATCATAGCTGTCAGATACAGCAGCAGCTTGAGCAGTAAGGATTGCTTTCTGGCTGGCGAATGTAGCTTCCTGAGAAACCAAACCAGCATCACCAATAGAAGTAATCTTCTTGTAGTAACCTTCATACTCAGCTGTGATGAGAGTGAGGTCACTCTTTACTTCCTGAACATTAGTGTTATCAATTGGTTTGATTGGGGTTTTTTCTTCTTTCTTCTTTGCATCATCAACACGTTTCTCAGCAGCCTTCAGTGCTGCATCTTGATACTTTAGCTCATCAGCACTAAGCTCACGACCTTCAGCTTTAGCCGACGCGGCAAGTTGCAAACCCTGTCTACGAACTTTATTCAGTGCCTCTTCAGCACCTTTTACTCGATCAACTGTACCAACGTTTGCCTCATATGATGCAATGTTCTGACGATCAATAGCAACACCACGTTGACGAGCTTGCTCACGCTCAGCGGCAGCCTTGGCACTTTGTTTTTCACTCTCTAGACGATCTTGAAGTTGTTGAAGTTCAGCCTTGTTCTGTTGATAACGTTTGTCATTATCAAGGAGTTGCTTGCTCGCACTAGTTTCAATATTTTTATATCCACGAGCCGATAACTCAATGGTTTGTTGTTCTTTTACAAGGTTGCGAATACGGTCTGTAGTAGTGTCATCGCGACCAATACCTTTAACAGCATCCCATGCTTCGAGAACAGTGTCCTTGAAACCACGCCATGCATGTTCCATTGCACCAGCACGATCAATAACTTTGTCAGCTGTTTCAGATGCAGCTGTAGCCATTTGAGTCTGAAGCAGATTAACCGCTTCTTGTTGCTGACCCATTTGAATCAAAGCATTAGCTTGAGCCAGAACAGAACCAGTAAGGAACTTATACTTCTCATCCAAGGTGACAGCAGCGTTCACAGGGTCTTTACCCAACGATGCAAAGTCATCAACTACAGATTGAATCGAAACACCTGTAGCACGTTCCATCTTAACAGCAGCTTCGGCAACCGAACTAAACAGTGAATCAACAATCTTGCCAGATGATGCAATTGCAGTTAGAGCTTCAGCAGCTTTACCAGATGTACCTACAACTTCATCCAGATTATCTCTGTAGAGTGCAAGTTGGCTCGCTGATGTACCTGCAAAGTTACCACTGGTGACGATAGCCTTGTTAAACTCAATAGCTTCATTTTTACCAGCGTTCCATCCAATAGCGAGTCCAGCGACAGCCGCACCAACAATACTAAGCGGAGTAATAAGACCCATGATCGCAGTTGACGTAGCCTTGATTGCTGGAATGATACCACCAAACATATCCTTGATCTGACCACCTTGTTGCAGCAGTACAGTCAGTGGAGCTTGTCCACCTTGCAGGGATACAACAATGTCCGTAAACTGAGCAGGCAAACCACGAAGGGCAGCAGCATCTTGTTTAGCAGAGTTTGTATTCTTTGTAGAGGCAGCTTGGCGACGTTCAATCTCTTTACGCTCATCCGCAATAGCCTGAGTCGCACGTTGATGGTCAGCTACTTGTTGGTCAGTAACAACCTTACCTCTTTGCTGTTGTTGCTGCAAAGCTCTCTCAGCTTCAGCAAGGTTACGAAGTTGTGCGTTGTATGGCAGAAGTTTATCAAGAGCACTCTGGTATCGGTCATTGATGCTCTTCTCGCTTCCTGACTGAGCGTTCTTAACGTTATCGAGTGCAACACGTTGATCACCCAAGGCTTTGTTAAACTGATCAACTGTGAGCTTACCAGACTGCAATCCATTCGACAGGATACGAACAGAATCATTGTAACGAGTCTGAGCAGTCAGTACAGGATCATAAGCAGTAACCACCGATTGAAGTTGACGTGTGAAACGTTCCTCAGCAGCAGCGTTACTGTTAGCAGCATTAATCGATGCCTCACGCTTAGCAACAATCTGACCAAGCTTTGTGCTATATTGATCAGCACTCAGAACACCAAGACTCAAACCTTCGTTCAAGGTTCTCAGAGCACGAGTGTATTGAACTTCAGCACGTTCGGCTCTACCAAGTGTAGCAGTGATCGATTCAATCTTAGAAGATACACGGTCAAGTTCAGCACTCTCATCTTTGGTAGCCAGAGCACTGTCACGCTTAGCAGCAGCAAGTTTGATGTACGTATCATATTCAGCAGCAGAGATACCACCGTTACCACCATTCATACCACCTGTAGCTCGTGATTTGTTCAACTGTTCAACAGTGCGGTTATACTCTTGCTGTGCTCTGATTTGTGCAGACAATCCACTCAGGGTTGTTTCAAGGTCACGAGACTGACGGGCAGATGCTTTAGCAGCAAGTGCTTCTGAACTATTGATTGCGTTCTGTTGGTTCTCAAGTCTACGTTTCTCAGCAGCCTCAGAAGCTTCTTTTACTTTACGCTCACGTTCAGCTTGTGCAGCCAGTCGGTCAAGAGCATTACCCTGACGATTAACCAGAGCAATGTTTGTATCGATAACTTGGTTAAGACGGTTGTATTCATCAGGGTTTGTAGTTTTAAGGTCAGAAGCATTGAGAGCTTTACGCTGAACCTCAAGGGTCTTCAGCTTCTTTACTTGGTTATCGATAGCTGATGAGATATCATTGATAGCAGCAGGGTTTCCACCCAATCCACCATTACCAGAGCCACTAGGACCACCACCTTGATTAACTGCATCTTGTGCAGCCTTTTGTTCCTTTAGAGCTTTTGTAACCTTACTCGATGCCTCTGTGAAGTTATTCAGAGACATAGTACCTTGATCAATAGGGCGTGAGTCAAGGTTAATCTGAAGTTCAGCTATCGTTGGCATCTTTCTGATTCTCCCTAAGTGTAATTAGTGCTTCATTCTCCATCAACTGGATATCAGCGAACATTTCATTAATCTGTTTTTGTTTATAACCCATCATCTTACCCACAGCAGGGATCACATTGTAATCAAGTCCTGTTGCACCGTTCACACCAACTCGCCACTGAGTCATCAACGAACAGAAAACATTGAATGCAGGCAGGTTGATATCCCAAATGAAAACATCTTCCACAGGGATTTCCTCAAGAGACAGACCAAACAAACCCGCTTGATGAGTGTTAGTGTCTGCCTCATACAAGGCGTGAGCAGCGCTGATTAGTTTCCCGAACGTGCTCTGTTGTAAGCTTCGTTGTATTGCTCAAGAATGGCATCAGTAACAGATACAGAGGTAGATACCAATGCTTCAATGTTTTCGTCACTGAACTCATCCGAGAAACCCCAACCTTCAACGATGTCTTTAATCTGGTCTACTTGAATAGCAATCTCACGATCAGCCCATTCTTCCAGTGTGAACTCAGAGCCTTCGTTTGCAGAATCTTCAGCTGCTTTAATCAGTTCCAAGTTTTGTTTCTTCCAACGGTCAAACACACGAGCCAGATTCTTACGGTCAAAAGCTTTGAATGTAAAGCTTACATCCATTGGCTCACCACCAACACGAGGAATCTTAACAGTTGCTTTGAAAGTTGGGTTCATTTGTGTTTTAAAAGATTTACCAGCCATTATACATCTCCTTGAATTATTGAATTTTATGCAAAATAAAAGCCCCCTCCAAACTAATGAAGGAGGCTAGTAATTACCAAACTACTTAGGCAGCAGCTTTGTATCGAGTTACACGACCTTGTTGTGCCAGAGTGATAGTACGAACCATCAGCTGGTTACGAGTCAGTGTTGGTGTGTTGGTAATGGTAGCAATACTGTTGTACAGTACGATGTCACCGTTAACCAAGTTCAGACGCTGTACACGCTCTTCTTTCAGTTCATCAGCCTCTTCAACAACTGGAACGAAAGGTTGGTCAGGGTCATCCGCTACAGTCAGAGTCAGAGTCGAAGGCGACTTGGTAGTTGGAATCTGACGGTCTTGGTCTTCCTCAAGGAAACCGAACTGGTAGAACTGTTGCTCACCACCAGACGATGCTACTTCAGTGATTTGAGGAATGTTAACCCAAGTAGCAACTTCCTTGGCAGAACCAGCAGAAGTACCAGCAGGGTAACGTTGAACGTTAGTGGTGTTGATACCAGTCAGAGTGAAAGTATCAGTAGTAGATGTACCAATCTTAAAAGCACGACCAGTCAAGTTAACCCAACCCGATGTCAGGTGGATAATATCACCAGCAACAAAACCGTGTCCAACAGCGGACGCTACAGCAGGGTTAGCGTTAGAGATTGCGGTTACGGTAACTGGAGTCCCGTAAGTAGCAGCGAAGTCAAATGTTGAACCGTTAGGAAGACGAAATGCCATTTTATATACCCTCTTTTGATTAATTTGTGTCGGCCCGGTATGTAAAGCGACATGGAACTTGCCACCACTCATTACCTTCTGGACCTTGAATACCCTCACCAACTCGGAGAGGACTAGTTACTTGAACAACGAAGTCATTATCGCTAAGTCGTCTGTTGATGTAGAAAATCTCTTGCAACTTGTCAGCAGCAAGTTCAGCGTTTAGAACACCATTACCTAACGCATCTGATCGAACCATCATCTGAAAGATGCCAGTGTAAGCCTTGTGGTCTCCTGAGAGCGTGTCCGACTCTGTGTCAGCAGGGATGATATGAGCAACGATAAACGTGTCTTCAACATCAGCCGGGGGACTCATGAAACCATTGATCTTTACTGTGTATAGTGAATTACCATTCTCATCCGTCAGACCGTCAATAAGTGCGTTCGTCAATAGACGCCGAATCTTTGATGTGCTCATGCGTCCTCCTTATTTTACAAGACGAACAGCTTCGTCCACGATCCTTTGAAATTGAAGTTCAGTAATACCAACCATACCATCAGGTGCTTGTTTCGAACTACCATACTCAAGATCATATCCATAAAGAACATGGTTCTGAATATAAGCAATCTGACCAGCAGTGAATGTACGAGCATTGGTTGCCATCTCTGCAATTGTTGAATAACCCTCTTGGTCATATCGAATCAAACTGTTGCCAGTCATTTCTCCAACAGAGAGTTGCCAGTTACCTTTAAAGCGACCAGTATCAACAGGTGAAAGATGAACTAAGTTCGTACCGACTTTGATAGCGATTGTTTGTAATGCTTCATCGATAGTTGTCTGAGTGCTTTCAACCCACTCTGCAATTTGATCATCGAAATCAACCATATCGCACCTGCAACTTCCATCCACAATCAGTACCGTTATCATTAAACGGTTTGACATTGATCACCTTGATCTTCTTTTCAAGGAAGTAGATGATGTCTCCAATCTGTGGGTCGGGGCAGTCAGTGCCATCAATCAACACTGGCGATACATAAAGTTGGAAGTCACCGTAAACGATTGTCTCGTTACGATAAGCATATTCATTGTAGTTGACTCTCAATCCACTACCAACGTAATCTACGTTAATGGTTGGAGTTGAACCACCGGTTGTAGGATCATACGCACCGGGAATTCTCCTTGTAAGTGTAAGCTGTACGCCATTACCACCTCGACCTACGCCAAGTTGTTTAATGACCATAGCTCGTAAGTTAGCGTGAATACTCATTTAGCACCCCGCACAACATGTGTCGCGTTTGATGCTCCAAGGAGTAAAGCCACTATCACACAACTTGAAGTCAAGCAGTTTGTTTCTGTCAGGTTCATTAGCACCTGCAAACCAAGGCATCAGGTTGTCAGGAGGAACTTTACCGGCTGTCTTAATCAGATAATCAAGCAGCTTTAGATAGTTCGTGCTAGTAGAATTAGAAATTTGAAGTTCACCGATAACCTCACGAGATGATTCACCTGAAACAAAGAAGGCGGCACTCATAGCTGCATACACAGCGGCACGGTTCACATCACCTTTCCCCAGCTTGAGGAATTGAGCGTATTGCTCAGGTGTAAACATCGGATAGTAAGGACCACCGGGAATGTCACCAATCATCAAAGCAAGGAGAGCAATCTTTTCATCATCTGTCATTTGTCATCTCCTATAAACAATAAAGGGCCAGCTGTAGCAGCCAGCCCCTATTTGCAATCTTAGCTGAAGGTTACATCGAAAACAGCTTGAGGGTAGATCAGACCGTTCATGAAGTTGGAACCCAGCTTCATTTGAATCAGGTCATCTTCCTCGTTCAGACGTTCGAAGTAGTATTCACCTTGTGCAGTCTTGTTGATAGTGCTAAAGGTGTTGGCTGGAGCGAAGTAGGTTTTAAACATACCACGAACACCAGTTGGCAGAGCGATTGCTTTGTTAGCAGCGATCCAAGGTTGGAACACGCCGTCAGCATCTTCGTAACCACCAGTACCAGCATCGATAAACACCAGACCCCACAGGTTTACAGTACGGAAGTTCGCATCGTAACCAGAAGCTTGAGCCGGGGTAGACAACAGCAGTTTGTTGTAGTCTTGGTTGAAGTATTTAACCGCTTCAGTTACGAATGGGTTAGTGTATACTGCGTCGAAGAAATCAGTACCGCACAGCAGAACGATTGCTTTGTAGTTACCACCAGAAGTGGTATTACGCAGAGCTTCACGCATCTTACGAACCAGCTGCGAGCAAGAAATACGTGGGTCATTCGAACCAGTCAGTTTCAGGTCAACAGTCTGACGAGTTACGCCCATCTCTTGGTAGAAGTCTACAGTGTCACCGTAGGAAGTAGCCAGAGCACCCGATGGGGCATAGACAGTACCTTCGGTCAGCAGCTGCATACGAGCAACGTCACGAGTCAGGTCGAAAGCGGCACGATGTGCTTCCAGCTTTTGCAGACGAACGTTCATCACGGTTTCCAGAGCAGCAGCTTCCATGATGTTAGAAACTTGTGCAACACCGTCGATATCTTGAGGCTTGATAGCATCCAGAGTTTCGAAGTTAGGAATCTTGATCTGAATGAAACCTTTCTTCGGTGTGGTAACCAGAGTGTCAGCTTTCGCTTCCCAGTTCTTATCTTTGATCAGATGGTTGCTGTACTGTGTACGTTGAATCTCAATTTTCTTTTGAGTAACGTATACTTCTTCGAACAGACCCAGTGCGTCGATGATCGAAATATTACGTGGGATTTCAACCAGAATATCCGTCAGTTCAACATATTTACCTTGGCTCAGGCGGTCGATGTTTTTATCAATAATCAGAGACATTTTCTCATCCTTCTATAAAGTGAAGGGGTTCTTTCAAACCCCAAAAGTTGTTAATTCGAATTAAGCTGCTTTCAGCTTAGTTACGTCATCCAGAACCAGCAGACCTTGATCAGCCATCAGCTGTTTCAGAATGTCGAAGTTGGTAGCGGACAGAGCACTCTGAGCCTGCTTAATGTAGAACTCTTTGAACTGAGCATCACGCTTAATTACCAGTGCGTTATACTTACCAGATACAATTGCACGAGGCACGAAGTCGGAAGCGAATGCGTAATGGTTGCCCCAAACTACAGCGAACTCATTATCAGTGGTCAGGTCACCAGCAACGACAGCAGCCCAAGGAGAAGCGACACCCAGTCCTTTATCGCGAGCAACTACCGTACCAAAGGCAAGGGCAGCACCAGCAGCTGGCGGGGTAATGTTTGCGTTATCGTTGCTGAAGTTCAGGGTCAGATGACCAATCAGAAGGTCAGAAGCCTTTTTAGCAAATTTGAATTCAGTGAAAGCCATGTTTATTATCCTCTAAATTGGAATGTTTAATTAACGACGCAGAGCTTTAGCAGCTGCAATACCAGCGGCCAAAAGATTTGCTTCTGGAGTTGTTTCTTCCGTAGATTCCTCAACACCCTCTTCGCCTACTGGTTTAAAGCTTTCAGCACGAGCTTCTTTGATTGCAGCAAGCTCACTAACTACGAATGAGAATGTACCGTCATCAAGGCTAGCGTAAGCAGCAAGCTTATCTTCGAGTTGTTCAACAGGCAGAACCTGAGACAATGAAGCTTTACGACTTTCCAATTTAGCAGCGGCAGCAGCTTGTTCAGCAGCAGCACGTTCAGCTTTAAAACCTTCAAGTGCAGTTGTAAGTTGTGTGATTTGATCAGCTTGAGCAGTCAGTTGACCAGCCAATGCAGTCAGTTGGGTTTCAGCGGCAGTGCGTGCTGCTTGCGATGCAGACAGTTCTGCGGTAAGTTCTTCGAGCTTAGCCATTTCAGCTTTATCCCCCGTAAATGTTAGTTTGATAGCATCTTTAATGCCCATGTCATTTCCCTCTAAATTACTCTGAGCCTCAGTAGCCAGATAGTCATAAAACTCTTCGACAGTCATTACCTTATCGATAAGCCCAAGTTCAGTTGCATCACTGGTCATGAACACATTAGCTTCAGTGTCTTTAACAGCTTGTAGCTGCATTCCACGAGCTTCAGCAACATGACTTGTGAAACCTTCGTACAGGGTATCAACCATGTCCTGCAAACCATCGATAAACTCTTTCGTGAAAGAACCATCTTCAGCATAAGGAACTTTGTCTTTACCTGCCGTTACAAAAGTACGTTCATAGCCAGCTTTCTCAAGTGCTTTAGTATCATTGTAAAGCTCAATCAGAACACCAATAGAACCAATGACACTACCAGACGATGCTACAATCTCATCAGCAATACAGCTAATACCGTAAGCAGCAGAGCAAGAGTATCCGTCAACATATGCAATGATTTTGATACCATTGTCATCTGCAAGCTTTCTGATGTAGTTTGCACTATCGATCATGCCGTGAGCTTGACCACCACCAGAATCGACAATCATTGCGACTGTCTTAGCACCTTTGGCTACAAAGTATTCCATCTGATCTTTCAGCATCTCATATGATGTACCACCACAGAGTGCTTCCCATCCAGTTGTCTTGTAGGTCAAAGGACCAGATACATGCATTACGCCGGTCTTTGTGTCTTGTACATATCGATCAGCAGGGTCACCATAACTCATATCAGCACCAACAGGTGTCAGGTCAGCGTTACCCTCGATTCGACTGTTTACATAAGCCATGATGCTTTTAAAGCTGTTCTCATCAATAAGATGTGGTGTATTCACCAGCGAACTTTTAAGTCTAATCAGTGAGTGTGGTTGTTTCATCATTAACTCCCTTTGTTTGCTGTGTTAGGATCACCGTTAGCTCCTGTACCCTTTCCGTTGCTTCCCGGTAAACCAGACTCTAGTCCACCACCAGATTCAGAAGTGAAGTTAGTCATAAGCTTTCTCAGTTCTTCGGTAGGCATATCATCAGGAACTCGATAGTCAATACCAGCACGTTCAAGTACGAAGTTAACAACCTCAGGAACAAGAGGAATCAAACCAGTAGCAGCTGTCTTTTGCAGGTAGCTACCAATGTTTTCCAGCGTCTCAGAGTTAGGCAATTCAAAATCAAAGTAAGGAGTGAGAGCAGTGTCCCAACCATTTTGTCCGAACAGCGTAGGAATCAGTTTGTGATTCAGCTGATCTTTGATTTCAGTCAAGCGACTATTAACCGCTAGGTTGATAATACCAACCTTAGATTCAGAAAGAGAGTAACTACCACCAGAACCACCACCAAGAGAAAGAACGTCTGCAAAGAGTGCTACTTGAATCTCTCTTACATAACGAGCGATAATGGCGTTTACGTCATAGGACTTCTGACCAGAGATGTTCTTAATCTCAAAGTCAAACATTCTTTGACCAGCTTCGTCAACCAACATTGGCAGAATGAAACCACTCTGTTTAGCTTGGTGTGCTCGTTCCATCATGCGGGCATACATATTAAATGATGCTTCGCGGTCAGCGTCACGATCTTCTGTCAGATACTCAGGAGGAAGGTACAGAATTTTAAATGCGTTGTTATCTTGTGCTACACCAATCATTTCTGATTCTTGATAAGCTTCTTTCAGCTTCCAAGGTTGCCATGCAGCAACAAGTGGCGATGTACCAGATGGGCTATCGTTTTGAGCGTTGTGTCGGAAGTGCAAGCATTTCTTCATCGGGATAAACTTAACACCCGTCTGACTTGTATCAGTGATCGTCCGTGCGACTTCCCATCCATCATTCAGGATTACGTTGCCGCTGTTACCGGGTTTGATGATTCGCTGATTGAAACCTTTAAGCTCACGACCATTTGCATCCCAAAGCCATTCAACAACAGTACCTTGACTTCGTGGTGCCAGAGCTTCAAGCCCGACATATCCGTCATCATACTTGCTGCCATACTTCTTGTTTCTGAAACGAAGTACCATCTCCAAAACGCTGAAACCATAACGGTTGAACGAAATAGCATTCTTAATACCAGCTGTCCAGCTATGACGCATATCGTGCATCACTTCAGTAAGGTATTGTTGCTGTGCCTTCAACTGTGCTTCTGCACTCTTTGGTACACCTTTAGGAATCTTGACAGACCAAGTAGCTTCTGCTACCTTGCCTTCAACAAACTCCAATGCAGGGGATACAGTGCCATCCAAAGCCATCTTCTTAAATGTTTTGAATGCATGGGGCCAGCGAATCTCGTGCTGACACTCATCCCATACTTGACCACCTAGTGTAATGAGACCAGAATAACCAGTCTCACCATAGACAATCGCAGGAGCTTTGTTGTCCCCTTTCTCCAAGGAGCTTGTGTTATCAGCTTCATCAGCCATGTTGACTCCTTATCCAAAGGGTGTGATATAATCTAATTTAACCGATGCTAGGATCGATCCCATGTTTGGAATGTTGCGACGTTGAGCAAGAATCGATACACCGTCACTGATACAGTCACAGATGTCATCATGCCCGGATTCACCACCACGTCTCTTACCATTAAACGCCTCAAGCTCTTTATGCATGAAGTTGTTATTGGCTTGAATGTTATTCTCTTCGTCAAAACCACAACCTTTGAGAATCTTTACATGCCCGTTCATTGCAAGTGAAGAGAAGGGTCTAAATCGATCAAGCTTTGATTGGGTTGCTTTCATCGTTTTTACACGATACCCTTTCTCGCTCAATGCTCTAGTAATCAATCCAGTGGCAAGCTTTGCAGATGCACCGGGATCGAGTGGGATGATAATCTCACAATCTTTTCCGTCTTGTTCTCCATTTTTGATGATGAACTTTTCCCAATCACCGAACAGGATACGTGTACGTCTCACCTCATGAATGAAATAGTCTCCATTCTTTAGCTTGCTCATTTTCACACATGCTGTATAGTCAGGACTTGGGTTACCTTCAGACTTCAATGTACCAGCGAAGTCATAGGCTCTTACAGTTCGAACAATCTCACTCTTAGGTGGCTCTTCAGCAACTTCCTCACACCATGATCGTTGATAGTATGTACTACCCTCTTCACGAGCGGTCCAGTCACCAAGCAACAAACGACGACGCTCAACATCAGGCAGAGCCTCAAGCGATGCTTTATAGCCGGGGTTTGTTTTCATCAGAGTTGGATTGTCATAGATGGTCCCAAGCAATACCTGAAAGGAAATAGGCATTGGTTGATTCTCATCATCATCCGGTAAATCGTGTCGTTTATACTTCTGGAGCATTTCGTCGTATGAGTCACCCCAAACGATTTCACCACCATAACGAAGTAGATAACGTGTTACACCATTCTTTTCAGGGTCAGGCAAACCATGTTGCGGATGACCTTCTGGATACAACCACCAACTCACCCATTCAAATAAGAAACTATCGGGGTCAGGGTTGCAACTTACCCACATACATGGCTCTGCATCACCCATATCAGCCTCAGTACGTAGACGTGAGAACAACCACCAGAGATGATGTTCAGCAGCGTGTGTACCTTCGTCGTAAAATACAGATGACAATTCCAAACCTTGGTAAAGGTTTTCAGCAGAATCGTTTTCGTAATGTGAGAAGCTTACTGATGCTCCACTTGGGAACACCAACTTTTGATCTTTTAACTTTCGCTCAATCTTACCGGGAAATACCTTTGAGTAAAGTCGGAAGGCTTGTTCAAACAAACCACCCGGCTTCATAATTGCAGTAGAGTTTTTACGAATGCAGAAACCACGATAGTTAGGATCGTGAACCCATCGCAGATGTCGCATCAAACCAACGTAGCTTTTTGAACTACCGGCTGCACCACCAACGATTAGAATCTTTGCATTACTCTTGAGATATTTTTCTTGAAAAGGAGATTGAGGGCGTACAATGTCTGACATTGTTAACCTCCCAGTGGAGATGATTTCTCATCCCCGTATAAGTGTCCATAATATAGTAATTAAACTGAATTGTCAATACCTTACTTATTCAACTTGCTTAAATTTTGCAAGATAAGCATTTGTCATAGTATCGCGTTTACGACCACCGATTCCGGCGTCAGTCATTACCTTCTTAAACTCTGTTTCCCACTCCATTGCTTCCAGCTGATCCTTAGTCCAAGGAACACCAGCGTTAGTGCTTGTATCAACTACTGGAGTATCGGTGTCCAGCGAGAAGCCAGAGGCTACAGGTTCTACAAATGCAGCGAACACTTCCTTACAGCTATCGTATTCGAATACGCGGATACATGCATTTGGTACAGGCGGTTGCTCTGCCTCAAGGACCAGAGATACACTGTGCGGGAATCGCATATTAGGAATCGTACCTTCCTTGAGCGTTGCACCCAAGTTTGCCATTTCAATCAGGTTCTCGATAAAGTTCAGACCAAGACTGTCTTTACCAGTTACGTGCAGGTGATACTTATTACTCATTTGTTGTCTCCCTCGTTAGTTTCCAAATCCATGCTGAATGTGCCAGAGGCATTCGCAGGTTCAGTTGATTGATTACGTGCAAGCTCATCAGCCCCACTCTCATTACCTTTGTCCCGGATTCCGATGATAGCCATCTCTTCACGTAGACATGTGTTGTTGTAGCTCTCAATCGCCTTTACGACGAACTTAGCCATATCCACTTTATCTTTAGGCGGTGCAGAAACAGGATTACCGTTCTTATCCTTACCTGTCATACTTTGACGAAGTAGCTCAACAGCATCACCTTCAATATCATAAAGCTTCTTTAACGTAGTACGCATACGACTCTTTGCTTTACCAGAACCTTTAGGGCGTCCAGCTGGATTACCTGATTGTCCCGGTTGAAATCTAGTTGAATGAAGTGGGCTTTCGTCAACACTTTCTTCAATCTCTTCAAAATCTTCCATATTATTGCTCCAATAATGTTGACATAGAACTGATTCTATAGTAGTAATGTAACTTTTGTCAATACGTAGACAAAAGAAAGCCCCGACAAAGCGGGGCATTTAGTTTAAGTTAGTTGACCAGCAACACGTTGTGCAGCCAGCAAAGCATTGAGCTTAGTAACGATTGCATTAACAGCTGTTTGAGCACCAGCGATATCTGTCACTGTCTGAGCAGCAAGGTCAGCAACAGCCGTAGCTTTCCTTACACCACCAACTACTGTAGTTGTTGCAGCTGGAATAATGGTTGAAGGTGCAGCAAACAATGCATCTAGGTCACCATTACGGGCAGCACCCATCACGCCATTGGTTGCCAATACTTCAATGAGTTCATCACGATTTGCAATTGCCATGTTTCATTTCCTTCTATCAAGTAGTTTACAGAAAACAAAAAACCCGCACTAGGCGGGTCTCTTTATTGCCTTTCGGCTACAATTCCTTGTCGGGTAATTGTCTGGTAGCAGATATCCGATTTGAACGGATGGAACCCGAGGGTCCGGCTGTTTTCAAGACAGCTGCATTATCCGCTCTGCCAATCTGCTATATTTGGTGCGGGTGACAGGTTTCGAACCTGCAATATCTGGTTGGAAGCCAGAGGTGTTGCCGTTACACTACACACGCATTGTTTGGTCGGACGCCTGAGATTCGAACTCAGAGTAGTCGGCTTAAAAGGCCGATGCTTTAACCATTTAGCTAACGTCCAATGTTTGGAGCCTTCTATCGGAGTTGAACCGATCTATTACTGGTTTGCAATCAGCACCCTAGCCGCTCAGGCAAGAAGGACATGTAACCTAAATACGTTACATTTGAGAAAGTAACCTAAAAAGGTTACAGTCAGCGTTGGAACATGTGACAGGGGTCGAACCTGCCTGAACTCCCTTCGTAGGGGAGTGCCTATCCAATCGAGCCACACATGTATTAATTTGGATTCTAGTAACAGGCTGTACGTTTATCCTGTTCTACCCCAGTCCACGCTAGTCACACCGTGGGGGTTTCCTACTTCGACCATAGGTCAGGTTGAGGCAAATGACACTCCATTTCTACCTGAATTTGGTGCCATCAGCAGGAATCGAACCCGCGACATCTTGCTTACAAGGCAAGCGCTCTACCAACTGAGCTATGAGGGCAATTTTAAATCGCGTTTACTGCCAGTTCAGGTCAAGCCCTTGTTCCACTAATGAACCTACTCTTCTCATTTCAGTGTGTCGTGGCTGGTACGATATGTATCTCATACAGAGGCAACACACCTTTTCAGTAAAATTGGTCTAAGCGGCAGGATTCGAACCTGCGTGTACCCAGTTCCAAACCGGGACGATAACCTGACTTTCGCTACGCTTAGATAATTGTAATATTAATCTCTTGAGGATATAGCTATTGTGATACCTATCAAAAGAGGTAGAACTATAAAGTGCAGTATTCCTAGCAACATCACTTCACTACCATCCTATAATTGGTGGATGTAGATGGAATCGAACCACTAGCCAAAGGCGGAGCGTTTACAGCGCCCTGATACTTACCCGGTATCTCTACTACATCCTTAATTCTTACCCGTTTAACGTCCGGGACAGACATCATTTGGCAGTCCTGAAGGGAATTGAACCCTCGTTACTGGCGTGACAAGCCAGCGTAATAACCACTATACTACAGAACTATATTATTTAGGAAACAACCTTACCAGAGTAAGGATTCTTACCACGAACGTTCTTGTTAGGGTGACGACCTTTAACAGCAGCACCTTGTGCAGTACGATCAAATGGTTTGTGTTCCTTAGTTGCATCATAAAACTTAGACATCTTTCTTGCTCCTTTCTCTCACTATTAAATTGGCACCCACGGGAGGACTCGAACCTCCGACAAACTGGTTAACAGCCAGCTACTCTACCAACTGAGTTACACGGGTATTTTGTTTGGTGTTCCTAGCTGGACTCGAACCAGCAACCACCAACTTAGAAGGCTGGTGCTCTGTCCAATTGAGCTATAAGAACTGAATAGGCCACTGTTGTTAAACCAGTCAGCGTCTGGAATTTGGCATCCCGCCGTGGAATCGAACCACGTCCGTAAGGTTTTGGAGACCCACATGCATTTGCCATAACAACCACGAGATATAATTTGACGTTACACTGAGGAAGGCCAATGTTCACTAATCACACAGTGCAACGGCAATCTTACTAATCGTCTGATTCCACGGAAGGAGAGGGCCGCGTACCAACACGTCATAGTAAGAGTTGCCTCTTTATTCTTTAACATGTTGCCAATTATACATGAACCCTCTCATGTTGTCAATACCTATATCCAATCTTCTTCAGAGACCATCATACTCTTCCATGAATCCCAAATCAATTTCTTTAAGCATGTGATACCCTCCGCTTGTAAAGACTTGAATTCTCAGTCAGCGATTCAAATGCGTATTCGAATCTGAAGTCAGGTTCGATCTGTTCCGGCTTGTCATTCTTTTTATCAAGCTCAACCTCTAATTCATACAGCGCCTCCACGATGCTATTGTATTCTTTGATATCCACAATGTTTGTTCCTTTCGTTAGTTAATCGGATTGTTTATCCAATCACTCTACATCAGGATTCACAATATGTCAATACGGTCAATGAGGTAGTGACATTGCCCACTCGACCGCTGCTTTAATAACTTCACCGTGACAGGGGCGGGGTTTGCAATAGCATCCGAGACGTTTACCGTTAAGTGATCTAAGCTCATCGATTGTAATCTCCCCTTGACGGATGAGTCGCCAAAGGTGATTTCGATATTCGGATATTGCTTGCTCAACTGTTTCAACTCGGTATAAAGCTTTTGTTCCCGGCTTGTGGGAGTAGGGATTACCCCACTTGCTACCACGTCCAATGTAGACATCAAATTCCTGATAGTGTCGATTGACAACATCACACATTTTCCTCTATGACCTCGACAGTGATTCGGACCCTTGTACCTTGGGGTAGCATAAGGTACTTCAGATTACCTCCTGTGTAGTTGCTGTATGGGTTAGGAGCGAACTCGGGTTCTTTACGCATGTGCATGTCTACAGAACCGTATTGATCAACGATCAACTCAGATTGAGCGAACAGTTTCATACTCACCACCGCTCAGACAGCATACAAGGTTCGCTAAGACCTGACATTACGAATTCCGGGTCATCATTCAGCTTGAATGTGAACGTTGCTCCTGACGCAGTAGAGAGCGTTACAATGCCACATGTACTATCTGCTAGCACTGCACCACCAAAGTAATCACAGTTATCATTGAATTTAGCGGTCACAGAATCACCTCACTTTCTTCGACATGGTAATGAGCCAGTCGATCTATGAAGGTTTGACGATAGTTACGATTAAGGTGTGAGTTGGTGGTTAAACCCAGTGTTGCCACAGTGTTGATCATGGAATTATATTCAATTGCCTCACACCAATCACGAAGGTATTCAGCTGTCTCTTGTCTAGCACAGATATGAACTGTGTCAGATGAATCTGCATTTGACTCAACGACAGACCAAGTGTTCATTACACCATCATTCATTTCATTCTCCAAAGTTGATTGAGGATAGGAATTCATCATCGTATTCCGGTTGATCCATGATATCAGGTTGATCATCAACGTCAACCACTTTCTTTGCTGTCACTAACGACAGGGTGTTAACCTGTTTGTAAACTGATCTAGATTTACTGCCCACTCTGGTTACCTTGACTGACACTACACCAGCCTTGGTAAAGGTAGTGATAGCCCGCTGTACCGTCTTGACGTCAACGTCACAGGCATTCGCTATCGCCTTCTGACTTTCATACATCTCACCCTTTAGCTTCTGAGTAAAGAAGTGAAAGCGTGTTAGCAAATGTACGTAGATCATCTTCATAGCAGGTGTCAGGCTTACCACCTCACCAGTGATAGCATTCACAAATCCTGAAGCTCTATATAATCCTACTGGAAACCTATAAAAACTCACTACCTACTCCTATTTATTCTATCTATTTCCTCTCTCTTACTCACTCTATCTATATCGGAGGACATTTTGTCGTGTGGTCAACGGACATTTTGTCCTTTCTGCACAGGACATTTTGTCGCTTCTGAATGGCACCCAATATACACCAGTGACAGCAATCGTCAACAGATAATTTACTGAAAATAAATGGTTGACACCCACGACCAGTCGTGTAGAATCACTCCCACACAGACACATAGGTGAAAGAATGGAAGAGCAGGAATTCGCAATTGCCGTCCTCGTTATTGCCCTAACAGCAGGTGCGGTGTTCGTCGCTATCATCAAATTATTCTAAAGGGGAAAGGATGTATAAATATGCATCTCTGCCAACTTCATTGGTAGAGAAATCAGACGCTTACCGGGAGACGAATGACTGCACAGTGAAAGCATTTGCAATAGCATTCAACACCACGTATGATAAAGCTCACAACCACCTTGCTAAACATTGTGGTAGACGACCAAGACAAGGGATAGTATCTAGAATCGTCCTACAGCCTTCTCTAAGGCACACAAAGACAAAGGTAGGGCCGTACACCAACTCCAACCGAATCACGCTAGGAGCGTTCTGTAAGGCTCATCCAGAGGGTAGGTATTATGTCAGAGTCAAAGGTCATGCCATTGCAGTCGTTGATGGAACCGTGTATGATCATCGGGACAGCCCAAGACGACAGGTTACATGGGCATTACGAATTTACATTTAAGGAGAAGAAATGGTTCGCGTAGTATCTGCACCAGAAACAAAACAATGCACTTGCAACAAATGTCGATGTGTGCTTGAATACGAGTTCAACGACATGAAGATTGAATTCGCAAGCGATTACACAGGTGATCGCGACTTGTCAGCTACTATAAAGTGCCCAAGTTGTGGCAACGAAACACATGTCAATCCAATATTCTGAGGAAAACAAAATGCTAGTAGTTGATTATATTCGCAGCAACGGTATCGAAGCACTGAAAGAAGAGTTCGGCATCAAAGTTCGTTTGGAAGGGCGATTGATGGTTCTTAACTATTGCCAGATTGAAAGCCCAAAGACACATCCAATTGTTATGGAATGTCGTGGTCTTATTCTTGAGCAAGAAACTCTTCGTGTTGTTTCTCGTTCATTTGACCGATTCTTCAATCTCGGTGAAGCACTGGATACAATGCCAGCAATCGATTGGAGCAAAGCAGAGGTTTTCGATAAGGTTGATGGTAGCCTGATTAAGATTTACAACTACAACAATCGTTGGGAGATTGCAACGCGCGGTACAGCTTTTGCTGACGTGCCTTGTGGTGACTGGGGTATCACTTTCCGTGAACTTGTATACAATGCACTTGGTGTAGAAAACGATGGTGATTTCCAATCGCTGATGACTCGCTCTTTGATGATGCACCATATGACTTACATCTTCGAACTGACATCTGTTGAAAACCGTGTTGTCAAGCATTATGATGGTTACAAACTTCATTTCCTTGCCGCTCGTGATAACCGTACTTACGAGTATCATTCTGAACTTGAACGTGAATGGTTGTTTGGTGAAGTATCCGGCATGAAAGACCGTATTTCTAATCCTAAAGTATACAAGTTTGATACACCAGAAGCATGTCAGGAAGCATCTCGTTCGCTGAAAGACCTTGACGAAGGTTATGTTGTATACCAAAATGGCATTCCTATATGCAAAGTTAAGAGTCCAGCTTACGTGGCAGTTCATCATATTCGTGGTGAAGGCTTGAATCATAAGCGTAGTTGTGAACTGGTTCTTTCAGGTGAGGTGTCAGAATACCTGACCTATTTCCCTGAAGACGAAAGGATTCTTCAGCCGTTTCTAGATGCATATGTAAGCTTGATTAATGATATCGTTAATGTATACAACCGAATTTATCGTATTGAAGATCAGAAATCATTTGCAGCAGAAGCTACAAAACATCATTTCAGTGCTTGCTTGTTCAAAGCTCGTGCTGGTAAAATGGACCCACTCAAAGCATTTGACGGTCAACGTCTTGCTTATCGACTAGAACAAATGGAGAACTTTCTTTGAAAGGCTATGTAAATGTAAGTCGATCTGATCTTCTTGCTGCGATTATCGGGTTTGAAGTCAGATACGATGTGGCAAAAGAGCTTCGTGACAAAGGTATCAAACTGTATTATGAAAAGCATTATCTGAATGGTAGTGCTTTCACAAAGTGGTGGCATCGCAAAAAGACAGTTACCCAATTTGCACGTTCACGTTTGTCAACATTCGGGCACTGGACCGATATTCTTCATGAAGTATTGACAACTGAGGAATGTGACGAAATTGATTGGTGGTCATGTACATGGGAAAGTAAGATCAAACCAATCAAAGCATTGTATGATCGCTGTGAGATTGATGAAACCGTTCTTGTTGACAATGAAATGGCAGCAATGATTACAAAATACAAAGACTACTTAGAGGGAGTAAAATAATGCGTGCAGTAATTACAGTCGGCATCAGTGCCAGCGGCAAAACTTCATATGCAAAAGAGCTTGTAGCACAAGGGTATCGTGATATCAACCGTGATTGGATTCGCTTTAATATCGTTAAACCCGGTGCAAACTGGTCTACATACAAGTTCAGCAAAGCAAACGAAAAAGAAGTAACCGGCATCCAAGGTCAGATGATCATGGAATCATGCTTCAAAAGCGAAAACATTGTTATCTCTGATACCAACTTGAACACTAGCACTCGTGCTGGTCTCATTCGTCATCTGGAAGCACTTGGTTATGAAGTAAGTGTCGAAGTGTTTAACATCACTCGTGAACTTGCAATTAAGCGTGACAACCTGCGTGAAAATGGTGTCGGTGAATCAGTTATTTATCGTCAGAACCTGAAAATGCTTGACTTCCTTGGTCGTCGCACTTATATTGGTGACGAAAGCAAGCCGAAGGCTATCATCTTTGATGTTGATGGTACTATCGCTGAAATGGGTGATCGTGGTCCGTTCGATTGGGCGCGTGTAGGTGAAGATAAACCACGCAAAGTGATTATCCAGATGTTGCAAAACTATGCGATGTCAGGTTACACTATCATCGTATGCTCTGGTCGCTCTGATGCTTGCTGTGGCGAAACAAAAGAATGGCTTGATGAGCATGTTGGTGGGTGGTTTTACAAGCACCTGTACATGCGTCAGGCTGGTGACTTCAGGAAAGATAATGAAGTTAAAGAAGAAATCTTCTGGACAAACATCGCAAATGAGTATAACGTAGTCGCAGCTGTAGATGACCGTCCTCAGATGATTCGCCTTTGGCATGAACTGAAGATTCCAAACGTCATCGCTGTTGCTGATCCATATATCGAATTCTAAGGAGAATAGAATGCAATACGAATTAGGTCAAATTGTTGAAGTTGTTGATAATACGTGCGGGCATAGCTTCTATATCGGTCAGAAAGTTATCATCAAAAAGTTTGACGATGATAACAAAGTAGAGGCTGCTTGGAATCTTGATAAGACTGATTTCTGGTATCTCGATGAAGATGATATCGCACCATGGAAAGGAGAACTTCAATGATCAGTTACACACTTGGTTTTAAAACCACTCATGTTAACGTCTGGAAGTTTCCAGACGGTGGGGTTGGTGTGAATATTAACACTGGTGATGCTCGACTTGACTTTTGCCGACAAGAAGTTGAGGTCAACATTCACTTCGGTGAGATGAAAGATCAACGTGGTAAAGATGTGAACATGAGTGATCAGATTATTGCTCTCATGCAAACTATGGACGCACTTCGTCGCCACTTTGTATATGCAAACTTCACTCTGAACATTCCTTACCTGCCATATGCACGTCAGGATCGGATTTGTAAGGTTGGTGAGGGTCACAGCCTGAAAGTATTCGGTAACCTGATTAACAGCATGGGTTTCGATTCTGTTGTTGTATTCGATCCACATAGCAGTGTTGCTGACGCTTGCATTAACAATCTGCATGTAGTAGATCAGTATGCTATCTTTGGTCAGATTTATACGAGCTTCCACGATGTATACATTGTTGCACCAGACCAAGGAGCAACAAAGAAGTGTGAAGCATTTGCAGAACGTACTGGTGCCGCTGGTGTTATTACTTGCATGAAACACCGCGTTGGTGATACAGTTCAACTTCGGTTGCTCGATGAGATTCCAACAAGCTTTTGCAAACTGTTGGTGCTGGATGACATTTGTGATGGTGGACGCACATTTATTGAAGTTGCCAAAGTGATTGAAGAAAACACTGTGGTTGCTCAACTTGATTTGGCTGTGACTCACGGTCTGTTCACACAAGGTGTTGATGTTGTTGCAAAACCCTTTGATACCGTGTATACTACGGACTTCTTTAATAGCGACAAAAACAACAGTAAGGTGGTGGTGATTAAACGATGATTAAACAACTTGCTGGTGATGAATCTATCAGTGTAGGATTCATCGGTGGAGCAGTGAATGTTCTTGTAATCAAAGAGGGTTATGGTGATAATGTTCGTAAGATCACAGTTTGCCTTGAAGATGCATCAGAACTGGCTATCACACTTTTGGATATTGTAAGGGAGAATACTTAATGAATCTTTTTGCCCCGTTTAACAGCGACGGTTATAAGCTGGCCCACGCAGCAATGTATGCTGAAGGCACTGATCTGGTCTATAGCAACCTTACACCACGTTCTGATCGTATCTATCGTGGTTCTGCAACTTCTTACTATGACGGTAAGCTGGTATTGGTTGGTGTCCAAGGTGCATTGATCGAAATGGTAGAGAACTGGAAAAAGTTCTTTGATACCGAGAAGTTCATTGCTATCGCTCGATTCAAGATGCTTTGTGATAACTATCTTGGTCGTGATGCAATCAGCACTGACAATCTTGCAGCATTGCACGATCTTGGTTACCTGCCGCTTGAGATTAAAACCCTTGACGAAGGTAGCAAAGTTCCAATGGGTGTTCCGGTACTGACTATCAAGAACACTGTGAAGCACGCTTACTGGCTGGTGAACTTCCTTGAAACAACCATCAGCAACTTGACTTGGAAAACAAGCACTGCCGCAACTATCGCTACCGAATACAAAGCGATGATCAATGACTATGCGGTTAAAACCGGTAGCCCAATTGAAGGAACTGCATTCCAAGTTCACGACTTTAGTGCTCGTGGTATGTCCGGTCCTGAAGATGCTGCACGGACTGGTTTCGGTCACATTGCAGCTGGTCACTTGGGTACGGATAGTCTTGGTGCAATTCTGTACGCACAGGAATACTATGGTGCTCCTGACTTTGTAGCCTGTTCGGTTCCAGCAACAGAGCACGCCGTTGCAACAAGTAACATTCTTCGTATTGAACGTGAACTTATGTTTCAAGAATACGTCTTCCAGAATGAAGAGCAGCGTGCAATATACACCAAGATGGCGAAAGCTGATGAAGATGTTCGACTGATCGCAGAAGTGATGTTTCTGTACGAATTGAACTCCAAGTTTCCAACAGGTATTCTTTCGTATGTAACTGACAGCTTTGACTTCTACGGAATGATTAGCCGTGGCCTGCCATACATGAAAGACGTTATCATGCGTCGTGAAAGCAATGGTGTTGTACCGGGTAAATTGGTTATTCGTCCTGACTCTGGTGATCCACTGCAAGTGATCTGTGGCACTGTTGACATTATCAACCTTGATTGCACTATTGATCAGGCGCGTGACTGGGTAGAAGATTCATTCTATGACATAATTGAGCAACAGAATGAACATGGTGAAATGGGTGACAGCGAGTATGAAGCATATTTCCGTGTTGAAGGTAAAGTGTATCGTGCAGTTTGTTCTGTAGAGTGGAATCGTCACGACAAACAGTTCTACTATATTGATGGTCGTAAAATTACCGTCTTTGAAGAAGCTGATCTTACAGCTGAACAGAAAGGTGCTGTGCAAGTATTGTGGGAAGAGTTCGGCGGCACTGTTACCGAAACTGGTCACAGACTGCTTGATTCGCACATTGGGTTGATCTATGGTGACTCGATTACCACACGTCGATGCCTGTCGATCCTGAAGCGTCTGGAAGAGCAAGGGTTTGCATCTGGTAACGTAGTGTTCGGCGTCGGCTCCTACACTTACCAGTGTGTGACACGCGACTCATTTGGCTTTGCGGTTAAAGCAACTTACACTGAAGTAAATGGTGTTGGGATTGCAATCTTCAAAGACCCGAAGACTGACAGCAAGAAGAAATCTGCTAAAGGTCTGTTGCAAGTAAGCCGCTCGGCCACAACTGGCGAGTATATTCTAGGAGACGATGTAGCTTATCAAGCTGAAAAGCTTGGAGAGTTGAAAACACGTTTCAAAGACGGTGTGTTCTACAACTTGACTACGATGGATGAGATTCGTTCTCGACTGTGAACATGACCCCGCTTCGGCGGGGTTTTCTATTGTCTAAAATAAAGCTTGACGTATCAACCACTTCTGATAGAATAGGCACATCAAACAAACACAGGGTCATCAAATGAAAGTAAAATGCGTCGATAAGAGCACTCCGCGTAGCGATGGTCAACCCGGAATGCCTACAGGACTTACAATCGGTAAAGTGTACAAGGTTGGTGAAGTTCTCAATGGTGGTAAAACCGATCAGTATTCTATCATCAACGATGACTTCAGAATCGCACGGTATAGTCAATGTCGGTTTGAAGTTGTTGACGACACCCCTGTACGAGACCTGAGAACTGAGTTCAACTGGTTGACAACAGAGTTGCGTACTCGAATTAAAGAGCTTGAAGCTCAGAGGGTTTGGTGATGACAAAGGCAAAGAGTATTGTAGGTGGATGGATGTGGTATGTGGAAACAGTTAAGCAACTGTCAGGCAAACAAGTTGTTTACAAAGAGCTTATGAAACAGTACAATACAGGAAAGACACCTGAAGAAGCCATTAAAGTACAAGGAGTATTACAATGAATGAACAACTACCAATCGCTCTTGAGCTTGCCATTGTCTATCATGAAGGCCAAATGTACGGTGATGTTTCATATTTGGTCCATCTGATTGAAGTTGACCGCAATGTTGTACATATGTATGCCAATGTTAAATTACCATCTGAGCAGTTCAGCAAAGAACCCGGTGACGAGGTTGACTGCCTTCGTGCTATCGCTTTCCTGCATGATATCATTGAAGATACAGACTGCACCTGTGATACACTTACTGAACTCGGTATTTGTGTCGATGTTGTTGATGCTGTCAAGGCAATCACAAAACACGAAGGTCAGAGTTACAAAGATTACATCGAAGCGGTTAAGGCTAATCCTCTTGCCTTGAAGGTTAAGCTTTGCGATACTGCCGCCAATCTTTCGAATAGTCTGAAAGATATGAACATCAAGCGTATCAATAAATACACCAAACAAATTCAATTACTCGGAGGGTTCAAGAAGTGAGTGATATGGAATACAATCGAGGTCGTCTTATCCCTACAGGTATCGATCCAGAGATTTACAGTGAGAACCCGGATGAACTAGATGATCTTCTGCATGATAACGGACTCGTATCTATTGACGGTGAAATCTATCAAGTTGAATGGCAGAACAAAAGAGAACAGCTTTACGGTTTCCAGCGTGTAAAACTGAATGACGATGGAAGCATTGACTTCGAGACCTATCACTATAATGGTGGCGGTCACTGGACTGAATGTGTTGAATCTGCACTAGGAGACTTAAAATGACTATGCAAACCAGCAAACACCCTGTACAATACACTCCTGCTTTCAAGTTCCCTCACTTCGATGACGTTGTGGTTAAACAAGAAGCACCAAGTAAAACAATCCACTAAGGAGAACAATATGATGATTGCTGCATACCACGTAACTCTTACCAATAACACATACCTTGGCGTTGCAAATGGTGATAACGAAATTGCCGTGTACGAAGACATCGTTAGACAGATGGCTACAGATTTTAAACCTGAAGACGGTACAATCCTCGACATCTTTGTCTTTGTTGATGGTGAAACTGAAGAAACCGGTTTTGAAGTTAGCGAACGACTCGAAGCTATTCTTAACGCTAACTATGTTGTAAATGTTGGTGACGAGTAATGGACTTCCAATTCACGATGGCTGTTTCATTCAACTCTGAATCTTGTGACACGTATCTCTATCTTGGTCACGGTACATTCGAACACATGCTCTCAGAGATTTCAGACGTGGAAGACTTCGCATATTTGTATGTGAACGATATTGAAACATTCTGTGCATCAGGTGTAATGATTGATGAGGATAATATTCGATACAAGATTAATGCAGCTATCGACTCTGCACGGGAAGAGGAATAAGTATGAAAATGAACGAAGCAATTGAGTACATCACTGACCAAGCAAAACGTCTAGGTTATGCTCATCACGAACTTGAAATGCTGAAGCCTGATATCCGTGAGATGCTGTACAATCTTCCTAATACCGATAAGGATGATCTGGACAAGCTTATTCTGGAAGTGCTGTAATGAGTGATTATGATCGCTGGCTTGAAGAGCCTTACCAAGAGTTCTACAGCGAAGAACATGAAGATGATGGATTTACCGATTGGGATGATGAGCCACCATATTACCCGGAGGATATCGAATATGATTACTATTGAAGTAGACCTGTCGAATGATGACGATATCACCGCAAGGTATTACCCAACCAAATCACCAGAGAGAAATTCCTTCATTGTTCTTACTTGTTGGGAGGACGCCGAAGGTCGCTGTGCTCATCTTACTCTGAAGAAAGATGATATTGACAAAACGATTGATATGCTGCAAACAATGCGTAAGGAGTTTGTGTAAAGTATGGCTGAAAAGAAGAAAGAAATGAAAACAGTTGTGGTAGAGTTCAAAGAATTCACAAGTCCAGACTTTATCCCATACGGTAGTTACTACATTCGAGATGCTAAAGGTAACTACATCTTTATGAAGACATCCGACAGGCTCTCTGCACAAGCATATGTAAATGAGCAATACGGGAAAGGGAAGTATACAGTTATCCCTTCCAAGACAGAAAAGACCAAAAGTCGTTTGGAGTCAGGCGGTCTTAGCTGCACTGGTACTGCTACCAGACGCGGACAACAGAAACGTTAATAAAGGAGAAATAAATGACTTACAAAGCTGGTGTTGATACTTTCGATAAGGTATCTGGTACTCAAGAACTGCAAGAACTGTCGGTAGTCAACTTCATGGCTGCACGCGGGTATGAACCACTGTACGATTTCAATATCGGGTTGGCTGCTTTTGTTCAACCTCGATTTGCAAGCACAGGTAAACGTCGAGTGTCCGTACTTTCAGCAATCAAGATGCACAACGAACTTGCTGAAACCACTTTCGAGAACATTCGTGTAGAACCAAACACATCGTTCCAAGAATATGTGATCAAGAACGAAGATGCGATTATTGATCTGTTTGCAGGCACTACCAAGATTGTCAAACGTGTGAAGCTGTCGTTCAGCAAGAAACTCGGTGTACAAGTTCAATCCGATAAGGTTGAATTCATGAGTAAGCGTGACTTCCAACACTATCGCTTCTTTATTGGTGTCTAATGATCAGACATAAGATGTTGAAACCGTACATGGAATCGGCATATGCATTCTCAAAGCTTTCTCGTGCAGTTCGCAAGAAAGTGGGAGGGGTAGCAATTACCCCTCAAGATGTAATGGTGTATTCATGGAACGGCAGACCAGCACAAGACGATAACGAATGTGAAATCGAAATCAATGGTGAGCTTATCACTCATCCAGAAGTGCTTCACTGTGAAAGCAACTTGGTAGCAAAGGCAGCACGAGAAGGTGTAAGCCTTAAATGCAGCAATGTTGTATTGACACTAAGTCCTTGTCTCCCTTGTGCGAAATTGCTTTACCAAGCAGGTGTAAGTGCTGTATTCTATGACGAACAATACCGAATGACTGATGGTATTGATTTCCTACGCCGAAAAGGCATTCACGTTGAACAATACGAGGTGAACAATGCGGGTAATTGTAACTAAGATTTATGGTGATGCGTCACTGACATTCCACAACAAACAAGGTGACATCATTCACGTTGAAGGTTTCTCAGGTTACATCTCAGGTAAGCATGGTCCTGACAATGGCTATATTCGTAAAGTACCTGTTGCAGAATGCGAGTATTCGTATACGACAGCACTCTTCGACAAAGACTTCGAATACTTGGTGACTCATGATTAATGTGGATGCTGTAATCAATGACACAAAGCAAAAACTCATTGATGAATTGACAGAAGAGCAGATTAATGACATGCGTGTGCAGATTCAGGAGCAGGCACGCAATTTCCTTGTAACCAATCAGGAAGCATACGTCTGTCAGTGGATTCTGCAAAATCCTTTTCTGAAAATTAGTGACTATCGTCTGAAGTTTGTGTATAGTGACACATCACATACTATGTACACCGTCGAAATGGAGAAAATCAATGAACTATGAAGTAAAACTGTTCGGTCTTAACAAGAACGGCACATACAAAGTGTGGAACATTGGAGCATTCCATGTACACGGCGGTGACCTTGATAAAGACGGTGCAGGGTTCACTATCACTCACGGTCAGGAAGGTGGCAAGCTTACATCAAAGACTGAATACGTGAATGAAGGTAAGCAAGGCCGCACACCTTATGAACAAGCGGTGTTTCAGTGTGAGAGTCGGGTGAAAACTCAACTTGACAAGAACTATCGCACAACTAAGGAAGAGCTTGATGATCTTCCTATTCTGGCTATGCTTGCAAGTAACCACCAGAAAGACGGAAAAGAAGAACTTGTCGAAGAAGGTGTATATGTAAGTGACAAGCTCGATGGGATACGCTGTCTCGCCTTCTGTAAGCTCGTACAAGGCGTTAAACAAGTTCTTTTGAAGACACGTACCGGGCAGGATCACAGCGTGCCTCATATCGAGGCTGAGCTTCTTACAATCATGGAAGTTGGTGACATTCTTGACGGTGAACTGTATGTTCATGGTCCAGTGTTGCAAGATATCAATTCGGCAGTAAAGCGTACTGACCCTGAAAAGAAACTTGAAGCAGCAATCAAGGCTCACAAGAAGGCAATCGGTACAGACAAAGAAGAAAAGAAAGCAGCTGAAGTTGAACAGGCTCAATTGATCCTTGAGATTCGACCAAAGCTTGAGTTCCGAGTATTCGATATCATCGAATTTGATGTACCATTTGCACAGCGGTTGAATAACCTGACTGCCTACAGTGCAAAGTTCAAACAAGGTGGCAAGGTTGTTCTTGTACCTTACGGTTTTGCAAACTGCATGGACAGTCTGCGTAAGCTGCACAAAGACGCAGTAAGTCGTGGCTATGAAGGCATCATGTATCGCACTTCACACGGTGAGTATGAAAGCGGTAAACGCTCGACTGAACTGTGGAAGTACAAAGAGATGATCGATGAGGAATTCCGCATCAACGGTACAACCAAAGACAAACAAGGTTATGTCGTATTCACCATGCAGAACAACATCACAGACAACGAGTTCAACTGTGTACTTGGTGATTATAGCTGGCGGTTAGCTGTTGCCGATGACGACTTTGCCGGTCAGTACATGACTGTTTCATTCCAGTCTCGATACAAGAAGACCTTGAAACCCCAATTTCCGGCAGGAAAGCTGATTCGTGAATGTGATGCTGATGGGAAACCATTGGAATGATTAAAATCCGTGAACATAAGAGCAGTAGTTATGCACCACGGACTTACCATAATGCTTCGCAGGGTGTAACGTTGGCTATTGCAGCCGACTTCACCACTGCTGGTGAAAAGTTGACAACCAAAGCTGCCGCTGGTAAGATCGTTCACATTGATGCAAAGAACTTCGCTGAAGAATGGCTCGCAGGTGCTCGACAGTTATTCGCCATGCTTCGTAAACATGACAGTCGTGTGGTTAACGTTGCAGGTAATGGTATTTACACACTTACTAAATACGAAATCACTCAGGTTATGATGAATGACTATGTGCGACGAGTGTTGCATCAGGTAGACCAGCACTGGAAGCTGGATAAAGTAGTTTCAGGAGGTCAGACAGGTGCTGATCTTGCTGGACTTATTGCAGCGGCTAAGATTGGTATCGAATGCGAAGGTATGTGGCCCGCTGGCTACAAAATGCGGTTCGAAGATGGTGTTGATCGTAACCATACACCAGAACAAATTATGGAGATTGTAAATGCTTACGCAGATTAAGCTTATACCACCTACACCAACAATCGAAGAGATGCGTCAAAACGCCATTCGTACACATGAGTGGATTCAATCATGGGAAAAGTTCAAACTTGAGTTTCCCAAATTAGCAGAGGATATGAAATGCTCAAGCAGGTAAGGATCGGTAGCTGCAATCACATTCAGCAACTCGATTTACGAGAATTCAAAGGTCGCGTGTTTTTCGCTACCGACACACATGGTTATTATGACCTTTTGATGGAAGGGTTGTCAGACCTAGCATTTAACTCGAAGACAGACATTCTGTTGTCGGCTGGTGATTGGACTGACCGTGGACCAGACAGCAAGCATGTGCTAGACTTCCTTGAATCAGATTGGATTTTCAGCGCTCGTGGTAATCACGAACAAATGTTCATTGATGCAGAAATGAGTGGTTGGTTCCAACAGAACCGATCTGTCCGCTGTCTTCTTGCAAATGGTGGAACATGGGCACTATCACTGGATAAGGCAAAAAGCAAGGCAATCTGTGAAATGTTCAAAAGTATGCCCCTCGGTATCGAATTGTTGTTGCCACACGGACGCAAAGCTGGTATCGTGCACGCTGAAGTTCCATACAAGGATTGGGATAAGTTCGTAAACATCGATCCTATGGAGCTTGAATGGAATGGTCAGGCAGTTGCACAGTGGAGTCGGACATGGTATGATTACCAACTCAAAGAGCAAGTGGCAGGCGTTGACTTCGTTCTTGCTGGACATACGCCTACAGATAGTGGCGATGTTGAACAACTGGGGAACATGGTATTTGCTGATGCTGGTAGCTTTTTCCGTGATAAGCTGAACGTATTCGAAATCAATTCTGAATTTATGAGGGGAGTAAGTAATGGTCGTGGAATCAATTGAAGGTACAATCGAGGTAACTGAAGTTTTCCGACCAGATGCGATGGTGAGAGATTTCAATACACTCGACCAAGCTCTTGATTTCATCCGGTTCTGTGAACCAGAGATGGTAGGCATTTCAAAGATGTCAGACGGGACATACACAATCGAATACCACCAAAGTGAGGGACTTCAATAATGGCAGCACCAGACATCAGCAAGATCACACAGGGGGAAGGTCAAGACCGTAACGTGTTCAACAACTTCAAACGATTCATTCGTGATGTAAGCAAGTTGACCAATGAGCAAATCGCACTGGCTCACTTTGAAACATGGCACGAGGCACGGCAACGAGCAGCTGACATTCAAGAATAACAACTGCCCCGCTCTGTCGGGGCATTATTGTATCTGGAGAATTAATGAATATTGAATACATGAGCAGGTATTGTGTAAAAGATTGTACGGACAACCCTGACAAGCTGTTTATTTTCGGAGACAATCTGGCAGGTACAGGTACTGGTGGTCAGGCTATCATCCGATATCAGAATAATGCTTTCGGAATTCCAACAAAGCGATTCCCGACAATGCATGAGGGTGCATTCTTCCATGATAAAGATTGTGAGAGGAATCACGTATTAAATGCACTCAGGGACTTGTATACGCAAGGTAAAATGCGTACACTCGTATTCCCGGCAGATGGTCTAGGTACTGGTCTAGCCAAGATGAAAGAGAAAAGCCCATTGATCTATCGTGACATGTGTGATATTCTTCAAACCCATTTCAAAACTAGGAGTTGGCACTGATGTTTAACCGTATTAAAGATGCTTACAAGAACCTGTCTATTCGCAAACAAGCTTGGGTAGTGACAGCACTAATCTTAATTGTGACTTTTGTTATCATTGTACTTTGCTTGCTCGATCCTAAACTTACCCCACTCTACATCCTTGCAGGTATTGCATATTACTGTGTTCGTACCATTCATGGGATGGTAATGAAAGGATTGGCAAAGCGTGAGAAGGGTAACCGCCGATGAAACGCGCAAGCGACAAAAATAATGTGGCTAGTACGCCACTAATCATCAAAAAGGTAACGCCAGTATTCAACTGGGTACAATGTCGATTCTGCCATTACGAATTCAAGCTTGTAAGTGTCTGGAAGATCACACTCACGGGTCATGATGTGCCACCAACATATGTCTGTACAGAATGTTGCTGCAATGAGGAATATGTTCACCATGCCATTAACATGGAAAAGTGGCATAAAGATATGGATGAGTATAACAAAGCACAACCACCAAAGGGGAGATAGATGGATTTGATTAAGCACTTACTTACACGTAAGTATGATCCAACTCGTTATGTCAATCAGGTGCTTGATCTTGAGAATGAAGTTCTGACCGTGTACTTGAGCAATCTTGCCGGTCAATTTGTTGGCTTCCAACAATATCGATCAACAGTCACCTGTAAAAAGACGAACAATGCCAAAGATGGAAGGTACTTCACACACTCAGCACGAGGTGTGAATGCCTGTTGGGGATTGGAAACGCTTGACTACCGTAATAAAGACCTGTACATTGTCGAGGGAATCTTTAAGGCAAGCGCCTTACACATGTTGGGCAATAATGCATTAGCCTTGCTGACATCAAATCCAAAACCAATGCGAAGTTGGTTGCATACACTGCCATTCAATCTGATTGGAATCGGTGATAACGACAAAGCAGGTAAGGGAATGGTGAACATTGTACGTAAAGGCTTTCAGTCAGAGCTTGACTTGGATGAATACAGTCTAGAAGAGCTTGAATTACTATTGAGGGAGAAAAGATGAACGAGCAACAGTATATTAACGCACTATTCGAAGGCTTTCGGTTATCGAATGGCGATGTAGAGATGTTGGTGTCAGGTTTGGCATCATCTTTGTTCCAAGAGAGCAAGCAAGTGAGAGACCTACAGCAAAAGATTGAAGAAATGGATCAGGTAGTTTCGGATAGTAGAGGTTCTGTGTACGTAAAATGCCGAAGCTGCCAAGAATACTATGATCTACCATGTGACTTGTCTGAGTTTAATCGGGATTATTCATACTGTGGTAAGAATGAGTTCTGTTGCCCATGACGCACGATGAACTTTGTGATATCGGCTATCGTTTCTTGAAGCGGAATGGCTTCGGTGTTGCCTTTCATGATAAGTTTCGTGCTCTTACACCATCTGGTGAACAGCCTGACGCAATGGGATTCAGGAATGGTACATCTTGTTTGATTGAATGTAAGACAAGCCGTGCAGACTTCCTAGCTGATCGTAAGAAGCGATTCAGGAAAGACCCAACAATGGGTATGGGTGACTGGCGATTTATGATGGTTCCTCGTGGATTAATCACTGTAAGCGAACTTCCAACCGGTTGGGGTTTACTCGAAGTCAGTGAAAAGGGAAGAGTGAACAAAACAACGGGTTGGCCTAGAAACACTCAGTGGGTATTCGATGCTCCATTTAGTGGAAGTAAGGTGAATGAAACTGCTTACATGTATTCTGCACTACGCAGGATGGAAATCAGAGGTCATCTTGACCAAGTATATGAGGGAATGCCCAAATGAACATTCGTAAACTGATCAACAAACTGGAATCAATCGCTATCATGTGTGGCGAAGACCAATGTGTGCAAATCTTTTGCCCCGATGCCATTGGTTGGTTCGGCGTATCAAGCATGACATATGGTGGCGGTGATGATGTCGTTCGACTTTACAACGATGAGGACATTGATGATGAGTAAGTTCTATTGCACAAGTGGTACGCTTGAAAACCTTTATGGTTACAAGTCACTCACTGGTGATTACGTACATTGGCAATCGCATGAGAGCACGATCACACAGATTGAAGATGCATTTGATCGTGAGCGAAAGCTGTATCAGTCAACAATCGATACCCTGACCGCACTACTAAAGAACCCTCTTAATTGAGGGTTTTACCAATTCTAGGAGAATGAAATGCACGTACCATATTCAATGGATGACTCAGAACCTGACCTATACGGCGGTATGGGAGGGCAACGAGATGACGATTATTATACACCAACTGTTCGGGATAACCACCTAGTCAGGGGAGAGAAGAAATACACTCAGACTCAAGTCAACCAGCTAATTCAGAAACATTTCGAAGCCATTGATAAATCGAGAATGGAAATTCTGCAAGCCTATCACGATGGTTATATGGATGGTCAGAGCAATAAGGCGTACAGATGGTAAGAGAAAATCAAAGACTATACCTGATGGAGAATGACCACCAGCTGAACAAGATTGGAATCGCTATCAACCCAGTAAAACGCCAGCGTCAACTCGAATTGGCATCTGGTACGCACATTAAGATCATTCGTTGCTGGCAAACGACAGACGCCCGTGCAATTGATGTAGAAAAAGGCTTGCATTCTCTGTTCAGTAGGCGTAGAGTACAAGGTGAATGGTTTACACACATCTCAATACCCGATATTGAGTATGCGGGCTATGAACTGACACAATGCAACAACGATGGATCAATTAGGAGACGATATGAATCGATTTAAGGTTGTAGAATACCATTATTCACCAAATGACAAGGTATATCGCATTTATCAAAGACGTGCATTTCTATTTTGGGAACACCTTGCAGAACGATACAGTCTTGATGACTGTGATTCCTACTTTCGGAATCTTCTAGCTGAAGAAGCTCGTATACGGGAAGAGAAAGAACAAACACCTAAACCAAAAATACTATTTTACACATAAGGAAAACAAAAATGAATGGAACGCTGGCAGACATGCTGTGGTTGATTGGCTTTTTATTCTTTGCCGTCTCACTGATTGCAATGAATGTAGCCGACCATCGATATACAAACCTTTGGAGAGACAGGTGGGAATTGATCGCACTTCTGTTTAGCATCGGTAGCCTTACCCTTTGGGGTATCGCAATTCAATTAGCATAAGGAGAACAAAATGATCGTTCATCGCGAATACTTGACAATGCTGACCGACCTGCTATTATCAACGGCTAACTCACGGAACTATCTGTGGACAATCGAAAGCAGAGAAGCTTACCTAAATACCAGTTGGCAATTGATTAAACAAGTCGAACGTAAACTCATCGCGGAGGGGAAATGAAACGGACACAAATCAACATCAGCAAAGACAACAAATCCCTTCCGGGGTCACCTCGTTTCGAATATGCTGACACTGTAGTATGGCATGTAGCACCATTTCCTGAAAGTAGCCCATACCATCGCAGTTTTGGGATGTGCGGTGTCGAAGCACAGTCTGTTGTAAGCAACGAACCACTGACAGTTGATCAGTGTATGTACCTCATCACAAGAATTCGTTCACCATACGGGTTAACATTTGAACCAACTGGTCATCGTATCTGCATCTGGCTTGCTGACAATGGTTGCTTCATGTCAATCGGTTTTCACACTCGCAATATTTGGGGTTCTGATGTCGGTGAACTTCGTGAGTGGATCGATATCGCACTTCAAGACGAATTTGAATAAGGAGGCTAAAATGTGTAAGTGTCAAATGTGTGACGATCTACGTCACTTGCGTGAACGTGAAGTGTCTCATGACTTCATTGATAGGTACATGAACGATAGTATAGATGCTGGTTACAATCAGGCTGTGCTTGATGGTAGTTGGCCTAATGCAATTGAAGTGCTAGAACATGCACTACAGCAAGCCAAGGAGAACAAATGAACTACTCAATCCGATACGAATACTTTACATTCGAAGCATGTGGCGACGGCTGCTGTCACGAATCAGAATCGAATGTTGAAATCTATGGAGGACGCATAGACGCATACGAGACAACATTCAGCATTCCATCAATGTGGGATGAGCAAGAACTACGTGAATACATCGATACCAATTACCCTGAATACAGCGGGTTTGTACTTCTACCCGGTTCGAGGTTTGTCTGGTGAGCACTATGACTATTCGTGAGAAAGTAAAAAGAATCACAGACATGCAGAACAGACTCGTATCTGAACTGCAACACCTTCAAAGCAAATGCCCCCACCATAAAACTGAAGGTGAATATGAAAGCAGTGACAGTGACTGTTTCACTAATCGTGAATTCTGGATCAACGTGAAATGCCTAGACTGCACTAAACGTTATATGATCGATAGCGTAAAGGATGAAGAACGCTATTACACATTCACAGGCAAGGTTGTTAGACGATGAGAAAACAATGTCCTTGCTGCCTTCGTAAACGTGTAGGTCCAATCAAATCCAGACACCGCAATACAAGCTTTGTAGAGAATGCATCAAACTACATGGTAAGCTGCGTACACTGCATTGAAGAAGATGACCTCAACTACGCTTACATGTGGGCAGAGTATTACAACGGAACCGGTGTGGGCGGATACTCACACTGGACAGACTTTATTATCTGTCGGCAACCTTGGAGAAATGTATGGAAGTGATTTGGGCCATACTGTTCGCTGTCTGTGTATTCACATACCTGATAATCAAAGCACTGGAGAACAAACTATGATCGAAATTGAAAGAAAGTACCTAGTTGATGCTAGCACGCTGTCAACACCATACATTGAAGCGAAAGAGATTAAACAAGGGTATCTAAGCATTGACCCCGAACGAACTGTTCGTGTGCGTATTCATGGCAACTTAGCTTTCATCACAGTCAAAGGCATTTCATCTGATGACGGACTATCCCGGTATGAATGGGAAAAAGACATTGAGGTTGATGAAGCCGAAGAATTACTAGCACTCTGCGTAGGCGTGATCGAAAAGACCCGATACCTTATCATGTACGACGAAGAGTATTGGGAAGTAGACGAATTCCATGGTGACAACGAAGGATTGATACTCGCTGAAATCGAACTCAGAGATGAAGACCAAAAGGTGAGTAAGCCACCATTCGTAGGCAAGGAAGTGACAGGCGATGTCCGTTACTACAACTCCTACCTGATCAACAATCCGTACAAAGGATGGAAAGAATGACCAGACGTAGCATATCAATATCAGCATTAGAAATGGTAGGCTCAAACCTGTCACCAATGACACACCTTCGAATGCTTGGACTACCAACAGTCTTCAAAGATAACGACTATGAAGTAGACTGGACACGAGTGAAAGATTACCGTGCATACCCAAGCAAAATGTACGACATCTTCTACATCGAATGGTCAGAGATTACACCGCTAGAAGATTACGACGACTATCAATCAGCTATCGATGACGCTCATCAAATGCTTGAGAACATGAGACTCTACGGAACAATCGATAAACCAAAAGGAGAAGACAATGGTAGTGCATAAGAATGTTACACTCTGTACATCAACCGATTGCGACTGGATCGGCCTATACCTCGATGGTCAACTCTGGACAGAGAAACATAGCCTTTCTAATTCAGACTGGATAGAGCTAATCACATATCATTACATCGAATCAGTAACTCAATACGAAGTAGACAACGAATGGCTAGAAGACCAAGGAGGAACATTCCCCGAACAACTCAATGACATTCCAAAATCAGCACTATCATGACTTTCAATTTCGACATGGACAAGATCACTAAGTCAATCAACAGTGGCACCATTTCATTTCCAAGAAAAGGAATGACAGGACAAGAACGAATTGACTGGATTCGACTGAAGTTAAAAGAACTAGATGCACAAACTAGCCCCTCTCTGTAGGGGCTTTTTCATTTTCCCCAAAATCCCAAACCCCCATTTTTGGAAAGCCCAATTTCCACCAATGACATATTCTACCCCGATACACAATCCCTCCGCAACACTTATCTTCCCGAATCTACCAGCGGTATTTCTAGTGGGTTTAACGCCCCGGACTTGGACGAATAGAGGGGGTCTATAAGAATCTCAAAATCCGTAGAGACAGGCTATCGGTCCAGATTCAAATCATACTCATGTCATTCTGTCAACCACTATCATCATATAGCTGAATTGGCACACTCTTTGCTAATGCAATTACTATACCTGCCGATTTAACATAATAACAGTTATGCGTAGAGCAATATGCCCTCCCTCACTAGGGTCAGACTACATTTGATTGGGGATTGAACATGGCACGTTGATTGCTTACCGCCTGCATTGCACAGGCATACACACCACACTGATCAGCATACGCTGATGATCAACGATTGTACAATATATCTTTCCTATTAGAATGATCCACTCAATAGGATTCGATAATGCATATGAAATGTACATAAATGCGACATTTACTGTCTGTTCGACAGGATACTATTGACATAATGAGAAAGGGATGCTTAGCCAATAGACAGAAATGTCTCATTCTTCGACGAGTATTCACATATACCAGAATAGGCTTATTACCTCATAAATGAGGTGAAATGGTTATACCTTGTGGCTCAAAGCCACGTAATATAAGAGTTTGATTAAATGAGGGTATTACATAGGCTATGCCTATAGGATGGTGTCTTATACAAAGACAGACATGATAGCTATTCTGTACCTTGTACAGAGCTAGGATAGGATCAGGGGATGCTTCCCCTGTAATTGATCTGATGTAGAGTCTGTTATTCTGTCGTTCACGACAGTGCATTATAGAAGGTAGTAGGAGGGGGGTTTACTCCCCTCTCTTTCCTATGTTATTCTATGCTACAGCATAGTAACACCTTATTACTATGTACTACGTACATAATATACATTCTTTCTAATACTTTGGTGGGCTTGTCCCACCTCTCTCTATCACGTCCGGGGGCAGCCCCCGAAGATAAGAGCATTTTATCGTGAAACAGTCAGTTCTGACTATACCCTTTTGGGACATAAAGATACAGAATAGCGACATGCTGTCAACTGATTTTATAGAATTGCGACATTCGTACATAATTGCGACATAAAGAAAAGCCTCTTCTGTGAGGGGCTTGTTTGGTTACTTCAAGGTTTCAAGCGGAGTGAAACCCATGTCACAAAGCAAAGAATACACTTCTTGCATGAGCGATGATTGCTCATGCTTTCCAAAGGCTAACCAGAATTCACGACCGACAGCATCAGCAAACGAATCGTATTGAAACTGGCAATCCATTCGGATTCGATATTCATTTGCGGCAGTTTCCAGAATCTCGCCAAGTTTTGTTGCTGTCGTGATATCGATCATTCCAAAGTTCCTTTGTGTGGATTGGGCGACCTATTCGCCCTTTCCTTGTTTAGCATTGTACCTCATTTAGAGAAGGTTACAAGCTTTATTTTCAATCGACATCATAGCTGTCGAGGTATTCTTGATGTTCATCGGATGCGTGTTCTGCACATTCGGCAGAGCAATATTCAAGCGCTTGACCGTCGCTGTAGACATCAGCCTCATAACCGGTCCCGCTTGTGAAAGGGGTATTACAGCATGGGCAAAGTTTAATCATGTTCTTTACTCCTTTGAGTGTGTGGGTATTCTATCAAAGCAATACCCTCATTGCAAGTGTTTATTTAGGCTTTCATGAACAATTCGAAAGCAGCTTCACGGCGTGCAGTGCAGATTTCAACACTGTCATTCAGTGTGACTTTCTCAGCCGTACCAGCTTTGATACCAGCCACAAAGGTAGCGAATGATTTAGGTTGAGTTTGTTTGTTGAAAGGGTTTGCTTTGTAGACACCCAAGGAACCAGCTTTGTAAGCGTATTCGAAGATTTCTTTTTGAGTTGCCATTTTGCTGATTCCTTTAAGCTTGTTTGCTTTCGATGGGTTCATTCTACCTGATTTAGAAAAGTAGTCAACAATTATTTAGAGAATTATTAGAAAAGTTTAAGACCCGCTCAAAGCTCCTATAACGCGATTTCAGCAACGTTTAGTCGCACCCCTGATGCTGGTATGTCTTTTGTCTTAAAACAGCGTACCAATAAGCGTGCCAACTTTAAAACTATTTTACTATGCTATTATCATGCCAACTCTAAACAACAGGCAGGTTGCGTGTTTGTCTCGTGCCTGACCTCACACCGTGAACGGCAGTTCATTACCGTGTTGATGCATTATACACAAATCGCAGACAAAGAAAAGCCCCATTTAAGGGGCTTATTCAATCATTAGGTTATTCTTCTTCGGCGGGGAATTCATACCCATCATCATACAAACCTTCTTCTTCGTCTGCCTTTGCTGACTCAAGTGCAAGAAGTTCAGTGATAACGCTTTCATACGCATTCAAAGCCAGATGCATACCATCTGATGTTTGTTCGTATTTCCAGACCTTATAGTCATTCTCGCCCTTGTAATGAAAGACGAAAATCTCACAATCGCAGACAGACATTTCAACGGTGTTTTTGGCGATGGTTTCTTTAAAGAGAGTTGGCATTTTCTAGCTACCTTGTTCGGGTGGGGTATGCAGGTATTGTACAGCGGTCTTTCACCCGCTGCAAGCTTTTATTTAGACCATTTTTCAGCCAAAGCTGCATCGCGAGATTCAAAGAAATTGAGGTCAGTCTTTACCCATATCTCGGCAGTGTCAACGTCATCGCCAAACTCTTCAGAGCGTACACGACCAACATAGCCAACCCAGTTGCCATAGGCATTCACTTTGATTGAACGTTTGGCTTGCTTCTGAGTGGTGTTGGTCATGATCTTTACTCGTTATCGTGTGGGTGTGACAGCATTGTATCAACTATCAACACCTGATGCAACAACTATTTTAGGTCAAGACAGCTTTCCAAGTTACACCCTCACCCTTCGTCACCTTGCAGAATTCTAGATATTCTTCCCAAGTCATGACAATTGGTTTTTGTTTGTAGTTTTTAGGCAAGAGATTTACGATCATGACCTTGGACATTTTGCAATACCTGATTAGGTTGGTGTAGGAGCATTCTACCAGTGCAGAACACTCCAAGCAACCTGTTTATGAAACTATTTTCGCAATCATACCTTGCGGCATAATGAATTGAATTGCGTATTGCTGTGCATCTTCTAACAGCTGAAAGCTTTGGAATTCCCACTCTACAGCAACACCGCCTGAATGTGTGCTAACTTCAAAGGTCGGAACGTGTAGGGCTTCCATGCCCGCTTGTGGCATAGTTTGGAAGATACGGGCAACCCGGTTATGATCAAGGTTTTCATTGCTGAATGTCTGTATCTTTTTCATGTTTTGTCAACCTGTTTGTTTTACTGGCAAAGCCCCAATTAAGGGGCTTGAGGTGGGCGGGCTGGTTAGGCTGTCAACATTGCTTCAAGAGTGTTTTCGAAGCATTCAACGCACTCGGCGGTATCCCCAAACTCAACGCAGTTGTAGGTAGCAATTTCGCAAAGGTCTTCGAAGCAATTTGCGCTATGGACGCCAGAAGCCAGAACCTTTGCAACGTTGGCGTGTTTGGCGTAGGTAGCCATTACCGCTTCGATTGCTTGGTTGAATTCTTGGTTAGTCATTTCGTCTTGCTCCGTTGTTCGTTTCGTTAAGGTCATTCTACAGCATTTAGAGAAGGGTGCAAGCTTTTTATTCAACTATTTTACAGTCTCCACACCCGTCGCATTGAAGCACAACAACAGGACCATAAGTTGTCCGACCTTCACGAATAACGATCCAGTGGTGTTTATGCTTTGGTGGCATGTCCCACACACCCAACATTACAAACCGAAACAATCTATACATGTCAACCTCAGTTTTGTTTGCAACGTTTGCCGTCATAAATGAAAGCACCGCCTTTGCCTTCTGCACACATCTTGACGCTCAGGTTATGCATTTTCAGATCATAGGCAGCATGAGCTTCTTTGCGTGCAACGTTGTCGAGGTGATCAGTTACAAGGCTTGCGCTAACACCAGCAATGTATCCAAGACAAACAATTACGAGTGCGATGCTAAAACCTTTCATGACTTTGTACCTTGTTCAGTGTGTGTGGAAGTATTCTATCAAGGGGTCACACTGTTTGCAACCCCTGATTTAGAAAAGTTTTAAACTTTATCGAAAATCGCAGTATCACTGAAAGCACCAAGTACACGAACTTTGTATTGCTCGCCATTGATAGTAACAAGTTCGCCATTTTCCAGCGGGGTTTCAGATGCAAGGCGTTCAGATTCGGCACGGTCTGCATCAGTGTAGGACGCTTTAAGGGTTGAACCGCTGGACATTGCCCACAGAACACCATCACCAACTTTTTCATAGTCAAGCATCAGAGAACATTTCATCACACGTTTACCGGCATTCACTTGAAAGGTGTTCAGTTGGTCAAAGTTGCCGGTAGTGATGTTCAGAGTTTTCATGTTCATTTCCTCGTTGGTTAAGGCTGTTTGCCTTCTGATGTGTTCATTCTACGCCATTTAGAAAAGCGGTCAACACTTATTTTCAATTATTTTAAGAAATAGTTGGCACGCAATTTGACGACAATCTTTCTCATTTACAGACTAACGTCCACCCTCCCTGTTTATCTCCGGGTTCGCAACCCCGCCACATCATGGATTGATTGTAGCACAAACGACAGGCAAAAGAAAGCCCCATTTAAGGGGCTTTCGTGTCTTCTAAATACCGCTTTTTCATTTCTTCTCGTTGTTCGTCTGTCATTCCCCCGTGGCTCATTTGTTACCCTCATCTAGCATCCTTTGATACTTTGCCTTAGTTGCATCCTTTATCTGACCTAGTTGGATAAGAAGTTGTTCCTTATTGATATCGGTTAAACAGTCGCAAAGTTGGTCACCTTCGTTAGTTGCCCAGTAACCATACCAGCAACGATGTTCACGGTAATAGTAAATAACAAATGTCATGGCATGTCATCCTCATCGATTGACCGCGTGTTAAGTTCGTAAGTTTGAACTTCTGTAATTTCTTCAACAATGTTATATAACGCCAGTGTTTCGCTAAGCAACTTTCCATCAGTCCAAACACGTTTGAACTCTTGACTATGGGCAACTAAGTTAATAGATGCATCGCGGCTGTTAGTTGCAGTATCAATGATATAATCGTTACAAGGAAGTGCAGAAGCACACAAGGTTAGAACAGTTGCAAGAATCATGGTAAACCCTTATTTGCTGGATTTGTCAAGCCATTGAACAAACAACAAAACGAAAATGAAAGCAGTACAAGTGATAGCCAACCAGTCTACAAGATTCATTTAGATAACTCCTTTCGTTGTCTGTCTGTGCATTGTACAGGGGCTTTTCAGCCCCTGCAAGCTTTATTTAGAAAATGTAGTTCAGACCGTTGTGCAAAAGGTTCGTGCCTGACGTGTTGCACACTTCAACAATCTGACCTCCTTGATAGTAGACGACAACATTGGTGTTAAGCTCTACCCTGTCATGTACATAAAAGTCAACAATTGCCCGACCATCTTCTGTCAGTTCAACACCTTTACGGAATTCAGACCATGTTCCGAAGTCTTCTAGCTCAGTGTCTTCTGACCAATCTTCGCAGACAGTGACGCGAGCGATGTTCATAGACACATTGTCGGCAGAATCACCGCCACGGATACCGGGTTCAAGCTTGATAGCCTTGGTCCCGGCAGCACGAGCGGCAGCACCTTTAATCATGTCGCATTCCGCTTGAGTTGGTTTCCAGATACCCATTTAGAAAACTCCTTGGTCGATTGGGCTTTATGCCCTTTCATGTGGTTCATTTTACACCAATCAACCATTGATGCAAGCTTTATTTTCAATCTTCTTTGATGAATGGCAGCCCGTCGCCTGCAACACGTTTCCCATCAATCAAGAAAGGAAACCAGCCGAGTGTATCATGCCAGCGCCAGTGTATGACAGTAAATTCTTCAATCTTGTTTTTGTCAAGCCGTCGCATTGTTTCGAACTTATCGCGTCCAGCTTCTGCAACCGCTGTCGTGATATACCCTTGTTCAAGTAGTCGAACGCGGGCGACTTTAGTTGCCATGATTAGTTCGTGTTCATCAAACACTGTTGGTCCATTCATTACATCACCCCGTAGAATCGTTTAACAGCCTGTTTAATAATGTCCGTTACTTCTGTTTGCCCCCAGTCAGCACCGCCATAGGCAACCCACTTGCCTTCTCGCCAGTCAATACGCAAGATGTTATGACCTTTGCGATTAGCGATATAAACCCGGTTATCATGACCGCCTAGCAAATGACCTTGTTTCAAGGCAGCACAACGAAGACCATAACGAATCTTTTGCATCATGGTCGGATTCATCAGACTAGTAATGGTTATCATGGCACTACCTCAAAGTTGATACGGTTAGTTTAACATCGGACGATTAGCGTTACAAGCCTTTTGATTCAAGTTCAGCGATGTGATCTAACCAATATTGAACACGGATTTTAAAGCAGCCCGGCGTGTCATGCCCAAGCTTCGCACGTCTGCACAAACTGGCGTAACGTTTGTTTGAACGATTCAACATCACCATAAGACAGCCGGTGCCCCAGTTGTGAAGCTCTGGCATGAATGTATCGCAAACCGCATCATGTGCCGTGTGGTATTCGTCCGTGTGGAACTGGTAACCTAGCACGTCCAGCATGAAACCCTTTATAGCAAAGCACATATACTCGCTTTGATTGCCCCCGTTGTATTTTTCCTTATTGACATAGTGAGACGATAAGGCACCACGTATAATCTCAGAAGCTTTCATTTTGTTTTGTTCCTAGTTGGTTACTGATAGGTATTTTGCACTAGTCTACTGTGAAGGTCAATAGACTAGAACAATAATCTATTAGAGCAAAACGTCAAGGTATTTGTAGGCGACGGCAAGTTCAATGGTTTCCATGTCCATATCTGGCACTTGTTCGCTGTAGTCTTCACACTGTGCTAGAAATTCTTCGGCAGAATCACCATCAAGAAAGATCGACGATTCTTCATCGGCACGAATGTCAACCCAAGGCATACGTTTATCAATGTTGACAGTAACGTCAGAATTGCGAGTGTAGTCGGCTTGTTGCTGGAGAATGTCTTGAAGTTTCATGTTTGTTTCCTCAGTGTTTCGCTTTGATGTGTTCATTCTACATCAATTAGAAAACCTGTCAACAACTATTTTCAGCTTTTTGCAGACAAAATAAAGCCCGCACTAGGCGGGCATTTTCAAACTAGACGTTGTACAAGCTTTAGACTGTCAAGGTGTACACTCTTTTCCTGATCATAGCAAGCCCAAACTGTAGAATCAGGCGCTACCACAATCAAGTAGTTATCGTCAATAACATGGTAGTCTTGACAGTTAGTCAACAGACCTTGACCGATTGCGATGTTTGTTGCATTTAGAAAATCAGGATGTTTCATGCTATCACCAAAATGTCAAAAGGATTAAAGACCAACCGCAAGAATCGAACCGTATTGAATAATCAGCATTACGATTGCTGTCAGTATAACACCACCGGGCAAAGCGAGCAAGTATTTCATTTTGTTATTCCTCATCATCGGTTAAGGAAGGTGTTTCCCTTCCTCTTAATACCAATTTTACACTATCCCGGTATGGTGTCAACTCTTTTTCAAACTATTTTCACTGCCACTTCCATCTGAGGAAGCAGGAACTGTAAGGCATACTCTTGAGCCTCGTTCAACCGCTTGAATGGTTTGAACTGCCATTCTGCACCGGTCCCGCCCGTATGTGTGCTGACCTGATAAAGACAGCCTTTAAATTCAGGGTCTTCTGATTCATAAACAGTTGCTTGACGCACTACAGGTGCCTTGTAGTTTAACACGTTCGCTGAATAAGTCACAAGCTTAATCATTGTGCTGACTCCAACTTAACAGGAAGTGTGTTAACCCAGACAGTGTACTGACGTGTTCCAAGCTTCTTCTGGAGCGCTGTAGTCATTGCATCAAAGACAAGATATGGTAGCTTAGAATCTTCCCACTCATCGCTGATAGACGCCTTCAGAGCTTCTACAGAGAGCATTTTTGCACGTTCAACCAGTGCCTTCTTGTGTTTGCGGTATTCACGTTCGTTCATTTTGCACATCCTAAGTTCGGTTAAGAAATTCGGCAGCTACTGCGAACAACTTTCTATCGGCTGTCGTTACATTTATAGATTAACACACTGTGAGTCTTTGTCTACTACCGTTCGTCGCCTACGTTGTCCAGATGGTGGTCAATCAGGTGCCTTGCATCCTCAAAGCACCTGATTGTATACGAATCAAAAACACTTATCCAGCCTTGACGATAGAAATAAAAACTGATAATGCCACCGGCAAGGCTCATTTTAAAACCGCGATACTCTACCATGTCAACCCCTTAACACACTAAGCGTATGGCTACAGAATGCCCGCCAATACACTCTAGGCGGTCTGCCAGTAAACGAACCATCGTTCTTTGTACCCTTGCGACTTGAGACAATACCGACGCTCTCAAGCCTTATCAGTTCGTTACTGACAGCTTTGATAATGTCAAGCTCTGACAGTGTGTGGTGATCGGCTTGCAAACCATTGCAAACATCAATGACCGTAAATGTCTGTCGATTGCCAGCAATCCAAAGCTTGACACACTGTCGAATAAAAGACGTTTGTTGATTCCTTAGCCTGCACATACTAACCCCACCTATTTCATTTTGTCTATTGCTTTCATAAGTGGTTTGTCCTTGGTTATTGTCAAACCACAAACATCTGATTCAAGCATGGCGTACATTAGTTGTCTAAGATCAATGTCTTCAAGGTCGCAAGCCTTTATTTGACTTGATTCGCCATTGTATCGGTCAAGCGTTATTATTACTTTCATATTCGCACCTTATCAATTGATTTACTAACAGCACCCAATCTAGAGTGCTGCTATAAAGCAACTAAAGGATTACACAAGCGTCAGAGCCACCCATCGCAACTAACACCCAATCAATTTGATATGCAATATCTACGTCTGTTGCATATATTGTTGTTAATCCAGAGTTTGGGTATAACCTGAAATACAAGCTCATTCTTCGTCCTCTTCTTCCTCATCTTCGTCCAACTCTTCTTCGAACTCAATATCAGAATCGTCTTCACGTTCCAACTGTGATTCCAGTTCGGTTTGGATACCCGATTCATAATCGTTTTTGCCGCAACGGAATGCCGTAGGGTCAGCGTCAACCAACAAAGAACCAGAACCGAAAGTGTAGCCACACACTTCAACGTCACCGTAAATCTCGTTAAGGATTTCTTCGTACTCGCTATCGGACAGAGTGACTTCACCCCCATCAACGTCCCAACCTTGGAAGCGAGTAACGTTTTCGGCGGTCCAGAATTGTGCTGCTTTCATGATCTTTTACCCTTTGGCTTGAGAGGCTGTCTTGCCTCTCTATGTGGTTTATTCTATATCAATTAGAAAAGGTTGCAAGCTTTATTTTCAATCTTTTCCGTAAATTTTCATACCACAATCAACGTGAAACGAAGCAACCCATATTTCTTGATTTTCACGCCAGCACATGATTCCATCGCCCATTTCTTCGTTGCACCAAAAGTCAATACAGCGTAACAGATAACACCCTTTATATTCACTGTCCTTTGTAGGTTGACGGTTGACAATCTCATATTGATTGCCACCGGGCAAGTGAACTAGAACTGTACCGATTTCATGTTTCATTGTCAACCCCTTAGACAGTAGTCCAGCTACCATCCCACTCTTTACCGTTCAGGAACCAGACGCCTTTCTTCTGGCATACAGATACACCGGGGATGCCGTTCAAACGTTCTTTAGTGGTTTTACTTGACCATCCGCCGTTAGACACTTCCAGTTTACCATCTGGAAAGCGACGGGCGATGATGTTGTCGTGCAAGTGAAGGCTAGAAGTTCCAGACTCACCAACAAAAACAGAAGTGTTATCTTTGTTGAACTTCTGACCGTTCATGAATGCATTGCAAGCTTCGACAGTGATTTTACGAGCCATGATCTTTTTCCTTTGTGTGGTTTGGGGCTTTTCCCCTTTCTTGAAACCAATTCTACAGCATTTAGAAAAGGCGTCAACACTTATTTTCAGATTATTTTATCTTTCTACAGATAGTAGAAAACCCGCACTAGGCGGGTCTCTATCACCAATCTGTCAAGGTTGTCAAGTGTCCTTTAACGAATTTAATCATCATCGGATAACCAGTTAACTTGAACGTGTTATCCCATTTGTCAAGTAACATAAACAGTTCGGCTGCAAATTGGTTAGAGCTTGACAATTCATCAGGGTTTAGGTTTTCTTCCCTTTCCCATTTGTCGTCCGGGTCATATTCGTCGGTCTCTACCCATTCGCAACCAAACGAGGCGCTACCCATTCCCATACAATAACTCTTTGCCCAAGGATGGGTCAATATTACAGCGGTAGCGAGTCGTTCAATTT